ATTTGTTTTAAGGTCGTTGATTAGGTTTTGGATTTGGTCTATTTGTTTTGTATAAACACCAGGGTCAACTATTTTCTCATCACGGGTTGCATTTCGGCTCCAACTTCTCCATTGCTTACCATAAATTGGTCCTAATTCACCCCACTCTTTAGCAAACTCATCGTCTGTTTTGATTTTGTTGATGAACTCATCCATTGTTAATGGTGTTAATTTATCAGAGTCACTAAATAACTTTTCAATGTGGTCTTGCATTCCCATGATATCACCACATTTATATCCATCAATAATTTCATTAACTTTTTTTGTGTAGTACTTGAACGCATCACCATCCCAAATATGACAATCATTATCAACAAGGTATTTGATGTTTGTATCGCCTCTTAAGAACCAAAGTAACTCAGTAACCATTGTCTTCCAAGCTATTTTCTTGGTTGTAAGCAATGGAAATCCTTCAGACATCTTGTGTCTTATTTGCCTGCCGAAAACAGAAATCGTACCCGTACCTGTTCTGTCCTCCTTTTTAACTCCTTTATCGAGGATATCTTGAAGGAGATCCAAATACTGTTTGTCTAGGTTATTACTCATGCTATTCCAAATTTTTGGTTACCTCTCCCTCAACTTCTGGAAACTCATCTAACAATCTGGTGTGAATTATCTCATACCTGCCCAATTCTATTTTCAGACCCAGATTTTCGTTTGAAAGAGAATCAACCTGGTAAGAAAGTTTTTGAACTCGCCCCATACAGTCCCTTGTTACATCATTAGTACAAGTTTTAGAACCAATCATCAATCCGATAAGACATGTGATCGTGCCAATGATTACAGTCTCAATAAAATTAAATTTCCTCATTGTTGTAAAATTACATCTTATATCCTACGTTTTCCAGATTGCTTCATAGAATTTCTCATTATCGAGAAAATTGAACCTATATCTGTGTTCTCTCAATCGGAGATTAATATTCATTTCCCTTCCCCTATGATCAGAAAATCCTGCAACCTCACGAGAAACCATCGGCCACAAGACATAGTTATTAATGGAGGGATTGCCGGTTAAGAAATGATCCCATTCACTGAGTGATCTGTCCTCTCTCATTGATAAGTCATCTAGCTTCGGCAATAGTGATTTCGAATAAATCCCGAAATTAGCTGTAGACGCCCGTCCTATTGGCTTCGCTACCACATCGTTGATAATTTCCAGCTTGGAATAGAAATAATGGTTTCCAAATAAAACATCCCAATCTCCTGGGATTTGCTCCCATATCTTGTGGAGATGCTGGATTGCTCCTTCAACCAAAAATGCATCATCCTCCATCACGATAAAGGTCTCATCTTCTGCTTTTCCTATACAAGTTTTGAAACTTTTGAAAATAGCATCCTGGACATCTGAGGTTTTAAGTGCATCAAATCTGACCACGTCAAATATCTCAAACAGTTCTTGATTCATGCTTTGGAAACGAATCCATCTGTCTTCTCTCTCTGGGAGATTCAAAACATAGATTTTCCGTGGGTAGCTCTTACTATTAGGAATTTGCTTCGTGTCGAGCCTAGAGATATCAAGTTCGTCTGTTGCTCTATTTAGTTCGGAGAGCCGTCTATAATCGGGTGATCCGACAGCTAACGGATTATTCATAGTCTTCCCAAATAGGCAAGTCTAAATCGTACTCCTCATCGGATTCTTCCGTATAATCCCAGGTAAATCCGTTCTTCTTAAAAATTTTCAGGCAAGCAGGATAAGAACTAGCCCAAATGAACAGCGATTCATCCGCTAATTGGATAATTTCCTCATCCAATTCTGCTATGAAATCTTGAAGATCGTCTTCTGCATCCTCGGAGATTTCAAGGTCCTCGATGTAAATTTCTAGTTTTTTCCCTTTTTGGTTTTCTAAAATCTCAACAAGAGATTCTTTTAATTCGGTTGGTATCGGTTTAAGGGATACTAGCTTCTTTACAGAGATTAATTTTTCTTCGTCTATGTTATTTTTGCTTATTAGATCTAAAGAAATTGAATAGTCAAGTGGCATAATTACCACTATCTATCTCAGAAAAAATTTTCAATTTTTAAATCCCGATATGAATATCATCTTTCTGATATCTTTCCAATTCGGATTTTAAAAATTCATCAAAAACTTGTTTCTTTTTAGCAACTGATTGTCTGGATTTCATTTCAGCGAGAATCCTCTTCAGGTTTTCGACGATCGAATGGTTTGACTTAGGCGAAGATTTTTTGGACATATTTTTTTTATTTTATCTATCCACAAAGTTCCTCGTTTTGCACCCATACGGCAAAAAAATTATCTCAAATTGCCAATAATTTTTGAGATAGTTAAACATTTCTGATATTTCTCCCAAGTTGTTTTTAGAAACGAACAATTTTCATATTCTTCTCTTTCCTCGTAATGGGTAATCATCATATAAAAAATCTTTTCCGCATAAGGTTGGATAACCGGGTGCATCCAAATTTTGATCCCTTCGGATCTCAGCTTAGCTAAAGCATCTTCAAAAATATCGACGTTATCCATTTTTGTATTTAAGATGTGGGAAAATGCTAATCAGTTCTTTACACTTTTCAAACTCTTCAAAGTATTCCAACATATGCAAACATTGATTGGCATTTTCTAAATATGCACTGGTCTCCTGTGACTTTACCAAATCGATATAAATGTCAATAGCATCCTCGTATATTTCTCTCTCCTCAGGTTTGACCATGCTATCATTATCTTTATGTTGGATATTTATCTACTGACTACCGACTCTGTCCTGGAAATATTTCTCTAGAAAAGGCTTCGGATAGAATGATATTTTTGATAGAAATGGGTAGGAATTCGGGTCTTTGGGATTCCCCCTTTTCCAGCTTGAACCAACCTGTTTAGCCTTACTGAAAATTTCTTCCTCAAGCTGATGACTGGGTGGATATCCTAAAAAAATGTAAGTTTCTATCCAATCTATAATTATCATTTTAGTAAACCGTTACATTAAACCACAAGCCAGTGACACCGCCGAATGGGGCAACGTCCTCTGTACTGAATCCGGTGGAATCAAAGGTCGTTCCGCCGGGACCTCCCGAAACGGCCTGACCCGTAAAAATAGTATTACCATTGATGGTAAGGTCCGCAAGGCACCCGGCAAACATAGGATTTGATCCTGAGATAACAACTTTCCAATATCCGCGAAATATGATGGGGTCGGCGGAAGAACTCACGTCACTCGGACCGTATTGCCCTCCTCCAGACATTGCCTGCCCACCTCCTGCTAAATACTGGTAGGAAAAAGTAGAATCCCACAGTTCAATGTTCACATTCACATCATTGAGATCCGGAGGATCTGGAGGTGTGGTTGGTACGGTTAAATTATTCGTGATCTGAATATTGACCTGAAATGTTCCCTGATCGTAAAAATAGGTAAGACCCGAATAATCACCCATTTCGTAATTATCCGTCTTATAGTTTGTTCCATAAATCCGGTTATCACCGCTTCCCTCTTGTACCCCCCAGTTGTTGTCTGATCTGGAATTAGATCCATTGGGTCCGGCAAAATAGGAGAAAAAAGAGATGTCGAGTAAACTCAGAGCTCCTGAGCTGTATGCCCCATTGGCTTCAGCCCAAATATCACTAAGTTTAATATCCGAAGTTGGTACAGCCATATCTACAATTTATTCGGTCTCCAGGTTCCGGAGATTCTATGCTATTTATCGGAAAATTTAGAAATCAGAATTTTATCTGAGCATTTCGAAATTCCTAACCGGAAGATATAGTTTCTCCCCTGGAACATCATCATAATGGCCCAATAAAAGGTGCTCCTTCTTCTCATTCAAGAATACCCCTTCTACGTAATAGGTCTTACGGGAAAAAATGTCTCTCAATCTGTCTCCCTTTTGGATACTGAACGCACCCATCGGAGCTACGGTTACTTGCTGTAGATTAAAAAAATCTTGCATTTTATAAAGGTTTAGTAGGTTTAAGTTTATGTAATAGCTTCTTTACTTCTGCGCACCTCTCAAACATTTCTTTCAATTCGCACCATTTTAGATAATTGGTCAATAAGATTTCGAATTGATTTTTTTCGATAATGGCTGATGAGCCTTCTTCTGGATTAGAATCAGGCGGAACCATGTTAAAGAGGATTGCAAAATTGTGATCGTTGATAACTGCTGTTGAGATCTTGGAATATATGGATTCCCATAATTCTCCCTGTTCCTCATCGGATAACTCTGGTCCGAATTCTAATTCAGGAGAATCGTCGTCATCTAGATCATCAAACATTTTATTCTCCTTGCAGTTTCGAGTTTTTAATGGTAGCAACGAAATCTGTGTAAGTCATCGCTTTACCATTGGTTTGTTGTGGAAGTCCGAAAGAACCTCTTTTTGTACCGAAATTTTTCTGATCGTACCATTTAACGAATCCGTCATCGGTCATGTGATCACTGTGAGGATGGTTGCCCTCTCCTGCTTTAGAATAATCGGATTCGTATCCTTTATTCTCTTCTTGTGTGTTATTTGTTTCTTCCATTTTATTTTGAAAATAAGATCATGAGTAATTCAATGGTTAACCCGGTTAATGCACCGAACAGAATCCAAAGTGCTTTATTAACCCCGCTCTGCCATTTTTTTAATGAATCAATATCCATTAATATTCTGTCGTATTCGTCCTCCTTCTCTTCCTGTTTAACGATATATTTTCTGGCTTCATTAACCTTCACTATGATACCGTCTTCAGGATTGAAAAGTTTCTTTTTTATTTCCGAGATGTCAGACTTTAAGTCTTGCTGGGATTCCTTCACATACTTGATCTGATTGCTCATAGATTCCAATTCACCATTAGGCAATTTGCCCTTCATGGTTTTTAGCTCTTCAAGGATGTGCTCTAATGTGGTCGAAAAATTCTCCATCTAGGAAATGTTATTTGTAGATGTCCTTATATATCCTCGATTTCCTTGTCAGCATCTTGGACTGAAATCCCTGGGAGACCTTCTAATACTTCATATAGATCCTCAGTGGATTCAATTAAAAACTTCCCATAAGGTAAATTCCCCAATCCCAGAATTTTATCCTCAATTATATCGCATTCAGAGTTAGCTAGAATCTGACAAAGCTGAAGATGGTGGAACGGGGTATGGGAAAAAATGTAAAAGTTCATTCTTTGGGTAGTAGATACGGATCTACGATACTCGTTAAAACAAGGAAAAAATCATCGGATGCATCTCTAATCAAGAATTCTTTGGGAGATACTGACCCGACTAGTTCATACTCAACGCCGTCATGGACGAATTTAGACCCTAGCTGTTCTGGCTTGATCATCGACTTTCTGATCCATTTGTTTTGATTCCTAAGAAAGAGGTCGGCGTAGTACTTCAGCATTCCATCCGAGGGTTTTTTAAATTTACGACCGGGGTAATTTTTTTCTTCTGTCATATTTACTTCTTAATGTTTTTAATGAATAGCATCCTTATTTCATGTCCCAGTTCATAATCATTAGGTTTCTCCATCATAAGATTGTAGATCTTTTCGAATAGTTCTAATTTTTTTTCTGTGGGTAATTTAGAGTCTTTCATGTCACGTTTTGGCTAATTTTAATAATCCTTTCTCCGAATTAAAGCAATGCAGAGAGGTAATATGCATGGTAAACCATCCTGGTTTTACATCTTTCCACTTTTCTGGGTCCTTATCCCTAAGGATATCCAAAGCCCAATGAAGTTTGCGGCAGGCTAAATAGATGTCATCACGGAAGTGTCTGATGAAATCACATGATCTGATGTAATAGTTAATGTGCAAGTGATCTCCTCTCCGAATAAAGTGCCATCCAAGTGAGCAAGGAACCCTTTCTCCGTGGACAGATCCAGTGTCCTCAGGGAACCACATGGGGAGATAAGCTTGCCTGGTATAAGGTTCTTTCTCTAATAGATCTAATACATCGTAAAAGTCGCCATAAGCGAATCTGATTCCATTGTGTGGCTGCTCGATATGATCGCTCATTAAAGATTCTGAAAATTTCTCTCCGCCGAATTTCGGCCAGATCCTTTCGGGATATGTGTGTGAGAATTTTTCATCCTTCTTAAATTCAGCATTCTTCTTTTGGTTGAATGGCCACCATTCATTGGACGGAGGAGGATTGTAAGGAATCCCGCTAACTCTTTCAGCGAAGTGATCATCCGCCCATGGCAGATTTGGACGTACCTCTTTGACCAATTCATCAATAGTCTCAGGAACCACAAATGCAAAAGAGTGATTTAGCTTCTCCCACATCGAATCTGGAGCATCAACGCTTTGCCATTTTTCGGTTCTTACTTCATAACCGTAATCATACATGGATTTTTTTGTCCAGGTAATTGCATCTGACGGTTTCTGGAATGTTTTGGTCATATTTGTTCTAGCGTCTTAATTAATCTTTCGGCAGTTGCTGGGTTTGTTGCCAATGGTACATTATGAACATCGCAAAGCCTTAATAACATTTGTACATCAGGCTCATGAGGATGTTTCCCTAATGGATCTCGAAAAAAGAAAATCATATCGATCTTTCCCTCTACCATCATCGACGCTATCTGTGCATCACCTCCCAGAGGACCAGATTTTACGCACTGGACATCCAGTCCGGCTTCTTTTACGAACTTACCGGTGGTGCCAGTGGCAACAATCTCTGTTCCGCTGCTTTTAATTAATTTTCTGTTGTGCATAAGAAAGCTCACCATTTGAGCTTTCATGCCATCGTGTGCTATAATAGCAATTTTCATAAAGTGCCAAAGGCAGCAGAGGATAACTCCTCCAATTGTGCTAAAGAAAATGCTCCGACGTGACGATTTACAACTTCACCATCTTTCAAAAAGATCAATGCAGGAATTCCCCTGACATTATAGCTTCTTGCCAAATCGCCCTCTGTATCAACGTTAACCTCTTTACAGGCGATAGCGGGATGGCTTGTAGCGAAAGATGCAAAAGTAGGTTTTGTTGCCTGACACGGTCCACACCAGTCGGCCGACATTTTCAAAATTTCAAAATTATTGTTCATTTCAAGTATTATATAAAAAAGTTGATAAAAGTTTTCTTTAATTGGCTATTCTATATAGATCAAAATTTCCAGGGCATTCTTTATTGGGGAAATAGTATTTTCTCACCTGACCAGTCTTAGTAAAAGTAATAGTTTTTGTAAAGCCGTCTGGAATATCTGCACCGGTTGGTAAAAGGTTTGGAGTAGCATCATAAAAGGATTCAATTTTAACTTTGATAACTTCGGTTTGAGCCCAAGTTCTTTCCTGCTCCTCTAATTCTTTCCATGATCCACGATTCAATTTATAGTGTTGGAGTGCGCAATTTAAATAAGAAAAAGTTGAAAGCATTAAATCTCTTGATTGGCAAAAGCTAGCAGCAGGAGCAAAATGCCCTTTATCATAATCATTATTAGCATAGTCTGGATCCAATGAAGTGATGATACCCTTCTCTGGGAAAAAATCCATTCCCTTACGGGTTGCATTACACGGGAGAGACTCTACCTTGTAGGTTAGAACCAAAGGTTGCTTTTTCTTTTGGCTGTAGACAACCTCGAATGATGGTCTTACTACAAATGTGTCTTTCTGTGCGAATAGTTGAAGATGCAACAGCATCCCCACGATAAAAAATAGGTTTCTCATAAGTTAATTTAATTTGTTTTATTTTTCTTTAGCTGAATCATCAGCTGGTTTACCAGGTATAGACTTTCTATATCCCAAAAGACCAACTCCAATCGTGATAACCAAGATGGATTGGGTCAAAATATCTACTGTTCCGCTGAAGAACATTTTATCGAGTGATCCCAGCAAGAAACACAAGGTTCCAATAAGAGAAACCACGATTCCAACGGTTCCGCTTCCGGATGTTTTTCCGTTCTCGTTAGAACACATTTCTGCAAAGGAAAATTTACTAATGTCAGGCATAATTAATTTATTTTTTCTGTTATTTATCTAAAAAATTTAGAAATTTATCTCCACACCGAAAGTTAAGAAGTCTGTAGATTTATTTACGAAGGTTTCCTGGATGTATGAATATCTTGCGGTAAAATCAATCATTGAACTCAAAGGCATGCCTAGTGTAGTATTGGAGATAACGATGTAATCACTCAGATCTTTAATGTTGTGTTGGACCATCAGATTACTTTTGAATTTAACCTTGCCCTTGTTTTTAACCTGAACTCTGAAAGAATTTCTAACTTTTGAAAATTCACCTCTGGTAGTAAATTTCGTAAGCTCAAACAAACCTCCGTCGCTTACTGAAAGGGATAACCCTCCTTTTTTGACTAATTGTTTTTCTAATCCAACTCCTCCCATGATTCTATTATCGATACCACGAGCTAAAGATTGATCATTTTGGATGTTCATAAATCCTTCCACAGGACCCCAGTACAATCGTTCTCTGAGTGAAATCGAAAAGTCTCTCGAGTTGACAACTTTATCCTGACTACCATAATCGAAATTGATGTTAGTTTCAAAAGTGTTTTTAGAGATGGTGTCTGTGTATTGAAAATTGTAAAGAGCTGAGAACTGATTAAAATTTTTAACGTTACTTCCCTGTGAGTAAGTCATGTTCAAAGCGTGCTGGGAAAATAACGCCAGCGGTAATAAGAATAATGTAAGAATCCCGTATTTCATAATTTATATATCCGAAATACGGGATATCCTAGTGGTGGATCCGCGGGGCTCCGACTCCCCGGTCTTGCTCGACTCCATCTGAAGAATCATTCACAGGCTTAGACGATTTTTCTAAATCGGCAAACTTCACAATTCCCTTATTTTAGCAGTTCGGTTTACTGAGAACTAATCTTCTGCATTCTATTGGGTTAGAATAGCACCTCTTGGTGGATTTCTGTTCCTGGGCAACCACCGGCCCTTTGCTTATGCTACGAGAGCTTCAGCACCAACGAAAGACATTGCATCTTCGAAGGTCATTGTTGACGTTTCGCCATTTAAATTTTTGTATAGGTGATTAAAGAGTTTCCGATACTAACTCTGCCTGCTTCTCCAAACTAGATATCGCCAATCGATTCCAATTCGGACCCATATGTTAAAGAACTTACTGCTCGATAGCAGCTAATTTTTTCGCTAATTTATCAACTTCTTTCCGAAGAGCAACGCTATTTTTCTCCGGCCATTCAATATTTTGTGTTTTCCAGAAATTAATCGATCTTATTCTGCTCTCTTCTTTCTCCTTATTGAACTTCTCCTCACTGTAATCGTAGTTCTTATCTGCACCCCTTGAAACAAGCTCTTCCCAGCTTGGCCAAACGAAAGCATCTTTCTCTTTTTGCTTTAGCGCAAATATCTCATCATCTTTATAGGTCTTCGAATCTTTTACCCTTTTATCATTTGATTCAATTCTTTTTTCAAAACTCTCAATCTCATTGCGAAGTTTTTCAGCAGCTGTCATTTTTTTGATTTTCTTCTGGTACTCTTCTGCTAGCTCGTTCTTCACGGATTTGGGTAATCTAGTTTTGGTGATGTATCGATAGTGTAACCTTTGGATGTTGTGACCACCTGCGTAAATCACCTCAGTACTTAAAGGATACTCTTTTTCGTCTCTAACAATTATAGCGTCAATTTCCAAATTACCTTTAGGTGAAACACTGGTGCCAATTTCTTTGAGTTTATCATCTGGCTTAGTGTGGTTACCAATCGATTTAACGAGGTCACTGATAACTGTCAAACGTGTTAATTCCTCGTCGTATTTAGACATTGGTTTTTCAAATTTTTTCTGAAATTGTTTCTTTATTTTTTCAACAAGATCATGAATATCAGGATCAATTTCGTCCAATATCTTGGATAGAATATTATTCTTCGGTATCAAGGAGAAATCCTCAAAAAGCATTAGGTTCTTCATCGTGAATTATATATCACAGCCAATCATAGCTAAGTGAAGCCACCTGCCTCGCATATTCGTTCACGACTGGACGTCCCGTATTGTAAGCTCCTGCAGCAAGATCCCATCTTCCAAATCTCTTCTTGAGGTATTTCAAGATCCTCATCGATGTTTCGACGTTATAATCTATGTCGTTCAAAAGAAGAGAATCTGAATATTTCTTTGGAGCAAATTTACGGGCAGACCCCGGCATGATCTGCATAGCTCCAAGAGCTCCGGCAGAAGAAACCAATCTCCATTCATAATTTCTATGATTGGGACCTCGATATCCTGTTTCCCGGTATGCAAATGCAAATGCAATTTCTTCCGGGACATTGTATTTTTCGGAATATGTCTTCAGTGCGAAATACATTCTAACTGAAGGAGATTTCCAATCGATAGAAGTGGGATCGTTAATACTAATAATGTCCTTTTCCGCACGGACTTTCCATACGAAAGAAGCGAAGATCACAGCGAAGAATAATATGATTATTTTAACAAATTTCATTTCTTAGGAAAATGTAAAGAATAATAATCGTAGATTATCATTCCTATCGTATCATTATAGATAGTTATTTTGTTTTCTTCCCTATCCATAAAAACCAATTCCCCTCTGTCGTTGACAGACACGGAAACTGTTGTTCTACCTTTGGTCTGGGGGAACTTGTCTTTCTTGGGGTTTAAACCATCGGAAACCTTATCGTAATTAAGTCCAGCGTAGAACGCAATGGTCATAGACGCAATAAGAATAACCAGATTCCAGGTCTTATTAAGACCGGCTAAGAAAGATTTTTTGGCTCGAGCCTTGATGCTCAATCCAGGGAAAAATTGTTGGTTCTGTTCCATAAATTCTTGATATTTAATTATTAACTATAACAAATATCAAAAAATGGGCCGTGAATTAAAAAAGAGGGAAGTTTTTTTCTATAATTAAATACTGATCTTAGGATTTGTTGTTTGAAAATCCTTTTTTCTCATGATTGTTTTCATTTTGAGATCAAGTTCTTTACTCCTAGGATCATACTCTATAACGAATGGAGTATTGATGTCAGTTCTCATATCTTGAATAACCGCTTCCGCTTTAACTGGCAGCTGAGCGATCTTTTTTCCTGACTTGGAATATGCACGTTTAAATAGACCTATTAGTTCTGCTGATGTAATTGGTTTCTTATTTCTCTCGTCGTTGATCCTGTCCTTAAAATGCTTACTAAACTCAACGTCCAAGCCAACATCCGAAAATAATTTATCAGCGTAAGTCTCGACAGTTTTGATTTCCTCGGGGGAAAGTTTTTCGTTTAGAGTGTTCCAAGATTCAAAATTCATCATATTCATACTCTATTTATCTCTGCCAAAACGCTTCAGTCAAAACTGGATATATAATAGCTATGAAGAACCTTAAGATATTCGAAGATTTTCTCAACGAGAGCGACAAATATGAATCGTTTTTAGAGCGTATCAAAAAGATGCCTGAAGAAGAGAAAGAGTTTCTTTCGAATGTGTGGATGGATTCTGACGAGATTACCTCAACTATAGCCTCTGCACTTTGGACTTCAGCCAGAACTGGAAACAGTTTTAAGGAGAATGCTTTGAGATTTCTTGCAAAGAAAGGTCTAACGGTTGGTGCTGAAAAAGCATTGGACGATTTTATCTATAAAAATAGCTAAAATTACCCGACCATCATCCGGTCGTTTGCCATCATTGTTTGAACCTGAATAGGCTGAAAATATTGTGAATAGATATCTTTCACGTTTGTTGGAACCGGAACGTAACCGCCAGTCTCGTTGATCTTATGAAGCGGTAAGAAGTTAACCCCTATTTTATTTTCGTCAATTACTTTGCAGACAATCTTGCAAAAGGATTTATCAGGCTCTGTTACACAACAAATCAAACTGAATCTTCCTTCCTCGGTTTCTACCGGATGCGAAAAGTTAATTCCGCTTAAATCTCGGTTTTGGTGAAGCATCATAAGATGCTCTAGAAGTTTCTTCCTAGCGTTCATTAGTTGATTTCGTATCTTGATAATCCGTCAACAAAGTCGGAATACTTCAGCATGGCATTAGGACTCATGATGAGCATGGGAAATGCTTCATCATCCTTGATCGCCATTCGATCAGAAACATAAGATGTGATCTCGTCTTTTTTATCAGCCGGAAAATTCAATTCTTGCATTAAATTTTGAACAATCGAATCCAAGGACTGATCTAGTTGTACATCACCAGAAAACTGGTATGCTTTTTCGTTCTGATCCAGCCAACTATCAATCTTTGATCTGTCGAGGTTTGACAGCTCTAAATTCAAAATGTAGTCGGTGTATTCTTTCATGTGTTTCATTCGAAGACTTGTATTTTCATTTCCTTTGTTACCAGCGGTGTCCATTTTCCTTTATATGTCGTCGCTCTCACAATATGGTTATCTATCCAATGATAATTTCCTCCTCTGGGTTTATTCATCAGTAGATGGTGATATTTATACCCGTTTCCATTTAACCAGGTTTCCGTGATCCCTCTTAGATCTTCGGTTCTGGATGTGAAAAAGGTTATAACGTGTCCCTCTTCATACCATTGGTTGATAATCTCATTTGATCCCGGGTAGGGAAGACAGTGCTTCATTCTTTCCGGTTCCTCGTTCGGAACATCATCCGTGATTGTTCCGTCGATATCGATCAAATAGTTTTTTTTATCCCCCTCTAGGACGGGGCTTACTGTTTCACTCATGTATTTTCGGATTAAAATGCCGGTTAGTTGATAAATTATTCTCCAGCAGAAGTTGACTTACCTAGATTTCTACGGATCAGCTTTCTTACATAGTGGGAGATACTTACTGGAGGCTCACCTGTAGTGATAGACTCTTTTGCGATTCTTTTGCTCAAATCGTTCAGATCTGATCTGCTCAGCAATACCTGGATTTTTTCGGTTTTTTCTTGTTCTGAAGACATGTCGTTAAGATTAATTTTATTTCTTATATATCCAGGATCTAATCCATTCTTGGGTGTAGACGAGACTCATCCATTTGTTGAGCTCCCCGCAGCGATCATAATCTTCCTCCAAGTAAAAAAAATCGAACATCTCCTGAAGAAGATGCATTTTGAGGGTTTCGTCTATACCACGATATTTAACGAATGAATAGTGATTCTTCTGGATGATATCAAATCCATCGTACATATTTTCGCAATAAGCTTCAAAATCCTCGATGTTGAGATCGTCTGTATTGAGCAAATTAATTTTCATCCCTCTTATTTATCTTATTTTCTATTTCGTACTTGACCTGTGCTACGTAGTTGAATGATTCGGTGGAACCTTGTAGTGCATCTGCACCTCTATACAAGCTCTTGATGAATTCCTCATCATTTTGAGCTTTCTCTCTCAGCTTGACAAGTTTTTCAACTTCTGGAAGTATTCTGCGATTAAATGACATTAGAATAAGGCTGTTATGGTAAATAAATTAGGACTGATAGGATTATGACCCATTGCTTCAATGAATCTATTTATCGGATCTAGAATCGTTTTGGTGAATTGCATATCATAGTCAATCGCCGGTGCAAATTCGTATGGGTATGTTCCTTGTGAATAAGCAAAAACATTGCAGTCTGTGACTTTTTTGGTTTTAACGAAATACCATCTGACCTTTTCTCCACTCTGTATTAGCGGGTATTTACTTTTGTATTTAGAATTATTCAGAAGGAAATTGTGGAATCCCGAAGCTCTTACGTGGATAGGACAGCTGCCTGCTACCTCGAGAGAGGTCGAATCGTTGAGTATAAACTTCTCGTAGTTATTAGATGTGATACCTGCAGAAATTCTATCGGGTTCTTGAATCTTGAATTCCTTCTTGATATCTTTGATCTCTTTAACGAAATTCTTTAACTCAAATTTTGAACCATGAGTAAAGATGTATTTGGTTAAGTAAATCAGCTTCTCCCGAACAAAAGGAGGCGTACCGCCCTTTACCATCTCAACACCAGTGAATTTCAATTCTTTCAAACTCTGGATAGTTATCCCAGAGTCATAAGCGAGGTTGACAACGTATTTCTTTTTTCCTAAGAAGATAGCATTGTGTGATAATGTCTCAAGCTCAAAATCCTGGCAGTTTTCTGTGCCCCATTTTTTAGCGTAGATATTCAAGCAATTCTTGAGATAATCGTTTATACGGTACTCGTTTATTTTTAAGATCAAATCCATTGGAGTTCCATTCCAATCACACGATTTGACAACCTCCTCAAAAGAAACATAGTTCGAATCAGTGTCAATGTATATTACTAGAGGTCTAGCAATTCTTCGAACCTCTGTCAGACCAATCTTCTCGTGTAACTCCTTGTCTATATGCCAATGTTCATTGAAATACCTATTGATAATCTTCTCCGCAAACTTAATCAAGTCTTGTCCCTGCAATGTTACAGCTTCCGCCACATCGGGATTCTGACAAACGAAAAACGAGTTTCCTACAGCTCCATAAATCGAATTCATCGTTAGCTTAACCGCCTGCTCTTCGTTCTTCAGTTCATTCTTAAGATTGGTTAGACGTTCTATTTCTTTTCTGAGATCATCCTTTGTTTTTGTTTCCATCTCCATCATGTATTTTATACCAATTACTTTTTATGTTCCTCCACTTGATCATTTTTCAAAAGAAAAGCCTCTATAAGAGGCTTTCCCATCTATGATATCATACAAATTACTTCTGGATTAACCCAATAGCAATGGTGTTTGATTTTTCTTCAGATTTAAAGATCATTCTGTTTTCGTGGATGTAGATAACCGATTGCTCTAAGTCTACATAGCCAAGCTGCTTCTTGTAAATATAGACAACCATATCTTCTTCAGCTGATATGTCCGATGTTCCGATGTTTAGTTTATATTCGAATGACTGACCGGATGTAGTTACGCTTTCTGAATTGATTGTGAATTCCAAGAGTTCTTCCGAATTATTTTCTAATCCGCATAGAGAACCAAGCGTTTCAAAATCTGATCTGTAAAGTCGGAAATTACCGAGCGATTCTTCAGTTCCGTGAACCATTGCTACGATAGCATCTTCAACGTAAGACATGAGAGCTAAATCAGCGCAAACGAAATTGATCTTCATCATGTCGGTATACACCTTCAATGAAGTGGCCACGAATTCTCCATCGGCTTCGGAAGTTACAATCTCCAGATGAACGATGTCTGTTGGCTTGAAATTTTTGAAGCAATCAATGAATCTTGAAACGTCAACCATACCGATCTTAATACGATCGTAATTGCCCGTATCAATAACTCCGTCAAAAACCTGTGATATTGGGGTTTTAACAGACTTCATGACTGATTTATCTGGTGTGTGAATCTTGGAGAAAAGATCTTGGGTGTTCATCTCCAATAATACACTCTTATCAACTGCTTTAAGTTTTCTTAAAAACTCGATAAGATTCGGAATGCTAGTGATGCGTAAATTCATATTTTTTAATTATAGCTATAAGGTTTTAAATATTTTCATCTTCTTCAGGGAAAGATTCTTCCTCTGCTTCTACCTCAGGCTGGTAAATCTCGATTCCGTCATCTGTTACTGTTTTCTCTGTGTAATCTTCCTCTCCAAATAAAGCCATGGCCTTTTTAAGTGCAACAGTGGGTTTTACCGTGAATGACTTCCAAATTTTTTCCTGATCTTTTGCTTCTTTGGTTAATTTCTTCTTCTGGCCTTCAAGCTCCTGTATCTGTTTTTTAACCTCGTTGATGGTGTCATTGGAGAGTCTAACCAATTCAATTTTAGAAAGTCTTCTAGCAATCCAATCAGGATATTTAGAAATAAAGTCTGTAATTTCTTTCGATGTTCTTTTTGGACCAGACATGAATACTAGAAATTCAAGTTTGGCTTTGAGGTAAGAGATTTCGTTAGTGGCATCATCGAGATCCTTCAGAATTCTTTTCAATAGAACACGATTGTAGTGCTCCTTGAACTCGTCGAGATATTCCTTGATTGAATCATACTCTTTGACACCTCCATCTTTGATCAGCACTATATTTTCATTGACTACGATCTGAGTCAATTTTTTGATTTGGGCAGAAACGTAATCAAATTCCTTTGGAGTTATCTTCTTGAAAAGGATTTCAATGTTAACGGTCGATTGGGATTTGTTGCGGATAGTGTACTCATATCCCATCATTTCCAGCTTCGTTGTGAGCTTAATGATAAAGTTATCATATCTCATGAGCGGAGGTAAATCCTGAATCTCTACTGCCTTCCTGGATTTATCTTCCTTAAAATTCCCCTCCAATAGCCAGCATTTCTCAGATCCCTGCAGTTTAGTAATCTTTCCGCTAAAATCTTTAAAGTGTGGCTTGAGCAGCTTATTCTGCCCTTGAATGTATTCCACCACATCCTCTAATTTTCTGGGAAGTATATTTGATCTGTATCCGACAGCGATTCCAACAACATGTGTAACTAGACCGATGGGAAGTTCAGTATGAAGCCAATCGTATCCTCCCTCTTTGTTTTTTTCGTTAAGATCCAGATGTCTGAAAAGAATTTCCGAAGATCTGGGGTTAACCCTAACCGATGTGTATCTTGGAGCAGAAGGGTTCGGGTTCACTGGGGATCCGAAAAATCCATCTCCTTCCAGAATTTGGTGAGAGCATCCGAATGGCCTTGCAAGCTTGGATACTGCACCTGCTAACGATGAATCTGAGTGGTGGTATAATCCAGTTCTGATTACCTCACCTACTAGTCCTAGCGTTTTGTTAAATGTTTTGGGAGCGTGCTGAACGATCAGTCTCTGAACCGGGGTTAGACCGTCGTAAAAATTAGGAATTCCTCTTGATTGTAGAACATACAGAGCATAGCTTCTATACTGACTGTTGATCTGATCTGTGATAGTAATATATTTTTCCACCTATTTGCAATTATGATGGTTTATATTTTATCACTTATGAAAAATTTCCAAATGATCATGTCTGCGATGTACGAAAATCCGCTGCTGCAGAATGTAAGGATGAAAATATCCAACCATGGACTATCTGGAAAAATAATTAGGACATCGGAAAAGTTGAGTATTAATGCCTGGGCCAGTCCTACATAAACTGAAGCGCACATCATACAGGTTACCATGCTTCCCCAAAATGGTGAATTCAAAAGCAAGAATTTTCTCGCCCCTGAAAAAATCGAGCCATGCACAATGATATTAGCGATCGACCAGGCGTTAAATAATAGTATTAGTAAAATCATAAAATTTCTTCTAGTTCTCTCAATTTTGAGATTTTTTCTTCGTTAAGTTCCTTTGGCATTTCAAGAACTATCTTAACAATTATATCGCCTTTAACTCCATTGGAGTGATTTGGCAATCCCTTGCCTTGCAGTCTAAAAATTCTTCCTGGTGCAGTTAATTCAGGGATGTTGAATTTAAAAGACCCGCCAAGAAGATTTGGTATTTCCAGATCCCCGCCAAGGCAAGCTTTAGTAAATGATACTTTCTTATTGCAGATCAAATCTAAATTTGATCTCTCGAAAGTTGGGTGAGCATATTCTTCTATTTTGACAGTTACGTCGCCTGGAATTGTGCAACCTCTAACCCATTCTCCCTTGCCAGTCAAGATGAAGTTCATACCTGGGACAAATCCAGCTGGTATTTTAACCTCTATTCTTTCATTGGCGTGCACGAATCCGTTTCCAAAGCAAGAGATACAAGCGTTGGTAACTATTTTTCCTTCACCTGCGCAATGTGGGCATGCCTCGTCCATAGTGATCTGACCAAAACCCGAATTAATAGACTTCCTTCTGAATCCTAATCCCATACACTGGTTACAAGTTTGAGCTTGTCCATTATCAGCTCCCGTTCCGCTGCACGGAACGCACATCGTTCTTTTTCGGAGTTCGATTTCCTTTTTTGAACCGGTGGCCATTTCTTCCAAAGTCAGATTAACCATGATCATCAGGTTAGGACCTTTAACAGATTTAGATCTTCGATTTCCACCACTGAAAATATCTCCCATATTGAAATTGAAGATGTCTTCCATCCCTTGGAATGGACCCCATCCACTAACGGGATTATCGTATTTTTGTTTTTTAGCTGGATCCGAAAGAGTATCGTAAGCCTCTGTCAGGTCAGTAAATTTTTGATTTAACTCAGGGTCTCCACCAGTTTTATCCGGGTGGTATTGGATGGCTAGCTTACGGTATGCCTTTTTGATCTGCTCCGGAGTTGCGTTCCGATCTACCCCTAATGTTGCGTAATAGTCCTTCATTATTAGATAGTTGATTTTAACCAGGCTTTGATGTCGTCAAAACCTTTTTTGAGTGGTTTAGAATTGAATTTCTTCCATTTTTCAAGAAGCTGTGGCTTGGTATCCAGGATCTCGTTACATACCTCATACTCTTCTATACTTTCTCTGTACTTGATTATTCCGTCACAGAATTCGTCGATCTCTTCCTCTGAGTCGAATATCAGCATGAATTCATCGTCTAGATTTCTAATGCTGATCAGAAATAGGTCCTGCATCGCACGCACAAGATGAGATTTGATCAGCTCAATTTGTGGATGGTCCGATGGGAACCTCGAGAATGGACTATTGAGAAACGGCAAACTCATTGCTTCAACATTTCAAAAATTTTCAGAAATGTATCGTGGTTTGAGAGGTATTTGATTTCTATGCCGTTGGTTTCTAAAGTTTTCTGCACCTCTTCCTCCCCAAAATTCTCTGATAAGATATCGTAATGGATTTTTGAAGTGATCTCCTCGTCGGGTGTCCAAGTTACCTCTTTAACACCTAGGAGTTGTTTTTCGAAATCGTCAAATCTCTGATATGCTTCTTGGATTTTTTCGTCGCTCATGCTTGGTTTTTAAGATATTTTAATAATGCGAGATCTTTCATTTTGACCTCGAATTCTATATCTATTTCAAACCCATAAGTTTCGATATTTCGGCTCCAAATCCAATCGGTGTGTGCAAGCAATTTGCTGCTTTCGTCCTCGTTCAATTTACGGGATTCTGAATAATGAGTGATTGGTGTAATCCCCTCCGGCCATGTAGATATTGAAACCTGCAATGCTTCTTTTTCGGAATGTCCATCTCGAGGGTTACAGAAGTAGTGCAGATAATCAAACGTCAATGGTATCCCTACTTTCTGGTGAACCAATTCATACAGATCGAAAGGGTTAAATTCGCTAGGCTTATCGTCGTTTTCCAGAACCAATCTTTTTCTAACATTCTCTGGAAGCTGTGAATAGGCTTCACAGAATCTAGCTGCTGCAGATTCCTTATCAGGCTTGGTGGTATTTATATGGATATTAATCGGATAGTTGAAATTCTGTTCAAGTCCCATCAGATCCATAATCTCAGCATGTTGTCTCAATTCTTTAATTGAGTTTTTTACAACGTCTTCCCGTAGAGAAGAAATAACACAAAAGTGAGACGGGTGGAATGTTAATCTCTGTTTGTATATTTTAGATTTTGCCCCACACCACATGAGTGCTTTCTTGATCTCCTCGAAGTCGGGAAGATCCGAAAGCTCATATTCCGAGCACCACGGGAATAGATCAGAGCTCATCCGGAACATCATTATTCCATTGTCCCTGTTCCACTCTATGATATGTTCCAGATCTTGAACGTTCTTTAAAGCAAGCTCAGAAGCTTTCTTCAATCCGCCTTCAAGAAAGGTCTTTTTTGTGAGCGACCGGTTGGTGTAAATTCTTTCAGAATCTTTTTTCCCTTCGTTAATGGAAAGATTGATGCAGCAGTACCCATATCTCATATGTCAAAAATAATTAAAAATCGCGATAGGAAAAATTATTTCGAGGATAACCAATCTTTTCTGAGTGAAGAGAACTTACCAAAAGCCATATCCAGATTCTTCGTTCCCTTAGCATCCTTCTTAATTTGGATGAGTAGCTTATCAGCCATCACGTAATCCCAGTCTTGGATAGAAAGAGAACCCAGTCCTTTTAAGTATCTAACCGATGATTTCTGACCCTTGAAATTGAGAAATTCGTCTACGGAATAGAAATACTTTTTAGTTCGATCCCCGATCGTTATAATGGGTGTTTCCATAATATAGATTTTTCCCTGCTCCACAATCCAGGGGAACCAGGCAGTAAACAAATTAATGATCAAGGATCTGATGTGGTAACCATCATAGTCAGCATCTGTAGCTATAACAATCTTTTGGAAAGGACACTCCAATTTAGAGTTCTCCGGGTCCAAATTTAAGATCTGCATCAGTTCCAGAATTTCCTTGTTCGTTGAAAGATCGCCGAGAGATCTGGCATTCTTTATTTTACCCTTTAGTGCATAGACAGCGTCTTTATGCGGTTGCCTTTTCTGAAGGATTGATCCGCTGGCAGAAAGGCCTTCTACGATAAAAAGATTTTCTGGTGATTTTGTCGAGGCAGGAAAATACTTATGCGAAAATTTCACATTGATATTCTTCCTTTCCTTCCTAATCTTCTTTATCTCCTCCGATTTTTTTCTCTGATCTACCTCTTGTTTTATTTCTTTAAACAGAGGGGTCTTGTAGAATTGGGAAAGCTTGTTTCCGAGCGAGTGCAAGATGGTGGTTTCAATCTCTTCCCTTTTAGTGACAAATTTTGTCTTATTCTGATCACCAAATCTAACCATAATCGGTGGCAGGTTAAGAATAAGAATCATATCATAAAAGTGGTGTCCTAAAGAATCATCCAATACTCTATTGATTTGATCCTGCACGATCTTAATATGGACACCGGTACAGATCGCCGAATTTACGAAGGAGATTGTGCCAGAACCTTCGAAAGACTTTGCTAGCAATAATTCGCCAAGCTCGTGAGGATAAGCTATGTAATCGGGAAGGTTTGTATCTATTTCAATTGGATCGCCATCCCATGTGAAATTTATTTTGATCTTGGAAGTCTTAGGATCACTCTGTAAAACTCTTTTCTTCAGAACGAGAGTTGTGTAAATAATCTCCTTCTCCCAAGAGCAGTTATCAAATACATCCGATCTGGGAACGAACGAAACTGCTGTCCCGGTGGAAGAATTTTTTCTCTTCTTAATCTTAGGTTGGGTGGATTCAAATCGTTTCCATTCCTGCTCATACGTTTCGGATGAATTGCTAGTGCAGATTTTGAATGTCTCGCTCAACGCATTCACCAACGAAACACCAAGTCCATTTGTACCGATCAATGTTTCTTCAATACCGTCATTATCAAAATTTGATCCTGCTCTCAACATCGATACAGCGGTAGCAACGTTGCTCATCCCGCTCTTTGAATTAATCGCTGATCCATTCTGAAAGCCGTCGCCAGAATCACAGATTTCAATCATGTTAGTTGCTGAATTCACAGACACATCAATAGATTTCATCTGCTTAGTCATTCTCTTGGCCTCATCCACGCAGTTCGAAAAAATCTCATCGAATAATTTGTACATCCCAACCGAGACTTTTCTATCCTCAAGATGTATCCGGGATCCTTTCAGTATAGGAATAGTTTCCTCGCTGATTTTCACCGATCCAACATATAAGGTGGGTCTGGTAACGATGTGTTCAAAATCTGATAAAACTTTAATTTCTTTCGATGCTTTCTTCATTCCAAATATTTTATTGTGATATCACGATTTTATTTCAAAGAAAAAGGCCGTTGCCGGCCTTTTAAAAATAATGAAGTTATAAGGTATTAAGCTTTTGGCTTGTAGAATACCTCGTCTATTTTCAATGGATCGATGTGAGCTTTCTTGGTGTAGTCACCTTTTTTGTAGAAAGAATATGGAATTGCAATAATTTTTCCACCTTTTCCATCAGCATCTTTTTCAACTGAATCAACTACGAATTCTGAATCGAAGAAGATATTTCTCTTATCGCCGAAACGGTCGATGTCGATGTCGTCTTCTTCAGGATCGTAGCCCTGTGAACGCATTTGTGTAGCAATTCTTTCTCTTTCTTTTCTGATGATGTCCTGAACGTAGTCAGGTGCACCTTTTCCCTGTGTGGGGACATCAGCAACAACGGTGATCTCTTCGATCTCTCCGGCTTTCTTTCTTTCCAAGAATTCTTCGATGATGTCGATCAGTTCAGAATACTTGGCGGTGAAATCTGGCTCAGCAGCACCCGATGCTGACACTTCCAATTCATTGTAAACTGGAATAGCGGCTTCGAATACCTCTTTGACAGAAAAATTTTCGTAAAGGGTTAAGTGTCTCATTCTCTTTATATTTTAGATTAGCTTAGGTTTTTCTATCTTTATATATCTTCGTTTAAAAATTAAACGAGAGAAAAGCAAATATAATAAAAATGTTTAACTTTTCAATGATCCTACCTTACTTTTTTTCGCATCAAAACCTCTTTTATAAAGATCTAAATTTCTGGTGAGTCTTTCTTGCTCCTTAGGGTTCAGAGTTTTGAAAAAATCCGACTCAACTATAGCTGTGGTTTTCTCAATCGAAATCTCTGGATTTCCTGTGTAATATGCAGCTAGAGCATATTCATCAAGAAGTCTCCATTGCCACATTTCAGGCTCTACGAACAAGATATCGGAGCATCCTGGGCTCTTCGTAGCAACGTTTCCGTATGCAAATGCTAGGACAAATCTTTTTTGCTCACGCAGCTTTCGCATCGTATGAAATGCAGCCTCTAATCTTTGCGGTCTATATTCCCATGCTTTTGAATAATGCGTAATAATATCATCAGATGATGCCTTCAATTTTTCTTTAATCTTGGCCATCATATAAAGTGAATAATAAACTTCCTCTTCCCATCCTCCAGCCTCTGCTCTTTTTTTGTAAGCAGCGTAAGCTTTATCGTCTTGCTGTGAATCGCGGTAGCTTTGAGCAAGATAGAACATGTATCTGTGATTTTCAGGCTCTGCATCTAAAGCTTTCTCGAGAATTTTTGCGTCATTTGCATATTTTTCCTCGACAGAAGAAGCTCTTTTGAGCGGGGAGATATCAGCCTTAACGTAGCATCCTTTGACCTGAGCATGATTCTGCTGTTCCTTGTCGGAATGCAAATATTCATGTAAAACACCTTTGTAGCACCATTCCTGACCGGATTCAACGATCTGTGCTCGGTAATATTGGAGTCCGCTCAATTTGTACTTCAACTGGAAGCAGTCAATACCTTCTCCACTTAATCCAGCAAAAGGATTTTTAACGCCATCCTCCACTATAAATTCATCATCCGCATCGATGATCCATCTGAAATCGCACTTGCCTTTTGCAAGTTCCAGCGATTCAGTTCTATTTACTTCGAAATTTACCCATGGTCTTTCGTGCAATTCGCCAGGGATGCCCAATTCTTCAGTTACCTTCTTGATTACGTTGAGCGTATCATCGGAAGATCCTGTATCAACAATCACCCAGTATGAAATGTAAGGAGCAACTGACTTCAAGCATTTTTCAATGCTGTCTTCTTCGTCCTTTACTATCATCACTAAGCAAAGTTCGATTTCTTGTTTTGAACTGTTTGTCGGAACGACGTGTTCCGTGATAACGATTGAATCTGTTTGGTTGGGTGCTAAAGACATATAGAATGTATTGAAACACAGATTATACCGAACAAATTAGAAATGTTTTCGTGTGTACTCAGAAAAGTTTAGGCCTTCTTGTTTTCGGCTTCCGGTTTTTCGCTTGCGATCTTTTTGATCTTCAGTCTTTTGACAATCTTTTCGGAAACCTTTTCAGCATCACCGAGATCTTTAATCTCGATCATTTTCCTGCTCTTCTTATATTGGTCTATTACCGGAAGGGTACGAACTTCGTAATCTTGGAATTTTTCTTCTACAGCTGCGGAATCAAATTTCTTTCCATCTTTCTCAGCTTTCTTTCTTAGACGATTCACAGCAACGTCTTTTTCTATATCAAGGAAAACTGCATGATTTAAGCCTATCCCCATTTCCCCCAAAACCTTATCCAGAATAACCGATTGCTTTCTGGTTCTAGGAAATCCGTCAAAAACTATATTTTTGCTAAGATCCAATGATTTGATTCTCTCTTTCAAAAGATCCATCATTCCTCTTTCTGTTACCACGTTGTCTTTGGAAGCTTTCGTAGGATCGCTGGTCATCAGCTCTTTCACTTTGACCTCCTGAAATTCGTAATCGTTTTTCAGAATTTTTGTGACTGTTCCTTTACCAGATCCTGGAGGGCCTAAAATCACTATAATTTTTCCCTGTGAATCAGGTAATTCTCTCTCAAAAAGAAATGATGAAAAGTCCAATATATTTTTCATATCCAATCTATATATCCACAAAAATCCCCCTCCTGAAAAGAAGGGGGATTTGTGTATTTTAAGCAGAGCAACCGAAGCATTCGAAATCGCTATTCTCCGGTCTGGAGTTTTGCACTATTTCGGGCTTGCTCTCAATCGCTTTGGGTTTTTCTTTCTTCTCGATATCCATCGCCAAATGCTTAGCTCCTGTTGAGATAGCTTTGGTTCTGATGTAATAGGAGAGAGTTTTCAGTCCCTTGCTCCATGAATAGAAGTGAGCGGAAGATATCTTCGAAACACTTGGATTTGCCATGTACAGGTTCATCGACTGTGATTGGTCTATGAAAGGTGCACGGTCGGCTGCCATATCGATCAAAGATCTCTGAGGTATTTCCCAAATGGTTCTGTACTTCTGAATCAAGAATTCTATTCTTTGAACTCTTTTGTTGTAGTTCTTATCCTCCGAATCCAGGTAATTGTTGAAATTGATATTTTGGACCGATCCATCATTCATGATAATCTCGTTTTTCAGATCCTCGCACCATATTCCGATCTTTTCAAAATCCTGAATCAGATATTTATTCACTATCATGATTTCACCGCCAACCACTCTTCGGTTAAAAAGAGCTGAGTGTGCTGGTTCAGTCATTTCGAAAGATCCTGTAACCTTAGCAGAAGATGCGACGGGCATCTGGGCAGTTACCAAGCTATTACAAATTCCGTATTCTGCAATATCATTTTTCAAGCTTTCCCAATCCCACAGGCCGCAAAGATCTGAACTACTCAATCCCCACATGTTGAACTGGAATACGCCTTCGGAAACAGGTGATCCTTTGAAGTAATCATATGGTTTGTATTTGCCACCCTTAACCAATTCGTTAGATTCGAAAAGAGCAGCATAATAGATCGTTTCAAAGATATTCTTGTTCAAACTTTTTGCCTCTTCTGAATCAAAGATTACATCCATGAGGAAGAATACATCAGCTAGACCTTGAGTACCAATTCCAATAGCTCTTTGTTCAAATCCTCCTTTCTCACCTTTCTTGGTTGAATAGGAGTTTACATCGATTACAATATTAAGAGCTCTGACGATCTTTCTGGTTTCTTCAAACAATTTTGTTAAGTTGAAAGACCCTCTGGTTTTATCTACAAAATTCTTCAGAACTAAAGATGAAAGTGTGCAGATGGCTGTGGTTTTTTCATCAGTTGCTTGGAAGATTTCGATGCAAAGATTGGATTGACGGATAACACCGATGTTTTGGTGGTTGGTTTTCCTGTTGGCACTATCTTTTGATGCCAAGTAAGGAACTCCTGTTTCTACCTGAGATTCGATGATCTTGAACCAAACGTCCTGAGCTTTCACTTTTTTACCCAATCCCATTTCAACAGCCTTGTTGTAGTTGGATTCGTATTCTGAACCGTAGCATTCCTGAAGTGGCTTGATACCAGCCTTTAGAATATCGTTAGGACAGAATAGGTACCAATCCCCACCGTCCTTAACAGCTTCCATGAAGTTATCAGGAATCCATAATGCGGTGAACAGATCACGTGCTCTCAATTCATCAGCACCGGTATTTTTCTTGATCTCAAGAAGGTCGAAAATATCCTTGTGCCAAGGCTCGATGTAAATCGCAGCCGAGCCAGGTCTTCTACCCTGCTGATTGAAGAATCTCAGTGATTCGTTGACGATCTTTAGATACTTCAAAAGACCTCCTGCATAACCTCCCGAACCAGCGATTCTGCTTTCTTTGCTTCGAATGTTCGACATGCAAAGACCAATTCCAGCTGCGTCAGATGAATAGGTTGAAATGTCTCTCATTGTGTTCAACAAACCTTCACGTGAATCGCCATCATTATAATGGAGAACACAAGATGAAAGCTGAGGAATCTTTGTTCCTGAGTTGATCATAATAGGAGTCGCAGGTGAGATGAGCTGATTAGATAATGAATTGTAATAATCCGCTGCGCTCTCAAAGGAATCTGTAACCCAAAGAGCAACTCTCATATACATGTGCTGGGGTCTTTCGAAAACTTGCCCATTAGATTTCTTTAGCAGGTACATCTCGTACAGAGATCTCCATGCAAAGTAATCAAAATTGAAATCGTTCTCGTGGTTTACCAAAGCATCGATTTTTTCCGGTCCATAGCTTTGAATTCTTTCGTGGAAGGTAGCATTAATGATACCTTCTTCAAAGAGGACTTTCATAGTCTCAGAAAAACTAGGAAGTGTTTCTTTGTGGAATGAAGAAATCGATGTTTGTGCCGCTAATCTCGAATAGTCATGGTGTGTACCAGTGTACGAGGCTGAAATGTCGGCAATCAATTTATCCAATTGCTTTGTGGTGATCTCACCCTCTGTCGGAACCGAGGTGATGACGGCGATAAAAATCTCGTCTGGGTTAACAGATAATCCTTTCGACGATCTCTTAATTCTAGTATAAATTTTTTGTGGGTTGAATGATGTCTCTTCTCCGTTTCTTTTGATAATTTTCAAAAACATAGTGCTTAATAATTTTTTTTAGAAATCCTCATCGATTGAAAATCCTTCGTTCAGTTTCACCTTCTGATATTCAACGGTGCGACCTTCAAAGAAATTTCCTTTAGTTTCAACAGCAATCTGTTCCATGAATTTGAAAGGATTCTCCACTTTAAACTCTTTTGAACAGTTGAATTTTACGAGCAATCCATCAACGACAAATTCCAAATACTGTTTCATCAGATTGGAATTCATTCCTATTAGGGACACAGGCAAACTCTCTGTAATAAATTCTTTTTCAATCTCCAAAGCAGAAAGTAGAATCTCTTTGATCCTTTTTTCGCTGGGCCTGGTGACACAATGGTTATTCAGAAGATGGATCGCAAAATCGCAATGCAAATTTTCGTCTTTGAAAATCAGCGAGTTTGCGTTGCAAAGACCGGGCATCAAACCTCTATTTTTCAACCAGAAGATGGAGCAAAAAGATCCTGAAAAGAAAATACCTTCAACTGCAGCAAATGCAACTAATCTTTCTTGGAAGGATGCATTCTCAATCCAATTCAAAGCCCAACTAGCTTTCTTTTGAACCGCAGGTAAATGCTCAATAGCTGTGAAGCATTCCAATTTTTCTTTGTGGTTAGAGATGTATGTGTCAATCAAAAGACTGTACATAAGCGAATGGATATTTTCCATCGCCAGCTGGAATCCGTAGAAGAATTTAGCTTCTGGGTATTGGACCTCTCGATAAAAATTCTCAGCCAGATTCTCGTTAACAATTCCATCACTAGCAGCAAAGAAACTCAAAACGTTCTTGATGAAAAATCTTTCGTTGTCAGAAAGGGAATCCCAGTCTTTCAAATCGTTAGTTAAGTCAATCTCCTCCGCAGTCCAAAAGGCAGCTTGGTGCTGTTTATAGAATTCCCAAATATCATCGTATTGGATTGGGAAAATAACAAACCGGTGCGGATTCTCGACAAGAATGGGCTCGGTCCCTGAATAACTCTGTTCCGTCATATCTTTTTTATATTAAATTTTTTTGGATTAGTAACCCCCTGGTCTTTGCTGTCTTTCTATGTTGTGCTTGTTTTTAGCAACATAATAATTGAAAAGAGTTTTTGCGTCTAAGCCGACCGCAAGAGTTACGTTAAATAAGAAATGCCAACGGTCGACTACTTCCATTTGCAATTCTTTTAATTCTTCAGGAGTTAGGTCTGTAAACTTTTTTTCTTGTGCCTCTTTGTGTTTACTCTTCCAGGGTTTCCAAATTGCTGCACCGTGTGAGTGAACACCTCCTAGAGCGTTGAAAAATTCTCTCCACTCGTCCTGATCTGCGTGATAATTCATATCACAAAATGATTTCAATGACCCCAAAGTTTCTCTGATTTTTTCAAAGTCGTAACCGTACACACCCTCCTGAATATTCTTTTGCATAGTTAATAATTCGTTCAGCGTGTCGGTGCTGTTTGAATAGTGATCCTCGATCTCTAAATGAGAGCACTCTTGAAAATTTGTTAAATTTTGTTCCATCTTATTTTCCGTTTTCTTTGTTTTAAAAATGATGTGAGAATCGTTTGGGATGATTATATATCAACCCCATTTTTTTGTCCCCACCCCTATTTGAAATTTTCCAATTCTTTTTGTAATTTGTCAATTTCTAACTGAAGTGCTAACATTTGATCCTTGGTTTTTCTTCTTTTTGAGTATAGATCTTTTACAATCGTGCGGAGAATAGGTTTTTCTTCCTCCCCTCCAAAATATGCTCCTGAAGCAGTTCTTACCCATTCTTCTTTTGGATCCGCTACATTCTTTCCCTTATATGCTTCCGGCGAAATCCCCCACTGCACGATAGCGTTAGGATAAAGTGATGCAAAATCGTAACAAGCTACCCATTCATGTAATCCTACAGTTGGTTCCTTTACGTAACCACCAGCGAACTTGACGTGATTATCATCTTTAGGGATATTCAGCAAAACCTGTTTTCTCTCTAAAAATTTTCTCAGCATCATTACCTCCGTTGACCAGACTGGCGAAAGTGCACGGGATATCTCCACTCCAGTTACTCCGGCAATCTTAAAATACGTCAGCATTGTTTTCAGCTTCTGATCGATGTAGTGCAGAAGAACACAGTCAACCGCGTTATAGAAAATGAATTTTTCGAAGTCCGATTGATAAAGATCTCTAAGACTTCCGCTGTATTCAATCTTCTTCAGACCGATAGCTTTTTCTCCAACGTAGTCCAATCGATTGCTTTCTTTGATCTTGATCACCCTGTCCCACTTTTTATAGATATCGAGATAATCGACCATTAGTAAGTGTTGGGGTAATTGATTCTTTCCAATTAGATATCTGGAAGCTGAAATAATAGCAGGGTCGATATTGAGTCTTTTTGCTCTATTAACCAAATAGGGCCAGTCATATCCGAACCAGTTCCATCCAGTAATCAAAGCCATTTTGGGAGCTAGATCTTTAAAGAACGTATAGAGCATGTCGAATTCTGAAACGAACTTTCTGTATTTGAAACTCCATTCCTCTCCGAACTTTTCAAAATGCGTGTTAAGCTTTTTATGAATCGATCCGATCTGCTCGCTTGATAGATCATCGAGACCCAAGACAATCATCTTGTTCTTGTCCGTTGCTATACCGATACTGAGAACTCGATTTTTGGCGTTTTCTGTGTCCAATGCATCTTTCATCTCCTCAGTAATCTCAACCTCAATATCGACAAAGTATTTGCGAGGATTTTGGTGTGCCCATAGTGGAGCAGTTAATTCCCGATCAGCTTCCTCGAGTATTTGTGCAATGCGGTATTTGTCTAATTTGTTAGACTTTACTTTTTTGACATGGCCGCCGTCCCAAGATCTCCAAACAGGATCTTTCTTGGCGTCATTATGCGGGCACTTCTCCCAGACGAACCTTTCCTCTTCTGGGATTGGAACGTTGATGAATGTTGGTTCCCCCTCTTCGGTAAAAGTAGAAATGTGCAGGTGGTCTTTCTTAGCTTCAATATCAACTATCATATCTGGATACATACATTATTATGAGGATAGTCGAAAGTTTCGAAAATTATGTTGCAGAATATTACATTTCAGCATCGCCTGGATCGGTTGTAGTCCCTGGCGAATGGTATAAAGACAATGTAAATTCTGTTAATTATGTAGATAAGAAACAGCCTCTTCCGATGGTAATTGACCCCATGTTTGAAAAGGATAAAATCTATATCCACCTCGATGAGTTATCAACTAACGAGGACTTCGTCAATCTTTTACGCTCAGAAGGATTGGGTGCTAAGAAGGTTATCGAATTTATTAAAGATTGGCTTTACACCAAGCACCTCTCTTAAGGTAACCGATCGTTACCACCTTCCTGCAAAAAAATATTTAATTTTTTATCGGTTGGAGTGAATCCAAAGTCCCTGTCAACAAAAATTCTCCAGGACTCTAGTGCATATTTACCAACACCAGGAAGTTTTGAAATTTCTTGATCACCCGATGCCCACTTTTTACTCATCTTTACGATGCGGTCGGCTTTCACATTTTGAAATCCTGTCGGTCTGATTATTTCAGCTATCTGTTGGATACCCGTTGCTGATGCCTTTCCAGCATCTGGGATGAGCTTAAACAGATCTTCGAGTATAGGCCTAACCTGTTTATTGTTGGTTTGATTTAATAGTATGCAGACAACGACCATCTTCCATTTATCATGGATGTATTCTTCCTGAATTAGCCTTTCCGTTTCAAAAAAATCCTGCATACAAAAAAAAAGATTTCCACGAAATTATGGAAATCTTTCTTTAATAAAAAGTATTTAGAATTAGAAATAAGTTTGTTCGAAGTAAAGGATCTCGAATTTGTTATTGATATTCACAAGCTCGAGAGCATTCAATAGATCAGAATATTCTGCTACTGATTCGTTTTGGATATCAACGAATTTCTGAATGAAATTGAAAGTTGCTGGATGTGTATCAGACAATGCACTCTGCATCGCTGAATAATTAAGCAATAGATTATATTCAACATCGTAAGCTACATCAACGATTCCAACCAATGATTTGAATTGAATGTTTGGATCTACAGGCATCATCTTAGGAATGATATTCCATTGGGTAAGGTAATCCATCAACATGTTAGCATGCTCCAATTCGTAAGCTGCCTCAGCTTCGAAGAATGCCGCAGCCTTTTTGTAGTTCATATTCTTGCACCAGTTAGCTGCATTTCTGTAGGTATAATGTGCGTTATATTCTCCTGCAATTCTTTTTTCGATCTCTGTTACGATGTCCGCAGGTAAAGTTTTAGGCTTTGTAATTTCGGGCATAGCCACCATACTCAATTCGATTGCCTCGTTATTATTACCTTTGAAGTGCTTAAATGATTCCATGAATTTCCTTGTTTTATCTATATATCAGAATTTACTAAAAAAAAGTCGGCATTAAGCCGACTTTTGAACTTGCTTGTATGAGTGATCCGATTATTTTGATTTGGAGCCTACTTCTTCGAATTCTACATCCTCGAAATTCTCTTGACCCTCTTGGGTCCCGGTTGTACTCGTGCTTTCGCTTTCAGAATTTGGAGTTGAGTAGATACTAGCAGAAATCGCGTTCATCAATTTCATACACTCATCAATTTCTTTTTCTAACATATCGATATTCTCGGCATCTTTCAATTTCCTGATTTCGGATATCTTGTCATTGATTTTTGATTTTTCGTCATCGGAAACTTTGTTCCCGAAATCATCCAAAGCCTTTTCCGACTGCATGCAAGCATTCTCAGCATCATTAATAATCTGGGATTTTCTCAGTCTTTTCTTATCTTCCTCCTCGTTTTCTCTTGCCTCGTTTTTTAGTCTTTCGATTTCCTCTTCAGAAAGCTTTGATCCTGATTCGATCCTCACGTTTTGTTTTTTTCCAGTTCCTTTGTCCAAAGCAGTCACGCTCAAAATACCATTGGAGTCAATATCGAAGGTAACCTCGATCTGAGGGATTCCTCTCATTGAAGGTGGGATATCTGTAAGCTGAAATCTTCCTAGTGTTCGGTTGTCTGATGCCATGGGGCGTTCTCCCTGTAGAACGTGGATATCAACTGCTGGCTGATTATCCACAGCGGTTGAGAACATTTGGCTTTTCTTCGTTGGGATTGTTGTATTAGATTCAATTAGTTTTGTAAATACACCACCCATAGTTTCAATACCCAAGCTTAATGGTGTAACGTCAAGAAGTAGTACGTCTTTAACCTCTCCACCTAAAACTCCTCCTTGAATTGCTGCACCGAGACTAACCACTTCATCTGGATTTACGCTCTTACTTGGTTTTTTACCAAAGAATTTTTCGACCTCCTCCTGGATCTTAGGGATTCTACTTGTTCCACCAACCAGGATCACTTCATCAATATCCGAATTTAACAATCCTGCTTCTACCATTGCTGTTGAGCAAGGAGCCAATGATCGCTTAATTAGATCATCTATCATCTGCTCAAATTTTACTCTTGTTAATTTAGAGACGAAGTGTTTAGGACCTTCGCTTCCTGCTGAAAGGTATGGTAAATTGATCTCAGCTTCAACAGAAGAGGAAAGTTCAACCTTTGCCTTCTCCGCTGATTCTCTAACCCTCTGTAAAGCCATTGCATCCTGACCAATATCGATCCCGCTTTCGTTTTTAAATTCTGATATGATCCAGTCAACAATTCTCTCGTCAAAATCATCACCACCCAAATGAGTATCCCCGCTGGTTGAAAGAACCTCGAATACACCAGAACCAATTTCTAGAATTGAAACGTCGTGGGTACCTCCGCCGATGTCAAAAACAACTACCTTTTGGTCTTTGTCTTTTCTGTCCAATCCATAGGCTAGTGCTGCAGCGGTTGGCTCGTTGATAATTCTCAAAACTTCCAATCCAGCAATTTCGCCCGCTTCTTTTGTTGCCTGTCTCTGACTGTCGTTGAAATAAGCAGGCACGGTGATCACTGCTTTGGAAACTGTTTCTCCCAGGTAATCTTCCGCAGTCTTTTTCAGATTCTGTAAAACCATAGCAGAAATCTCTTGAGGGATATACTCCTTCTGGTTTGCTTCGATCAAAACTTTATCACCAGTTCCTTTTTTAACCTTGTAAGGCATTCTTTGAGCTTCCTTCTTCAGCTCAGAGAATTTAGACCCGATAAATCTTTTTACAGAAAATAATGTTTCAGTTGGGTTGGTCACGGCCTGACGTTTTGCTGGATCGCCGATTTTAATTTCTCCATTTTTAAAACTCACAATACTTGGAGTTGTTCTCTTTCCTTCGTTGTTAACGATTACTACAGGTTTTCCACCCTCTAAGACGGAAACACAAGAATTTGTTGTTCCTAAATCAATACCGATAATTTTATTACTCATAATTTTTTCTAATTTTTAATAAGCTTATTGAAAAATTTGTGCCACCAGGAAATATTAGAAATTTCGTCCCAAAAAGGTGACAAAATCTCTTAGAAATCAAGATTTTTGAAATCTTGAGGTGACAAAATTTCTTAAATTAAGAATGATCGGTTGCTCGGGAGATTGCTTCCTCTAGGGAAACCCATTCAAACATATCCGAGTCTTCTTGAGAATCAACTGCAAGAAGCATTTTACCTTCTGTTGATTTAGCAACAGCATAAGTTCCAAGCCCCTCACAAATTTGGGATTGGTAATGATTGTTTTCTAAAGTATTGAAGATTTCCTGGTAATCGAAATCATTTAAGCCGAAGCCAAAAGCTTCGTCGTACTGTTTGCTGAATTCTGCCATCAATGAAAATTATTGCATTTTCTTCATTGTAGCGATGAAATCATCAAAGTTCTTTATTGCAAGATATTTTTTTGGCTTGTCCTTTTTGCCCTTAGGCAATTTATACATTCCTCTGGCATCTAATCTATCACCTGATCCAACTGCTGAGGGATCGTAAAAAGATGCGTTTGTTCCTGTATTAGTAGGAGAAACAACGTCTCCCATACCTTGAACTGTTGCTACTGTTGCATATCCAGCAGCGGGCGCTCCAGGAGCTGCTGCAGAAGCAGAATCCTCTCCAACTAAAACCTCATAATCTGATGAATTATATCCTTCCTGCTGAAGGTATGTGCTGATAGCATTAAAAGTCTTTTTGTCTGCAACGAAATCACCTTCCTCATTAAGATCAGCCATAGAATACAGATCAGAGCCTTCGAAAGACTCCTCAGCTGACTTATTCAAGAATCTAAATCTTACTTCCTCTTCATATTCATTCATGGTCTCGTTAACCTCTTCCGAAGCAATACCCATCTCGTTGAGATACTCCTTGACCTGCCATGTTTCCATGCAGTAGTTGTTCTCATCTAACCATTTGTTAAGCTCATGAAGAGCTATTGTATCATTTGATTTAATTGGGGCCATCTCATCTTCGTTACAGCATTTGCAAACGATGATTCTTCCTCCTGTTGTTTTTCCTGTTGGATAGAACATATTATAGAATTTTTGTGATTAAGTTCTGGGCGATCCTAACTGTTTGACCGCCTTTATCTATTGCTATATATCCCACGATGTCTCGATATGAATCTCTAATTGCCTCTAGTATCAAAAGCTCATTCCCTTTATAGTCGATCACGGTCTTTTTTTCCAAGCGAAATGGCTCAGCGTATTTTGCATGATCCGCTTTTGAATATTCCTGTGCCCGTCTATTACAATTACACATTATCTGAAATCGCCAAGGTTTGCTTTGCGCCTAAGGTATTGCCATAGGAACAAAAAAGCTCTTCTATAATCCGATTCGTCCTTAAATTTTGGATATTTGAATAATACATTTCCGCTACCTGCAGGGGTTTCCTCGCTTTTCGGCGGGTTGTATCTTCTAATAGAACCAGATGGATGGATAGTGTAAAACACCTCACCAAATCCGTCCTCTGACTGTTTATGTCTCGAACGAACAAACTTGATGGTGTTATTCAACTCTTGCTGAAACGAGGTGTCTTCTTTGAATCCCAAATCAATAATGTCCCGATACTCCTGCATCGAACGGACTTTTTCAAGATCCAATGAACGACGACTATCGGCCTTATATTCTTTAAATGGGCTATATTTTTCGAAGACCCTCAGATGTCTCATTTTGCAGTGCTTGGTTTAAGGGATCCAGGAATACCTTCAATAACGTCGCGGGTAAGTACGCTTTTGAAGCGATTGAAAAACGTTTCGTAATCGGGGATCATTAGATCAATAACCAATCCTAACATTTTATCATAAGCTACTCTGAAGCTGAATGGATCAAGAACTTCTTTTAAGTGGTCAATTAAAGCATCAACCTTATCTCTTTCTGACATGCGCATTTCGTTGACCCCGTGGGTATTTAAAAAATTATCAAACTCTTTGATAAACTTCATTCTCGAAGGAGCTTTTTTTCCGGTGTTTTCCCACCAGGATTTTCCCTTCCCCGCGTCCCAATTGAAATTAGGTGTTGTTTGTAGATCAGAGGATCCGCCTGGAACTGCTCCAATGTAATTAGAAGGAATCTGCTTAGGTGATGCTGTTTCTTCAACACCAGCAGGACCGGGCTGAGGCCCATTATCTCTCACGTGATGTGGGAGAGCTTTAGTCTTGGTCTGAGCGAATTTCTTCAGTTCTTTATCGGTCATATCTCCGAATGCAATCTTTTCAATAGCATCGCGATAGATTGGATTGATGTCTTCAGCATCAATTTCTCCTGTTCTTAAAGCCCAAGCTTGTCCCATCAATCTTTGCTGAGCTGATGAAACGGACTTTTCATTCATTTGATACATGTTGTTAGTGTAATTTTTGTTTTCTGATGATTCATTGATTCCATCGGGATTAGCCGATTCGAGGTAAGCATTCTTAAGAACAGCATCCATCTCCTTTTTGGTCATTTTCTTACCGTATTTGTCCCAGAGTTTATTAGGGTTAACGATCTTTTTCTTTCGTTTTGCCCAATCTCCATAGGTCCAGATCATACGGTTGTATGCTTTACCAACTGTTTCAAATCCTTTATCTCCTGGCTGGATAAGGATTGGAGACTGTGGTGGGAGATAAGATTTATCACTCATGATTAATCTAGTACTGCTTCTATTTTACTCTTTGCTACATTCACGACCTCATAAGACATCGTTGTTTCTCTAAAATGCTCGGCAACTTTCGTTTCTACTTCTAGAACAGATTCAGCTACCACTAAAAATTCAGCTTTGGTGTAAGCCGGTTCTCCTTTGCGATTTAACTCGCCTGTGTCAATGTTTACTTTTGTGTTGTAATAAGCCATACTTGCTATATATCCACAACAAAAAAGCAGTCCGAAGACTGCTTTTTTTGAGAATAAGAACTTGTGACTAAACCTAAGCTACTTTGTTCTTAATTTCTTGTACTTCCAAACGCAGATCCTGCGAAAGCTTTTTGATCTGTTGCAAAGAAGTGCGAAGACGTGTGCCTGCGCTGCTGTTACCCTTGTCGTAGAACTTGATAGCATCCTGCTCTGCAGATTCCAACAACGCTTTTAATTGATTGAATTTCTCCATCTGTTTGTAATTTATTTGATTACTTTAGCAAAAATAACCGAAAAGTTTCAAAAATCAACGACTGATTATCAAACTTTCAGGGTTTGGACCCTGCTGTACTGACCACTCATCACCAAGAAATTGTGATGCGGTTACCTTCATGTCATCTATATAGTCACGATCTGGGAAATCAGCATTGACCTGCATTTCATCGAAAATTCTGATAACCTGAGGATTATTCTGGAGGTAATCGAGCAAAGCTTGTGCGCAAGTTTCCAATAATCTCGTAGCCATCATTCCTTTAACCACAAATTTCTCCTTATTCAATAGAGGCACATCGGCTTTATCTATTGCTAGGTCCTCTAATAATTGCTCAGAGATCTTGTTCAATCTCATAACAGTATAAGAGTTTTTAGGACCGGGTGTGTCTTGGAATTCCGAGTATTTACCCAATGACAGGAAGAAGCAATTCTCGCTCTGATCCTCATCTTCAACCTTGAAAAAGTAGTTGTAGATGTTGCCGGTTCTTTTCTCCAAAAATGGGAGAGTTCCGAACCCATCGGACTCATTCACCCCGTTGGTGAGGAAAGAATCGTAAGAAAGAATGTGCTTTGTCATAAAACGTATTCTCTATATATCATCGATCTAGACATTTGCCATCAGGGTAGATCTAATTCCTTTTTCCTTGTGGACGACATAAGCATGTAAAGATCTTGTTGATCCTTCGTATCCATTATTGTGGTGCCATCTATCAGATCCTGATAAACTTGGCATCTGGAACACTTTAACACCGTTGATATCTTTAACCATCTCGTGATGTAAATGACCTGTGAAGAACGCTTTGTATTTGGCTTTGGACCAAAGTTCTGGTGCTTCCGCTGCCATTCTATATGGAAGATCGGTTAATTTCGTAGAATCCCCGTGCGTGAATCCCATCAAGGTGTTTCCGTAGTTGAAGTATTGTCTGAATCTATGACACTTGGTAACAGTTACATCGGTGCACTGTCTGTAATAAGCGGCTAAATGCTCGAGCAGAACGTGTGATAATGTGAAATCGTGATTTCCTGCGGTGAGAATGATCTCAACGTCAGCAATTTTTCTCATCATCTCAATGAACTCTATCATCAATTTTTGTCCTTCGACCATGATTTGGATAAATGTTCCGTCGCAGTCCTGTGGTGTTCCTTTTGTTGTGGTGCCCGAAAGTGTATCGATATGAAAAAAATCGGACCCTACTGGAATGATCACTTTATCAACATCATATTTCACGATGTCGCTAATTAACTCGTTAGTTTTTGAGATGAGGAGATCACGCGCAATTTGACGATTGTATTCCTCCATGACTTCACCTCCCCAAGCATACTTGCCGTAGTGTAGGTCGAAAGGACTGATGACTACAGCATGTTTTTCGCCCGGAGGCAATTGGAGTTTCGGAACGATAGGACTTGCCAGGGTTTCCTCCAGCTTCTCGATCAAAGGGTTTAGAGTTAATCCCTTGAAAGCCCACCAATTGTTAGCAGCGTCCCGGATCATCTTCTCTTCCTTCCTAGTGTATTTCTGGAAGAAAGAAAACTTTCTCTTTTGCAAGGCATCTCTCACCATTTCCTCCTCGTCACGATTCATCATTTCCTCGTCAGTGAAAGGTTCTGAATCATGGCTCCATCCAAGGATGGTTTTCAGTTGGGTAAAGATGTTTCTGGGTATTTCGAAGTTCCTACAAATCTGGTTGATTGATTCCGGAGAACCGTCCATGTTTGAGTATCTAGACTTCATATCACGGATTATCGTTCCTGTGAATTTGTAAGGCTTCGATTTAATGTAAACTATGTAGAGATCTTTTGCATCGTCGTAGTAGTAAGAACTGTGATGCTGGTATGAAGGAGAATATTTTTCGTCCAAATCATCAGGATCTAATTCGCTCTCAAGTGTTTCATCGATTAGTGCTTCTACGAATTTGCCATCCTCGATTGATTTAACATACGAACTAATAGCTCTTCGGAGCGAGTCAATTTGATAATTTCCTAAATCTATATCGAATTCGGAAACTAAGATTTTAGCAATCTGTGATGAGGAGTAACCTTTTTCGTTCAGATCTAAAATTTCATCGGAGTACTTTCCAACCAGAGCTGGTAGAATAACTTTTGCCATAAATTGAATAAGATATTTATCCGATCGTTAAATCGGTTACTATTCTTAGTAAAAAACTTAGAAAAATTTCATTTTCAATGAGTTAACTTTCTTTCGAATCAAGCTCTTGCTTGAACTTTTCGAAGAAATTAACATGGATAGCTTTTGGAACCAGCTTCTTAAATAGTGTATAGTTACCCTCTTTAATCAGTTTCAAAATGCTTTCGTCCCTCGTTGGTAATTTGAGGTCTGCGATCTCTGGTTTTTCTACACCGTCAGGGAAAGAATATAATTTATTGAAGTATTCCAACTGCTTCTTGAAATCTTCTAGATTTTTCGTCTCTGTTCCAATCAACTTAGGATGCAGATTTTTTTCATAGCAATCTTCTAGTGCATTAGTCAAAAGATGCTTCTTAGTCCTAATTACGCCCTGAATCTTATCATTTGATGATGCTAGAGAATCTATAGAATCCTTAATCGTTGGGTATGAAATAGGGAATTCGCCTTCGTGGTCAAATCCAGGATGAACGATACAGATAATTGTTTTCAACCCATTTTGTTCGTAGAGATGATCGATTATCTTCAGATCTAAATTATCGAACGGCTGGAATTTCCCGATGATAAGATTCACCTCATTCTCGGATGAAGGCTTCTTCATCGGTAAAATTTTGGTCTTCTCTTTATCCTGACTTTCTATCGCATCGATAAATTTATCGGAAGTAGAATTTTCATCGTCTTCCTCTGTCAGGTAATCTACTTTCTCATTAATATACTTCTGTCTGAAGCTCAAGAAATCTGTGAACTCTATTTCAGATTCGGTGATAGCTTTTTCAGGAGTTCTTACGTATTTTTCAATATCCTTAACCAAAATGTTGAATTGACCCAGCATGTCTGGTGTAACAATGCTGCCGGGCTTCTTTCTGATTTTGCGGAAAGAATTTAAGATCAGCTTGAATAGGCTTTCAAAAGAATCGTCTTCCTGAACCCATTTTCTTGCTGCTCTGGATTTTAGCATTTCTGAATTAAGTCCGAATTCCTCTTTTTTCAGATGCTCTGGCTCATTGAGATCCATACCTTGGTAGCGATCGGAATACTCATTCATGAATTTCACAAAAACATCAGAGATGAAGCTAACGTATCTTTCGTCGTCGGTTTCACCTTCAATGGAAAATGATTTTAATCCTTTACTGAGTATAAAATTCATCACATCCAAAACCACTATAGCCAGGATATCATTTGATTTCTTGTGTCCACCGATGGGTTCTTTTGACCGGGCAATTTCTGAAAAAACAGGATCTACCATTTTGGCTACTACCGGATCTTTTTCCTCGTTTCCGAATCTAAAAACCAATCCTTCTATGGGTTTATCCAAATCGCTGTTAAGTGTGCTTTTCTCCATTTCCGGATTGAGGATCGAAAGAATGAATCTCACGAAACTTTTGGTTTGAAATTCTTCAACGAGATCGGAAAGAGGGGTATTAACAAATTCCAAAATGGATTGTTTTTGATCCTCGCTCAATTTACCTTGGAAAACAATCGGAGGTTTAGATATACCTAAGACCTCAGCCCAAAGATCGAGTTTTTCCTTGTCGTGGATGGTCTCAACGATATTCCCATTCTGATCTCTCTTATGAATGTAAGAAAGAATTAGATTATTCTTAGGAAGCTCGTCATATTCAATCTCCTGCGGTTTGGATGATGAGAAATACTCGGTACCAAATCTCCAGCCAACTGGGATTTTAGAAATCACATAAGGTGGAAGAGATTCGACATAGCGAATCGGTTTCTCGTAGTACTTCATTAAAGTACGATCAACCAGAGTTATAGGGCTGCTTTGGTCTCTTTTGAAAAATAGGAATTTTCCGGATGGTGTTTTTTCAAAGCTGAAGCATGATCCATCCATCTTTTCGTTGATGGTAACTTCAGAGTTGAATAATTCCTTGAGGAAATCCTCACCTTTCTTTTTGTAGATATCGTATAAGTGATTTATCCCAGACATATTAATTTAAGCAAGATATGAAAATCCCACATTTAGTTTTAGCTATAGCAAATGGAAGAGTATCCATTTTATGAATCCCGTTATTGTTACCAAATATTATCATTCTGAGGAGTTGATCGTAAATTATGGAAAGAAATATTTTAGATTTATATTGTATATTTGGATTCAAAAGAAGTTCCTTTATTGTTTGCTTAGAATCAGATAAAGAAGAGATTTTAATCTCTCTGGTAATAAAATCATAGATCGCTGGTTCAAGTTTATACTGAAGCTCACCGCCGATCCACATTTCCCAAGACTTGTCATTCCTGATGAATTCACCGATCTCCTCTTCTTTGGTGAGGAAGATAACCCCTTCTTCGCCATTTAGGATTTTCGAAGGAACTTCTCCACTGAAAAATACAATGCTTCCAAAAATCATCTCCTGAGGATTAATATGTGCTAGTGATTGATTTTCCATTGTATGAGTCTTCAAGATTTTTATAATCTGGGTAGACTTATATATCGGATTTTACAATTTCACATTGAATATCTTGTATTCAAATCTTTCCCTCTTGTAAATGTCTATCCTTGCCTTGGAATGTCTCATCAGATAATTCTCATACTTGCCGCTAGAGAAATCATCAACGAAATCGATTACATTAACTTTCTCCTTGCCTTCCATCTGACGCATACCTCTTCCCAAAGACTGCTTAATTAGCACTTCGCTCTTGTATGATTCTACCAGAAAGATGTTATGGATGTTTTTAATCGAAATACCAGTTGAAAAAGTACCATAGGTGGCAATCAGTATCTTGTTGTCGCCTTTCTCCATCCTTGATTTATATTCTTCCCGTATTTTCTCCTCCGTATCTCCATCCACATAGAATACTTCCTTGCCTTGGCTAGATTCTCTTATCTTGTGAAATATCTGCTTACCGTATTCATTCATAACCGACTGGAAAAGAACCAACGAATTCTTGTTGGCCTTAATTATAAAATCAACAATGAAATCAAGTCTTTTCTTAGATTCGATCACCAGTTTTCGTTCGAGATTGTAAACTTCATTTCCCTCAATGTTATTCGAGTTTAATTTTAGATCGGCTAATTTATTTTTGATCTCGTCATCTAGCCAGTCCATAATCACAACTTTCACCGAAACCGGAGTTGCATAATTGTTATCGAAAAGAAATTTAGGTGTAATCTCCATAACCAATGGACCCAGAAATTGCTGGATAGTTAGGTATTCAGCAGATCCTCTTTTAGTTAGGGTACCGGTTAATCCGAAACGCCATCCGGAGTCCAAGCATTTTGATATTATCTTCTTGATCGACATTGATGATGTACCGTGTGCCTCATCGACAAAAACCGCATCAATCTCGGTGAAAAATTCCTCATCAAATTTAACAAGTGATTGATATGTTCCTATGATAATATCGCAGTCACCACGCTGCTTTGCTCCACCACCTATTTGCTGGATTTTGCATCCCAATTTATGTAAACCGAAATCTACGAAATCCTCTGTTCCTTGGATTACGAGGTTTGTATTAGGTACGATCATCAGGAATTTTCTGATCAGATTGTTCGACTTTAGATAAGCCAGAACAAGAAAAGAGATCAATGTCTTTCCAGAGGAGGTAGCGATCTCGCTGACCGAATACCTATATTTCAATATTCTCCATGCGGAATCTATTTGATAGTCTCTAGGCTTATAAGTGGAGTCCTCAAAAAATTTGTTTACCCAATTCGTAAAATGCTCCAGGGTCAATTCGTTGTGAAATATTCTGCTTTTACCTTCAACCTCAATAGTTAAAGAATAGTCTTCTGCAATCTGTAGGATCTCCCTCCATAGACCAATCGGAACACGCCACTGCGGTCCCTTCTTATCGACGAAGCAAATAGCCCCGTCCCACAATTTTTTCTTCACAAGGGGATGAAAAAAGTGATTGTGTATTTTTTTAGTTAAAGAAAGCTCAATCTGCTTCCTCTCCACTTCTTCGTCGAAGTGAACGAGCTGCAACCATTTTCTATCATCTGTTACTACGAATTTCAGCATAAAATTACTTTACTGTGCTGCCGCGGAGGTATTCCTCCAGAGCGATTCTTTGACGTATGCCGTATAGCATGTGATCAACAGTTTGTACTGTTTGATCTATAAATTTTCTATGACCATCAACTAGTTCCATCTTGGAAACTATCTCGCTGAGTAAGCCGTCGAGGATCATTGTTTTTTCATTACTCCCGTATTTATAATCCGCATTCTCGCTGATCTCACGGAGTTTTCTTGCTTTGTCAGTTTTGTATTTGGTATTCAGCCTGGAATATATTTTAGCCAATTTGTACGAATACTCCAGCAGTATTTGGCGGGCTCCGAACAGATCAACCTGGGCTGTCGCTACGGTCCTTATATCTTTCAGGTGAAGAGCATAGACTTTGATCTTCTCAGTCCACTCAGCTCTTTCATCATCAAAAATTTTAGAAAAATCCTCTTTTATTTCGGTCATCAGAATAATCCTCCTTTACCTTTTTTACCCAACTGTATGGTTTTTACTTTGTTCATATTACGTGGCTTCTCCGGCTCTCTAATTTCAGGGACCGGAAATTCTAATTTAATGTTGTCAAATTTTTCTTCGCTGAAAAAAAGTGGGAATCTGAACTTCGGCTTAGAATCTTTCTCAAGCGAATCCTCCCAATTGTTCTGAGCATCTATTCCTTCGTGTTCCATTACAGAAACTATTCTTCTATTTATCCTTCTATAAACCATCTAATATCCAATTTATCGTTTGTGAAGTATCCTTCGAATCTTTTTATCTTAGTCCCGGTGGATCTTAAATAATTCACCAGATCATTCAAATCCCATTTCCCATTAGTCGATATGGAATGGTCAGCTAAGAATTTCCCCCAATTGAATACAAATTCGCCATTCATTAATCTTTCGGTTGATTTACTTCTTCCCGCGTCGTCCCAGTCATCCCAGAATCGGAGTCCATCCATCTCGAAAGGAACCTTGTTTTCTACAGAGCATGTTGCAATCGAGTTTGGATAAAGGAAAGAATCGAGAGGTCCTTCAAACACTGTAACCGGTAGTGATAGATTAACAGTACCTATCCCAAAGATACTCGAAATGGGATCTAGCCGATAAGTTTTTTCTATGAATTCACTATCCGTTGCTTTTAGCATTTTAGTCCAGATTCCAGAAAGCTTATAGGTCAGATATTTGGAAGATCCGGGATATCTGCTTTCCATGTTTCTTGTCTGGAGACCCAGTATGTTTTTATCCTTTGTGAGATTCAGAATGAATATTCTCTTTCCGTATGCATCCCATAGGAACCTATCATCTGGAACTTGATTTCTGGATCTGATATACCCTTCAATCTCTGTTCCTATGACGGAAACGAGAGAAAGTTTTTTCATCAGGAAAGATCTAGGAATTACAATATCGCTAAAATCACCATCCAATACCTCAAAAACATCAAAATCACCATATCTGGTTACCCTCTTTTCTTTGTTCTCACGTATCTGGAAAAGTATATCCGTCTTTTCACCAGAATTAAGATTATCAAATTTTCTAAAATCCTTCAGGAAAGTTATGCCATCCTTGAATATAGAGCATCCACCATTGTAGCACTTGAAACTAAGCGTATCCAGATAGAAATTACCCCTTTTCTTGTGACCTGATTTTGAATCTCCACAATAAGGACAGGAGAAGTTTAGTCTATTTCCGGAGACATAGACCTTTTGCCTTCTCGCATCATTAGGAAATTCGCTGGCTAGAATATCCTGTACGAGCGATTGAACTCTGTTAATATCCATCATTAGGGGAAAAAAAAGCCCACCCTGAAGGGCAGGCTTTTCGATGAACAATCAGAATTATAAATCAGCGTATAAATCCTCGAGAGAAGACATCTTATCATCGCTGTTCGAGCCTGAATTAGATGGCTGTGACTTTGCCGCTGGTGTTTCTGAAGAGTTAAAGAAATCGTCAATGCCGGTTTCCTTAGTCTCATTTTTAGCGGGTGCTGATGGAGATGTATTTTGTTTAGGCTGGGAATAAGACGAAGAGCTAGATTTTTGACTGCTTGCTCCGCTTGTGATCTCGTTGATCAACCTACCGTCTGGGACTGTGTTACGAATAACCGTCATAACTTTCTCGGTCAATTCGTCATCCCAATCTTTATAATCGAAACTTGTTAGGTTAGAAGGACCGGTCTTAAGATACTCAACGATCTTTTCCATGTCGTCCTGTTTTTTCTGCATTTTTTGACCCTCAACTTCGATTGAAGTTCTTTCGCCGATAAATTGGCAAAGATCGTAGTTGTTCCAATCGCCAACCTTTCTTACATGGACAGCGAAAAGTTTACCATCAAAAAGATCGTAAGGATTGCAAGCTTCTCCATACTCAGGCTTTAACTGAGATTCGATCATATCATTTACTTTCTTACCGAATTTCCAAAGCATCACTTTGCCTTCCAATTCGGGTTTATTAGGATCCTTCACGATTTGGATCAAAGAATAAAAATCTTCTTTACGTGAGAAGCTTTTTGATAATTCTTGATCTGCTGCCGAATGGGATTGCTTTAGCTTCCAGAAAAGATCTTTCAAGACACTTTTCTTTCCTACTGTGCTAGGACAATCAACTGAAAAAGCGTCTCCGGTAACGGGATCTTTCAAATACACATAGTACTTGTGGATTTTGCTTTTAGCAGGTTCAACAGGATTCGGAACGAATCTGATCAGGGATTTGTACACGCCATCTTTGCCATTTTCAGCATAGGGTTTGTAAAATTCAAGATCTCTTGATTCTTTTTGTTGTGTTTGGGTAACGAACATGTCGTTGCTCAGATTGAAGATGTCATTTAAATTACTCATAATTTCTCAATTTTTTTTGTTTTTGTTGTTTTCTTTTTAATTGTTTTTTTCTTTTTGGTTTCAATTTGTTCAAAATTTCCTTCAACGATGTCTTTTAAAAAGAGTGATATCCATGTGGCATCAACTAAATCGTCTACCGGTTTATTAATCTGTAGAGATGGGGTTATCCAATTGTTTCGATTTTTTTCAAGTATGTCGCAGAGCAAGGGAATTCTTTTGGAAGCTATTAGAGAATCATACATCTCATCCTTCTTAAAGTTGCCCTTTCCGGCGAATTTTTTTATTTCTGTTGGCGAAAAAACGTGGAACCTCTCGCTATCTATAGAGTCAATGATTTTTTTTCGGATCAAAGCGGTGGCCATGGAAATGTCTATCAGAGCATTTCCAGCCGACATAAAACTTAGTCCTTCCATAGCTACGTAAGCGTTGGTTACGTCTACATGGCTTAGTATTTTATTCCAGAAAACTTCAACAAGCTCCTGAAAGTATGCGATTTTAACCCTTTCCTTCTGACTGTAATCATCCGGCAATTCCTTCTTATCAAGAAAGAAAAGATCGAACTGTTCAAATCCATCCAAAATGGCATAGGGCTTGTCCTTAGATTTTTTTAGAGATTCGGAGGTCCTATCCGTGCGGGTCAAACTGCCCCACATTGTTTCTTTTTCAGTAATTATACAAAAAGCTGGGGAGTTGAGTGAAAAATCTATTCCTATATAGCAGGTGTTGTTCATGCGAATTTTTACAATTTAAGCTGTAGCTCCCGCCCAGGTCACCGATGCAATGACAGAGGGGATTGCCGGACGTAATGGACCTGAGGTAGGTCCTTGATAATACAATAAAACATCTTCGTCGGTCGAAGACCAAACTAATTCAAAATAATCTCCGCCCGAAGCCGCGATCACGAAGTTCCATGCGGCAACCACTTTAGCGTTATTTCCAGGAAGGTACAGGGAGGTGTTACTATCGGGGAGGTTTGCTCCATTTTTAGAGAGCCAAAGATCTACGAAATCGATACCGCTATCCGTTTTGTCTATTTGTGCGGAGAATTGGATATTATAAATTCCGGGATACTGTACGGTCATCCTGGATCCGCCAGTCACATAAACGCCATTGGTTATAGTCGTGGTGTTAAATGTAATAATATTAGCAGCAGTTATACCACCGCTCAGCTGTGATGTTGTATCATAAAATGACCCGCATGGCATGAATGCGCCGGTTCCTCCCGCAGGATAGCTAGAACCAACAATATCTTCAACGGTTATGGTATTTGTAAGTTGTGTTAAATTTATAATGGTAGGGAAAACAGCATCGGACCAATAAGCTTTAGATAGAGCGTTTAATAAACCACCAAGAATATTGTTGCCATTTCCAGTTTTGAAAAGGGTAATTCTAGTTCCGTAATAGTATTTTCTACTGTTTATCTCACCAGCTAAAGTTGCAGAAACTGAATCGAAAAATAGAACCACAGCATCCTCGGTTGAATATATCTCCGAAATTGCTTCCAGCGGGAATGATTGGGTAGTGTTCTGTCCCGAACTATTTGTATTCAGTATGAATTGAACATATTCCATTATCTTAGGGATATATTAAAATTCTTTTCTGCGTGATGTAACCTTGAGAAGCGAAATCTAAAAAGATGAACGTTTGTGTTGATGTTGTATTGTTAACAGCTTTTTGCCATGATGAATTCATAAAATCACCGCTTCCCGCCGGACCAGTAAAATTATAAGCAGTACCATAAGCTTCATGACCGGGGTTGGTCACAGATAGATCAACCGTGGAGTTAACAGCTTTAGAAACGATAGAGAAAGTCGTAGAAGTAGATTCCGTGGTTGTAACCAAATCGGGATTAATTAAAACCGATAGGGTCTTACCGGAGCTATCCCAGCCATAGATTATTCCAACGAGACCAGACATTCATTATTTGCTTGGTACGTTTTCACCTTGTTTGCCAGTGAAAGCGTATTCTTTAACAAGTTTATCGTAACACTTCTTCATCTGATCCTCACTTAAACAAGCTACGATGTCGTTCAATACTCTTACATCGTTTCCTGCTGCAGTGATAAGATGGTTTTTCATCAGATCCTTCTCGTCGTACAAAGGTTGTCCGTACTTCATTTCATTAAGTCTCTGTATTTGGGAAAACGTTTTCATTGTCTTGCTTTTATTTCTATTTGTTTACTATATATCTAAACTCTTACCCAGTAACTTTTTGATCCATGTGAAGTTGGATGTGCATGAAATTACTTTTGAAGCCGACACTGAATGTGCTGACCTGGGGTGAATTCTGTGTGTAATTGAGCTGAACGTCCGAAATGGAGCTAATTATAACGTTTTCGAAGTTGTTCGTAACCAAAATATCACCATTTGTGTTCAAAAAACGGAGTGGCAAAGTTGGAACATAGAGCTGCTCGTTTTTGAAATTTTGGAAATTCAAAATCGTATCTAGCATAATCCAATAATTTACAAATCCATCAGTCATTCTAAAGCTAACAGAAAATTCCTGATTGAATAGATCCTGAACCGGGGTTGCGTCCTTATAAACCACCTTTTTGCCAAGATATCTAACCTGCTGGGTTGATCCCATGCTCATGCCTGGAAAATTTATACTCTGAATAGTAGAATTCATGAACTGCGTCAAGGTATCAAACGGAGTTTGCAAGCTCTTAACATAGGGCATATATTTCTCAACAACGACCTCCGGAAAAAATCCCTTAGGGAAAACAAAGTAGAAACTACTGGCTCTAGAATTTAAAATCATAGCATTCTACCTCCCTTTGTTGCTCTATTTTCAAGATCATTTGATGTATTTCCACCACCGGTTTGAGTTACTCTCCCTTTATTTGCTGCCTGTCCACCATTTGTTCTTCCGCTCTGCGTGTTGCCAAAGTTATCGATTAGACCTAGATCAGCAGCAGAGAAAATCCCCACAACAGCTAATTTGAAGTCCTCTTTGGATAAGTTGTATAAGCGATATCCAATTTCACCTGGCTTCAAGAAGTATGCAATTATGCGTTCTATTGTCCACCCCTTGTCTACAAATCCTTCAACTGAAGCAGAAACTGCAGAGAGTTTTTCATCGAGAGTTAGATTGGATGTGTTAAGAGGACGGCTTCCACCGGATCTGCCTATTGCTGAACCACCAGTTAAACCGGCTGCAGCGACAGGAGGTGTATTTCTTAATAGATTAACACCGTCGGGCTGATTGGAAGCAGCTATAGGTCCTGTAGGACCGAATGGTCTAGTACTTCTGATCGGACCGGTTGCTCCGGTTGCTCCAATAAATCTTGAAGATTCTTTTTCAGATTTCCAATATCCCCAATAAACCACTGAAGAAGCGGGGATGCCGAAGATATTATTTAGAGATATGTTATTTGAAGACGTTGTAGTAGCACGAACATCTTGAATCGATACCGCGGTAGAGACAGTATTATCCTTAACCTGATTATCTTCCCCTGGCTGCGGAGATCTATTTGTGATATAGAAGGTACGATCAGTAAACTGAAGTATCTTTGTCGAGAAAGTCTCGTCTATTTTAAAAGCCAACTCACCTTTGGCTGGATTAGCAATATTTGAATTCGAAATATTAGGTATTGATAATTTCTTTCCGTTGTTATCAATGAATTGGATGTAATAAGTACCACCAGTGTCGAAATTCATGGCTTTAGGTGTTGTGCCTGTTGAGCCAAGAATGACAGTAAACTTAAAGTAATTATCGAACGGAGAAATATCAATCTCTGATTTGCCCTTTCCATAATAGATAATTCTAGCCGAGGTAGAACTTCCAGATGGATCAGGGGTGATTGAATTATTATTAATCGCAAGATTGGTTATGCCTAGATTAACATTCGTATTATCTACAAAAACGTTATTGATACGGATAACCTCCCTAGCTCCCAGCTGAGAGTTAAACACGTCAGATGATAGCTGAATGGCAGGTGCTGAAAGAATCTTATTATAGATTTTCTGAACCTGAGGTGCATTAGACAGCGTTATTGGCTGAATTGTGGTACCGTATGAATGTGGATCAGTGCTGGTGTATGAGCTTACTCTGACAACACGCTGTTGATTTGCGTTATTGACAAGGGTCATAGTATACTTTAATGTGAAAGAAACTGCAACCGCTGCATTTCTGATGATCGGACGGTAAAGATTTGGTATATCGTATCCGGTTGTCTGAAGAGATGTGAAATTGGAAGTTTCAATCAAAGCTGCTCCGATCTGCTCCAAAACTTCAATCTGGTGGGAAATCACATAAGCGTTTCCGATTGAATTCTGGAAGAGAATAAAATCTTCAATGAATCCGCCATCGTAAGTGGCAAAGTATTCAAAAAACTGTCCATTAACTGATGGTGCAATGTAAGCTGCAACTTCTGAGAATGGATCTTCAGCTTCGAGACTTAGGGTATCAATTGTTTGGGTTAAATAGTTATCATAACCATCAACGGTTTGAATCGAACCTACCTGGAAAGCTGTAATTCTAAGAGGTGAATTCGTTACAAATCCAAAGCCACTCTTGGAGATCTTCGATGCTAACTGAGCACTCTTACTACCAGCCGGAGCCGCTTCGTATGAGTTCATCATGGACGGTAAACTCGGAATGCTTATCTCGAAATATTTGTCGTAGATGCTCGATCCAACTGAAAGAGGACTAGGAGAAAAAGTATAGAGATCAGCGCTAGTTCTTCTAAGTAGAATCTGTGACAATGTCACGAAACTTAAATCCTGGTCCTGAGCTTGTATCTGAACGATAACACCATCGATGTTTGAAAGGTTATATCCTGCAAGTATCCAATATCTTACCGAATCGTAAGTTATTGATAGATTCGAAGGAAATGACACGGTCATCTGTGACGAAGGTGTTAGCTGTGATGTGTAATCGTTATAAGGAACAATCAGATCTTGGTTAAGTGTAACAAATCTCTGATCGCTGACCTGTACTACAGAAACTGCAGCTGTATTTTGGGTTTGAGTATAGTCACCATTCAGGTTGAAAGCCTGGACATCATTATCTCTGTACCCGTTGACGATTCTATTATATCCAACGTCATTTGTTGTGTACACCTCGGGATTTGGATTGTCCGCATACATGTACTCCATCAACAACCAGGAGGTCAGCTGAACGTATTTAGATGTCGTTGAATATGTTGCCATTAGAATTGTAAGATTTTAGGTGAATAGTGTATTCCAATTCCAAGATATGGGCCAAGATTATAGCCGCTTGGGGTGAAGCCCAAGCCATATCCAAGATTGAATCCTACTCCGAAATTTTTCCGACTATCTCTCAGAGCTCTTCTGCTTTCAGCGTTGTCAACTATTTTAATTCCGTTGACGTTTGCGAAGCTGATGCCCGGGAAATCTGTCGATAATCTGATTTTGAGAAGCTTAGTTTCTGGATCTGTGTATAGCCCAGCAACAACATCGATGGTTTGTTCAACTGTTAGCTTGGCGTCTCCGTTTGGAAACACAGCATATTTTGATAATGATCCGCTATCCCTCAATTTTCGGAGAAGATAAGGTACATCTCCTGAAATAGCAAATTTATTTTTGCCTGGAAGTGTTGGTGTGTAAGCTAATTTAAAGTTTCCTGTCGAATCGGTTGTCTTCGCCACGGTAGAAGTTGCCTTAATACCGGTGTCTCTGTAAACCACTTCAGTCTGAATAATCATCTCAGGCTGCTTAGCATTGGAAAATTCCAATCTTTTAATCAAAGCTTTTTGATCTGAATTGAGTTCGGAAACTTTGAGCTCTAAAGAACTTTTTTCTACAACCATTCTGCCATTCTCAGATTTAATAATCTTCAAAGTGTCAGACATAGCCAGAGCATTTCTCTGCAATCTTGCCAATTCTTCCTCGGCCGCAGAACTTGAGTTACATTGTTTTAGTAGTAAGAAAGCTAAAATTCCTATAGCCAAGAATAATAAGCTAGTGTATGCTGTTTTCATCGTTTTGGTTTATCCATTCTAAATTTTGCGTATCGAGATATCCCGATCCGTGAGTTTGAGCCAATTTTTCGTAAAGAATTCTTTCTTCGTCTCTCAAACCATTGAGATCGCTTAGTTTAAAATTCATGTCATTCGAGATTTCCTCCATTTTTTGCTCCAACCCCTTAATCTCGTCGTGACATTCTTTGTATTTAAGCATCAATAATTTTACTTTGTCCAGATCTTCTTTTTCTAATTTTTGTCCCATGTATTTATCTTTCATCCATTGTATCCAGTTATCTAATATTTAGTTTCCACTAAGCGTTCATATTAACAAAAGCACCGGTCGCTCCAATATTATAAAAGAATGAGGATTGATCTCCTGTATATGTTAAAGTTAGGATTTCTACGTCATCTGGATTTGGAAAATCTATTCTCCTTTCCAGTATAACAGCATTATTACCAATGTTTTTCTTTTCCTGATATGCAATGCCATTCAATTTGTAACCGGTCCCACCATTAAAAATCTTATAAACAGAAACATGTCCGGGATTGGATATCTTTATGTCTAAAGATGGTGAAGGAAGTGAAACGTAAAATCTGGGATCGACGTATGACGTGTTTATGTTCGACGGGAAAGCCAAATAGATTTTATTGACGTTGAAGTAATCGGGACTTGTCAAATCGACAATACCATAAGTGATTGATCCAGTTGATCCGGTTGGGATAAACTTGCAATCGATGCTTCTGAAGCCATCAACGATGTGTGCACCGGTTGACCCGGTAAGCCCAATTACAGTCTGTGAATTCTGCTTGGTCTTAAGAAGGTTTATGCCATCAGTATTGTTGATTTTTAATAAATCTGGGCTAGATGTTGCACCCGCTGACGTCAGTATCAATCCACTTTTGAATAGGCTGCCCTCGACATCGATCTTGTATGAGCCGGTTGATCCTATTGCTTTGCTCAAGATAAGAGGAACGTTCAAAGTGTTTTGATTTCCTCTAAAGCTTAATTCGGTGGAAGTTATCTGGATAGAAGGATCGGATGTTATTGAAATGTTTCCAGTTGCTCCTAGAGAAAAAACTCCTCCTGATTTAAAATCTAGGACGGAAGAAGAAAGATAAAAAGTTGAATCTGAATGTATTCCAAATTCTTTGCCTGATGTAATGCTCAAAGCAGAATTGGTTTCGAACGAAAGACTGTAATCTGTTCCGGTAGAAGCCCAATAGAAACTTGGATAACCTGGTGCATTCGTGGTTGTCTTAGAAAATCCGAGGATCGCTCCATCGTTCGATTCGCTATCAGTACTAATTAAAACCTTCGCTAAATTGGGATTGGCGTTGATAGCCGAAAATACAGTGTCAGAATAGACAAAAGTAGTTCTGGCTTGGCTTCCGCCAGTGCCGTTAATAACAATTGCGGAATAACCTGTAGCTCCTTCTGGTCCCAAAAGTGATTGAACACCAGCAAAGACCCCATTAGTTCTGAGAGATGCTCCCGAATCAACCCAACCAGAAGTTGGTCCGGCATAGTAATAAACCTGGTCTTGATTCGTGCTAGAAGTATTTATCCAGTAATCATAAGGACTTGCTCCTGCTGTTGAAGGAGAAGTGTTCTGCTGATACCAATTAGAACCTCTTACACCTGTAGCTCCTTGTGGTCCATCAGGCCCAATTTTTCCTATTACGCCGGTTGGTCCCTTAACTCCATTGAAGCCGGTTCCACCAAATCCACTCGCTAGAATTTGATCGAAGTTGAAATTCGATTTATCGATGATTGTAGAAGCAGGGTCGCCTGTTCTAATATATTTATTGTTAATTTTCATGCCTCGTAAAGTAATCCTGAAAATTTATTAGCCTCGAAGAAAACCCTCCAGCTACCAGTTGCTCCGTTGTTTGGTAATCTCATGACATGGAAAGTAACAGCCGGTGACGCAAATGGTAAAATCTGCCATTCGGAACCAACTGACGGATTCGGGAAAGGAGATGCTGGATTAGAATAAGTTCCAATCCCAACAGCTTTAAATGAATGGTCTTGCGTAGTCCCTGTTACAGTGAGGGAGAATGATCTATTTTCTTCGATCATCTTAGCAAGAGGGTTATTATTCATTCCTGATCCGTAAGTGCCTAAAAAGCTGACCCCATTAAATGGATTGCCCGCTGTTCCACCACCTGTTAATCCCGAAGGACTTACTATTACGGTGTTAAAGTATGCAAGAGAACGATCGGCAGTAGGTCCGACCGGTGCTGGAGAAACCGATGCCCAATTTATATAATATCCAGTGCCACCACGGGTATATGCTCCCGTTGCGCCAGATAAAACGGTTAGGTCCTGGTTATATGATTCAGATAAATTTGCAAATCTCGTTTCGCCGTCTGCTGTGCTTAAGAACAGTGGGTTTGTGATTGAATCGTGGACTACGTTAACTAAGGAGATTTGAGAATCCTGTAGATTGAGTGAGCTTGGTGTAGTGTAGGTTATTCTAACATTTCCACCGTCAGTAATATACGAATCTGAAGTAACTCCCGGAACCGTTGCTGAATCCGAGTTAATCTTTAAACTGCCGGAGAGTGATAGACCGGTAGCTCCTAAACTTGTGCTTGTTGATGAAAGATAAAAATCTGACCCGGTTGATACCTCAATGTTTTCTTTAGAAAATTGAAACAGAGAACTTGAATTATCAAAAATGATCGCTCCGGTAACTCCTATTTCAAAGTCAGAAGTTTGGGATATCATAGCCAAATCAGAAGCAGACAAAAAGAATCCTCCGCCGGTCATTCCCCAAACTAGACTGTAATCATTCGGTGTTGCATCAAATTCCCATGCAAAATATGGATGTTTCGAAGCTTCCGCACCGGTTCCGTCCTGTAATTCAGATTTAGAGAATTCTAGGACATTTCTACCAGCTGATCCAATAGTGGATATTTGGAATTTTGAATATTGACTGTTACCATACGAAGTACTCGTGGTGGTATCAGACAAAACCATGGTTGTTGAAGATGGGGTAGATGTGAATTCGACGATTGCATTTTTAGTCTGATCGCCGGTTCTATCCTTGATGTCTTCGATTTTGGTGAAAAACTGAGTTCCGGTTAGAAATAAACCGCTTGGAGTCCAAACCCCGCCAGTTAAAATGTAATCTTTGAAGTCATCAGTTGATACTACCCAATGGTCACCATCATAATATCCGGTTAGTCCTGTGGGTGGTTCTAGATTCGAGACAAACCATTTAGATCCTCTGATACCAGGTGATCCATAGTCTCCAGTTGGACCTGTTAGCCCAGGGTTGCCAATTGTTCCTGCCTGTCCAGTCCTTCCATAGGTTCCTCCGCCGGAAGAAAGTATCCTTCCGAAATTTTGATTTAATTTATTTATGAGTACCGTTTGGGTATCTCCTTTTGTAATCCGAACAAGCTTTAAATCGGCCATGTATTTATATATCGATAATCTCTAAACGGCCCTATTATTAATTATCATCTTCTTCCAGCACGGATTTGGATCTTAACTTCCTTTGGTTTAAAAAATTTTGATAATCTATATGGCTCATCCAGTTCAGGTCACCGTTTGGTGTCATAACTAGTAAACCATCTTTCGTCTCATGTAAGACCGAGATTTCCCATTTGATGTCGCATGAATTTCCGCAAGTCAACATAAATTTATCTATTAAAGCAATCTACCCGACCCCTGATTCGATGAATAAAGAATTCTACTGCTAGTTGCTGTGATACCGTCTCCTCTGAGAACTTCCAATTCAGCCTGGTTCAATCCTGAGCCAAATTTTATATATTGGCCTACCAATGGTGGAGAACCAGTGTAATATCCTAGATATTTGATTTTTTTCATCGGATCGTTCGTGCTAGTTAGAACGTTTATTTTCATGGACTGGTATTTTTCTAGCAAGTTCATAACGTTATCACCGTCTCCAGATCTTACGTTAACGGCCACACCGATATCGTTGGCCGGATTTACATCAATAAGGAATGTATTATTGTAGGACAGGCTAGATGCAGTTATGAAATACCAGGAGATTATCAATCCACTTCCATAATCTATTGAGATAGAATTTGAAGAATTGAAAACCGGCCTTTTATTGTATGTGGTTCTTTTCTTAGCGTAAAATACTCCATCGCTTCTAACTTCGAGTAAATTGGTTTGATCCTTCTTTGCAACCATTAAATGATTGCCACCTGTGGCAATACCGGTTGCTCCCAAGAATAAGGATGTCCCTGAAGGGTTGTCTATCCAGAGAGAGTAATTACCGAAAACTGGATCATTTGATGGAGATTTACCAGGTATAGTCTGGATTTTCAAATCAACATCAGTTTCCAGCCTTGTACTATTTAGTGATAAATTTGATGCTGTAATACCCAAAGATCCGGGAGTATTGAAGAATGAAGGACCTCCTGAAGTGAAATCTATTGTTGATTTGCTGGTCAAAAAGAGTGAATCATCCGCCTGGAAATTTGCCTTATTTGTGACGGTTCCGGTTATTCCCGACTTGGTCAAAATAGTTAGCCTATCGCTAGGGACAGCGAAAGCCAAGTTATAGTCATTATCCCCGCCAGTCCATCTCCAAATTGGTCTTTTGAAATAACCTGAAGCTCCAATTATAGTCGCATCGCTGCGAGAGAACTCCATGATCGGATACTGATTAACCCCAGGGTCTGTCGTGATCAGGAAATTTGTATAATCGGGATTGGTTAATTCAATAGATGGATTACCGTCGCTTAAAACGAATGTGTTTGACGATGGTAAAAGAGTGTTCTGGACAATTGCCAAAAAATTAGAAGTTGCACCAGTGGCTGTAATTAGATCAGGGATAAACTTAAACTCGTCCTCGGGTATCAAGTCATAGCCTGTATCAAGCCATCCCGATGGACCAAAAACATAAAGAGTTTTTTCTATAGCATCGGTATCGATCCAGTAGTCTCCTTCAACCGTTACATCTCCATATCCTCCAGTCGGTGCTTCAATCCCGCCTACAAACCATCTACTTCCTCTCGGACCGGTATTACCGGTTGGACCAATTGGACCGATCTGTCCTATTAATCCAGTAGCACCAGTTGGGCCGATTGGTCCTTGAACCCCACCATCTGCGGCGGAGATCTGCTCGAAATTGTAATTTAATTTTCTTACAATCTCTAACTGATCGTCGGAATAATTAAATGATAGTATACTTGGTTCAGCCATCTGTTAAATTTTTTGTATTCCAAAACTGAAGTTTAGAGACCAATTAGAGGTTGCTGGTACATCATAAGTGAACGTGTAAACCAATTCACTTATTTTAACCAGGCTTAAACCATCCTCCGGTTTATAGCCTTCCTTGTATCTATCCTTACCTAAAATATCACCTACTACGTAACGCAGACCGCCATTATCTGTGGATGGATCGGAAACCTGCTTGACATAGAGGTTAAATGATTGTGCAGTGAAGATCGGAATTACGTTCAATGCGATATATTCTCTGATATCATCTTCAATGCTGTTTGGATTGCCCACACCAAATTCAGATATCATATTCTGCTGGAAAACATTCTTTACTCCAGCATTCAACAAGAATCTTCTTAGAATTCTATCTAATCTGATAATACCGAATAATTGGTTCGAATCAAGAAGCTGATAGAATACTTCAACATCAGGATATATGTTCAGATCAAGAACCTGAAGATCTACTGAAACAAAAGCAGTGTCCAATTGTCCTATTCCAGTCCCGCTGGATGTGATAGGCATATTTTGGATCTGGGTAACTGCAGCTGCTGCAGCGAGATTTATTTCATCAACATTACTATTACCGCTCAAACGTGAAACTGGCAATGTGATGAATGTAGAAGCCAAAATATTATCAGGGGTTCTCATCATCTTCGAGCCAAAGAAAGAGTTATATTCTTTCATAGACCTGGTTCCAGCAACTGGTGTTTCAGAAAAAACGTCGCTGAATAAATTATAATAGCCAGATTCCCAATTGGATTGGAAGATCGAGAAATCCTTTTTAGCCACTGGGGTTAAACCAACCAATGGATAAACAGGTCCCTGAGGGAGATTAGCGGCCTTGTCCAGCAATCCCTTATTCGTGCTCACCTTGGTATAACACAAATTCTTGATTAGTCCAAATCCCTTCTGGTTAGGAGCGAAAGTACAATTTCTGAAAGAAAGATCTATAGCGGTGTATCCAACAATAGTATCAGTCTTATCGTTTTTGAATAGAATGCTTTTGCGAGTTAAAGGCTCATACCCACCATTATAACGAGCTAGGTCAGAAGCATATTGTATTCCACCATCAACAATGTCGTAAGTTGTAATCGTAGAAACACCCAGGGTAGATGGTCCTTGAACTGATGGAGCCGGTCTTAAACCAGTATTTCTTGAAAGATAACTAGGCTTCAAGAAGTTCATGTTCAATGATTGGGTATCTACCAAAGTAGAAGATGTGGCTGAATCCCAATAGTACGAATTATATGAGATATAGGGGTTTAAGTTATTAAACCTTTTTGCAATCTCTGCAGTGGATATCCTTTTTATAATGAAATCAAAGTAGTTCTCTCCGCCCGATAATTGGAAAACCGGTTTATCCTCATAAGTGAGCTTTGATCCGAGAGGGATTGTCGCTGGTGAGGTTGGTGAGAACGGAATATTAAAAGTATAATTGAGAGAATCAATTGGTCCAAAATTAACAAAAGAAATAGATCTTCCGGTTGGCCAAGGATAGGTTGATGTGTTGCTAGGAACCGAAAAACTTCCAGCCCCGGTTGATCCAATCAGAGTATTTGCTCCTTGTGGGTAGAAAAGATTAATCTCTTCTCTCAAATCACTATCATAATCTGGGTTCGGAATCGAATAGATAACACCCGGATCAGTGAACGAAGTAACTGAGCTTCCAGACGTCACGCTCAAATCAAGAGCTACGCTGAGCTTTGTGTCTCCTATCTTATAAAGTTCTTGAGGTGTGCTAGCGGTTAAACCTATACCGCTATTTTTCTTCTTGTCTATCAGAGAATACATCAAGAGGTAATCCAGATACGGTGAAAAACCGGTTGCACCGGTGTGTCCTAATACATTAGCACGGTAGTCATTAATCGTAACGTAGCAAACCAGAAGAACAAATTGCTGGGTTGCATTTTCGATTACCTCATACTGTACCGGACTTTGGATTGAGGTGCTATCCTCTTCTACTATCCGTAAGATAGCTGAAAATTTATATCCTTCGTATCCACGATAATTAGGAACATACCGATCAAGATCGTTAGTCGGGTTGGTTAAGGTTGATCTTTTTCTGAATTGGATCTTTACCCCTCTGAATAGTGTTTCATAAAAACCATTGGATTTATTGAAATATAGAGGAGTGAAAAATTCTTTCGTTGGTAAAGTCGAATTCGAATAAGCCCCTAGATAGTCTGTTCCCTCGACTGTGAAGGTATCGCTGAAATACAGAGAATTAGTAGGATCAGCGCTTCTCAAAGTATCTAGATCTACTTTATATGGTAGATAGCTATTTTGATTTTCTAGAGCTGAAGGAGGGTATTGCTGTGGTAATCCCTCTAAAACAAACCATTCGTGGGTTAAATAGTTAGGATCTGGTGTTTCTTTCTCTAAACTAGGTGAAAAGTTTGTAGTGGAGAAAGCAGGTGTCAGATTTAGTCTGTACATGTTTCCACGTGCATCCGTACCGCCTGTATAAACCCATTTATTTACGATCGGAACGATACGAGAAAAATTGGCTCTGCCGGTCGTATAGTTCTCTTCGAGATAATCATACTCATTCGTGAGTTTATTCCCTTCGAATTGATATTCTTTTGGTGTAAGATTGGGATCACGATTTATGGTAGAAATTGATTCAATCCCGATAAATCCTTGGAATTTCCCAATATTGTTCTCAGCATCAACTGGAACGTTATACGTTGCCGAAGAATCACTATAAACAAGCTTAGTAAATTCCGCCGGTACAACAATTGATTTTGGTCCGCTCTGAATGTTATCTATGAAAAGATTTGCAGAGCTGGTTCCTATGAATATTTTACCAGGTGTATAAACCGTTCCATTGTAAGTGATAGAACCAGTCTGAACCAGATATTTTACGCCATTAATGATGTTTCCTGCCTGATTAGAAATAAGCTGGAAATATCTATAGAATTCCGGTGTTGGAGTCGTTGCATAAACAGATGAATAGAAATCGAAATCAAGATCTCTAACGTCAAAAAATGTAAATACACCTGTTGAAAGTTCGGTCATCTTAAAGGCGTTGAATTGCCTATTGGTACCGAAACTCACGATGGCATTTTGATCAGCCAAAACCGCTACAGATAAACTATTGTATCCATTCCATCCGCTAGGAAATCCGTTCGTGAATGAAGGTGAGTCAACGTATTTGTCAACCTGCTTGATTATTGAGAATCCTGTGGTGGTTTCGATCCAATTACCTTTTACAACGGAAAGATCATTCTCCTTGCCAAAAACTACTCTAATCTGGTTAGAATCAGTTCCTCCTCTAAAATGGACAGGACCTGAAATTGAAGTAGCGTCCTTACCATCCAAAAAGATTGTATCAGAAAGTGACGTATCACTTAATGAATAGTATTTTTGCCAAAAAACTGGATCACTATCGGGGGTAAGATTTCCCGTGATAGTAGAGGGAACAGAGGCGATCGATTGCCAATACTCTCCTCCATATAAAACAATTACGCCGGTGGGATAAAATGAGGTTGTATTCCAATCGCCCACATAGCTTGTAGCAAAAATTTGATAATCGTCGTGGACAGAAACTCTGTAAGTTTTGTTTCCGTAACTTCCAGGTACGACTAAGCGAATAACTGAATCAGTCCCAGATGGTGCTGAAATCCAGCCAATCGAAGTAATCTCTCCAGCTGCTCCGGAAAAACTTTTAGCAATATCACCGGTTCCACCTTGGCCAATTAAACCATTGAAGTAATAATCATTACCAACGGCATAAGAATCACCAGGGATCCAGCGTATTTGCGATCCGGAAAAATCCCCATTCTCTACGAGATCGAATTTTTCTTGAAGCGTTCCTCTGCTTCCTTCCGGCCAAGCAATTCTAAAAACTATTTTTTTGCTAACTGGTATCTCATTCTTAAATGTGATTGAGATATAAGAGCATCCTGCATCAACAGGGGTAGATCCGTTGAATGATCCTAACTTATCGTCTGGACCGGTGAAGTCCAATAGATTTACTTGCTGATCACCAATAACTAGACTTCCAGAAGTCGCACCAACAAAACCTGTGGTACCAAATCCTCCTGTTATGCCCAGCCAAGGTCCGAATTCAGCATAATCTGGAATGGAAGCTTCCGGTGTTCTTTTCAAAGAATATAATCTATCCAGCTTATCAGTAATATAGAAAAGCTTATCTGGATTATTCTGGTTAATGTCCAATGCACCAGGAATCCATCCGGTTGCTCCCTCGTAATAGAGACGAACACCGCCGGTTGAACTCTGGAAAGCACTAACATTGTTATAGTAATATCCTAAATTGTCTCTGGTGGGTTTGGGTAGATTTAAATTTCCGGGTTCATCTTTGTAATCCCAGAAGAAATCACCATTTAATTTAAAAGATCCTGTATCATTTCTAGAAACGTATGCTCCGAAGTAACGATTGATCGTGTAAAGATCAGAATCGTCGTCATCAAAATAGAATTCTAGATTCAAAAGATTGGCACAAACTATCCCATTTCTTTCAAATCCTCCAGTCATTGTGGCTTCGAAGTCGATCATAGGGATCGAACTCGTGCTTCTAAAATAAGAATCAAGGATTTCTCCTTTTTGTCCTAGCACTCCGGAGGTCAGGTTTACACCATTCCAATACGTGTAGGCATTGCCCATTCCGAAAGTAACCGGAGATTGGTTATAATTCTGGTCTCGGTACAGATTACGGATATAATTTCCGATTGTTGTTCCCTCTCTAAGATCAAAAGTAGCAATACTCTGACAATTAGGAAGTATCTGATCTTCGAAATACGCAGAAACATCGCTAACCTCAGGATAAAATGCAAGCTCGTCAAAAAGCGCAACGTTACCCTGTCCAGAAATGATTGTATAAGTTGAATAAGAATCTACACCGGTGATAAACTGTCCCGCTGTGTAAGTTACTGGATTACCAGATAAATCGATTCCATAGCTAACAGAAAATACATCAGAAGAAGTAGGGTTTTGGATCACTTTATATGTTTTCCCAGCAACAATACTTGTTACGTTTGTTGTGTAAGGAAAAGAAAGTGGGTTTGGAACTTTGAATATAACAAAGTAATCAGGAATAACATCTTTAATCCATAAAGGAGCAAAGTATCTGAAATTTTCCGGATAGTTTTTATCAACCAGAGTTGAAGCACCAGACGCGTAGAAAAAATCATACTGATCGTTGAAGGTGGTGCTCGACTGTAGGTTTCCGTCTGTTAGACTGGCAGACTCGAAGATAACCTCGTTAGGGGTTGATCCTCTTTGAAAAAAATTGAAGACATCAGTAGCATAAGATTGCTGACCTGTAACCTCAAATTTTTTGTACCTATTATTTGATAGCGTGGTGTTTACATCCAAAGAATTCAGCCAAACTTTATTCTGGGAATCCACCGCGATGCGGAAATTCCCAGTTAGTTTAGGATTCGTTCTAAGAATTTGAAACGAAGTATTACTATCGTATAATTTTTCTCCTGCCATTATGCTCTATATAACGTTTTATAGACTCGGTGAGACATTTGTTAATGGAGAGCGTAAATCATCGGTCTTGAATCTTCCTGTTACTTTTACATCGAAAGAGAAAACGTCAGAATATCTGGGTTTGATATCAATTCCGATAGTTTTTGAATAAGTAATATTAGTTAAATTACCATTTAATCTAAATCCTCCTATGTAACCAAGCTTGTCCACTGGTCTGAATTGGAATATCACTGGGATGATAATTGAATTGGAAATTCCAGTCCCAATAATTGTTGTAGATAAAGAAGTTGTTCCAGGAACTTGGATCGACGAATTAGTAGCTGGTGCTAAGAACAGATAAGAACCACAAGAGTATTTACCTATTAAGAACTCGTCATTCTGTTCAAATCCCAATTTCATCGGATACATCGAATCTGTTCTATTAGAACCAGAAGGACCGGTAACAAAAGGAGTATTAACCTGTCTGTAACCTAGCTGTTTGTAGTAATCATTCTGATTTACGTCGGTCTCGAAATAAAGAGATTGTCTGAACGCAGGATAAACGATAGTACCGTTTGCATAATTAGGCTTAACTAATTCCTGGAATGCAGTTCCATTCCCGTTATTAAGTGAAGGATGATTAATATGCACGCTGAATTCTGATAATGGACCATTACCGATAGGTGTTCTTGCCCCGGTGCCACCTGTATATCCGCCTGACCAAACAGAAGCGTTAGATCCGCCACTTAAAGATCCACTTGGACTGATCAAGGTAGGATCATGAGGAATTAGCTGGTTACCGTTTACAGGAACCGCTCCCGCATAATCATAATTTGATGCATAAGCGGCATCATTAATTACATAGAGTGTTCTATCACCTCCAACGGATTTGTATCTTGGATACATCCATTGGCTGTATAAGTTTGCTGAAGCATATGGAGGTGCTTGTGAGGTTGACATGTTGTCAGGACTTCCTGTAGGACCGATAATATCGGCTGGTTCCAAAGATCTTTGGCTTACAGGTACATCCTCGTATCTGAGATTCTGAGCATAACCAATTAACGGCGGGATAGAATCAGAAACCTTAACACTCATAGAACCTGGCAGCAAAGAAGATAATTCAAGAGGACTTGCTGCTACATTCGAAATCTTCAAGCTTAATGTAGTGGTACTGATCTTTCCTGCGTCTGTTGTTAAAGGATTCTGGTAAACATTTGAAAATGGTTGAACTTCCAATGAAACTGTCGATCCGGGAGCAACAGAACCCGCAGGGATCTGCAGATCTGAGCTGATGATCTCCACTGCCAATTCCCCAACCTGCTGGTTAACAAGTGCACGTAATGCGTCAACCTGATTCTGAAGGTCGACCAATTTTTGGTAGAGATTAATAACCGTTCCATCATTACCAAAGAAACCGGAAGCAATTCCGTTTGCTGTGTGATAGAAGGTTCTATTATTAGTCTCAAATTGCTCGGACAAGTGAGAGTTCAATCCTTGAGCAGATAATTCCTGCTTCATGATGACCAATGCTTGATCCGTGCTATTGTTTAATACTGTAGTTAATTGCGATTCAGTTGTTAAATTCTCTGGGAATGTAACAATAACAGAATTAGAGTATGGAGAAAGGAGAGGATTGTCTGGCCATCCAGCTTCTGAGATCGATAAGATCTGGATCTCTAACTGCTCACCTTTAGTGATAGCAATATCTAGCTGATTGATGTTGACAACGTCTGCATTATCTGGATTTTCATCCGCCCAAACATAAGTTCCCGATTCAATATTATAGATCTTTTTTCTAACCTCAGTTTTAATAACTACCCAGTTAGAAAAAGCTCCTGTTTTTCTTTCGCCATTTAAATCTTGGTATTCGATTTGTTCGGTTGGTTGAACCGCACCCGATTGGCTTCTATACCTGTAACGGATTTGGAATTGAATAACAGCCTGTGGACCCGTTTCTGGACTTTCCTTTGGCTCGGGAATAGGCCAAAAACCTCTTACACGATATTTAGGTGGTTCAGAAAGCTGAGGTACATCCAAAGACGTTGTTCTGATAGACTGAACAACGGAATCATAAAGTTGAGATTTTTGATTCCTTTGAATTGTTAAGCTATTTAATTGTGACTGTAAAGAATTTACCTGAGAAGGATCCGATACCTGGTTGAAGGAAGGCTGAGTTATAGCCACCAAAGAAGATAAACCTGACGTTTGAACCGTTGAAACCGGACTGGTCAAAGATAATCCACTTGTTGGAAGCGAAGAAACGCCAACCGAACCCTGTAAGGTATTCACTTGAGATCTCACTCTATTGATTGCCTGGTCAAGCTCTGAAATTTCGCTTTTTAATTGAGATTTCTGAGCCAGCAGATCATTCAGTTGCGTGGTACTTGTGTTATCCGTTAATTGCTTATTGATCTGGACAACTTTGAAGTCTGTGGTATTAACAACTGGAGTGTTCGGGATTAAACCTTGGATGGCAGAAACTTTTCTTTCCTTAGCCATTCCAAAGAAAATCTGACCAATGTCAGCAACCTGTGTGTTGTAATAGGTCTCAAGGCTTTGAACCCCTAATGGAGTTGTGATGGTCAATTCTGAGCTCCAGAATGTAACCCCTGTTGACCATTGTGAACCAATCAGATTGAAATTATCGTCTAGGGTTTTGAAGAAAATACCCTGTCTTTCGTTGTATCCGACATTGACGTCGATATACTTGGGAGAAAATTGTTGGGAAACAAAACTTAAGGAATTCTCACCAATAGAAATTGGCTGATATCCAGCAACTCTTGTTACCTGAACCGATCCTTGGCTTCTGTCGATAGAAACGATTCTATATCTTGATCCGTCTTCTGTTGCCAATAGATCGTTTACATCAAGGGTTTTTCCTCCTTGTATATTACTAGTGACATCAGTATAATTAAGTGTATCTAAGGAATAGTTTCTTCTAGTCTCCTGTCTGGCTGTTCCGGATGCATCATATACAGTTACAACATCATCATAAACACCTAAAACACTGAAATTTCCAACATTAGCTAGTGTTCTCAAAGGAAGTTGTAAAATGTCCTCGTCAACAAAATAGTTGATACCAGCGTTGGTCAATTCCGTGACAAATTCTGTATAGGTAAGATCGTTCCTACCTTTGAGATTACTGTCGAAGAAAGTTCTTTCTGTGTCTGTTAATGTGTTAGCGATGATTCTGCGGCAAAGGATACGATCTGCATTCTCGACCATCAATCTATCATTCTCTGATAAGGCTGATATCTGATTGGTAAGATCGATTTGAACGTAGAGAAGAGGCGTTAAAAAGCTCTCAAAAAACCAGTTATTTTTGGTTCCGAATGTTTTTGGAACATTCAAACCAATTAATGCAGGAGGATCCTGCAGTGGCTGGGCTTTATAGATTTGAGCGTACGTCCCGTCCGCGTTTCTAACAGTAGAAGCATTTGTGCCTAAACCGGCCAAAGCTTCAACGTTATTATCGAGTCTATCGATTTGATTTTGCAGATATCCAAATCCTGGTACGCTAACTACTCGAGGTGTTCCATTTTCATCCAAAATTTGGATTTCTACAGATTCGTTTGTCGAGGTAGCAACCTGATTTAAACCTTGAATAATTTCAAGAGCGTTTGTTTGTAGCCTCAGAAACTGGGCGATTAAAGAACTTATCGAATTCTGGGTAGCAGCCATTCTTACGGATTATTTGTTAAAGATTTACCTACGATATCAGCTTGGAAAATTAAATTTTCATCGTCCACACAAACGATATCTATCGTTGGTATATTAGACTCTTGGGCGAAATCGTCCTTGTCCAAGACCAAGATAGTAGTTGAGTATGCAATGCCACTAGGTGAAGATAAAGGATATCTTCCTAATGCGTTTGTCAAAATTGTTACTACGAAATCGTTCGGATATACTTGATCTCCGAAAGATAAACGAAGTGTTTGACCTCTTTTCCAATTATTAGAACTATCATCAATGCGGATAGTTAAATCGGATGTTAAACTGAGAGGAGTACCTCCGTTAACATGTTTATAGTAGTTACCAAAAGGTAGCAATGGAACAATGTTATTAGATGACGTACTAAACGTCACCACGTTATTTCCTGCACCGATTGTGTAGTTCTGAGTATTGTTCGAAATTGTAACCTGATTAGGAATATCGCGATTAACCAAAACTCCTAATCCCTGTCTAATTACGTCCAAATTATAGGAGATTTCGATAGAAGGAATATCATTATTGATAATCGCTCTGATCAATTCGTAATTCTGATTAATCAAACCTACAATTGCCTGTGTATTGGTGAAAAGAGCCTGATTGGCTGCAATCGTTGATTCCAAAGCATTTATTCTTTGATTCAAATCCAAAGCTGAATCTGAAGTTAGAACCAGATTTTCTAGACTGGTAATTCTTTGCTCGAGTGATGTGAACTGAGCTGCACCGTTATTTAAAGTTGATGAAGCATCTTGAAGAACATTCACAGCGTCCATGAACATGGAAAGTGAGAATGGAGAGTAGTCGTTAATAGCCTGCTCAACACCAGTCTGGTCAACATCTACGTCAAACTTCAGGTTGATTTTGAAGCCGTACGAGTTTCCGTTGAGTTTGGTTACGATGTTTGGTTTGTACTTCTTAAGACGAGGGATGTATGTTTCGCCACCTGATGTTACAACATCATCTAAGAATAAAACTCCATAGAGGTTAGTTGCCGAATCACCTGGATTTGCAGGATCATAAACATCATAGTAAATAAGAACCGCATTAAAATCAAAATTCTCTGCATCCGCCGTAGCGTTGTACTCAGAGAAAGTTGAAATACTTGGGTTTGTTATAATATCATAATAAGAATTGGTATCGAAATCGATTCCAATTGAATCCAGCTTTGTCCTAGCATACGTTAAACTGTTGTATGGTGGAGTTGCTGTGTTTGTTTTTGTTAAAATTAAAGAAGTAGGATCGGTGAAAGTAGCATCGTTGAAATACGTATTAGCTACTGCTCTTGGAGAATACCAGTTTCCTGATCCTGTTGTTCCGTTTGTTGTATCGGTATAGGTCGCACTAGGCTGGCCAATAACATCATCGTCGAAAATAGCTAAAGTTGACAATCCGCTAGGATTGACTTCAGTATAAGATCTTCCGCTCAAATATTCGTCATTCAATGGATCGGTTGGATTATTAGTCCAGGTTGTATCCAATGTATAGTTTTGATCTACTACATTTTTGAAGAGAACGGTTGGCGTAGATCCATCTTTAGTAGGAACGTAAACATAAACTTCAGTGTATGCGTTATTCTCGTTCTTAACTGAATTTACGATGTCTAATTCTCCAACGTATTGAACAACACGATTGTAAGTTGCTCCTGTCAATCCAAATGAACCGGTTACTCCAGCTACAGGATCACCTTCAACATATCTTTTTTGTGTGATTGGTAATCCGTCTGTAACTATGACAGTATTCTGGTCGAGCGTTGAAGCAACCTCAGTTGATGATGCGGGTTGGAAACGCATAGCTCCAACCTCCTTCAACCATTTGAAGAAAACCCTTTCTGAAATATTCTGCTTCAAAGTAGGATCGTATTCATCCGTACTTGTGATAGTCGTTTCTAGATTTAAACAGTAGCTCTGGAAACTTTGAGAAAATGCTACATTTCCATCAGCGGGGACAAGAACATTACTTCCTGAACTCCAATCAAGAAATGCTGAATCCGGTGCAGGCAGTTTAACTGTATTCCCTGTTGCGTCGAAATAATCAATATCTGGGATGTTTAAAAGAGCAAACTTCGAAAACTTAAATTTATTAGTTGAGTTATTGAAAGTAAACGACAGATCCTCTGCAGCGGACGTGAACGTATAAAAAGTTCCGCCGGTCAGCTGTAAAGGTTGTATAAAAGGGGTTTTAGCCATTTTCCTGAGCTATTATTTAATTAAAATTAAAAGGACATGTTAGTAGCTCCTAGTACTACCCATGATCCTTTTTGTGTTGCTTGCGCACCAGCCACTCTTGGTTCCCATCTCAAAGTGATTGAAGATTGATATTGAGAGTTGGCTGTGACAACGATACCAGCTGAAGGCCAGTTTCCGTATGCTGCAGCTGTATTGAAGCCTGTATAATAAGAGGTAGAACCAGTTACACCGGTGAAGATGTATCCCGTTGCTCCCTTAGTGTTAACGATAGTGACAGTGAAACCTGCAGGAATGTTAGAAGCTGTTCCGCCAGACGTTTCAGAAACTTTCATGTAAAAACCTGTTGGACCGCAATCTGCGAAAATCACATTCTCTGTTCCGGTGATTGCATAGGGTGAGTTAAGTGATGAAGTTACACCACCACCGCTAAGCGAAGCATTATTTGATGCAGGGAATTCCTGACTGGCTGTTAGACCGGTTGTGTAAGTGGTATTTCCCAAGAGGGTAAATCCTGCTGGACCGATTGCCAAAGACGAATTCGCATTTAATCTTCCGTTGAAGTTAGCTGTTCCGCCTGCTGTGAATGTTCCGGTTGAGGTCACGGTGGTTGTTCCACTGAATGTAACTGCTCCAGAACCAGTTAAGGTTGTTGTTGAAAGACCGGTAAACGATCCTGCACCATTAGAAAGAATCTGTGCTGCTGCAGTTGATCCTGTTGGGACCTGAATGGAATTAAATTGTCCGATTTTCGCGGATACCCTTCCGGTTGGCTGGGTGGAAATATCCAGGATTCCATTATTTGTATCAATTCCAAAATTGGTGGAATAGGTGTTTACCCAGTTTTCCAGAGTGATGAAATTGGAATTGATGGTTGTTCTTGATCCAGAGATAGAATCAGTTCCCAAGATTTCGGTGATGCTTATCGTTGACATAGTTTTTTTTCTTATTTCAGCTGTTGAATATATATCGAGTTCATATATGACGACAAATTCAAAAATCCGCGTGTCTCAGAAAGATTTCTTTGACATTTCTCTTAGTAAAAACCAGCACAAATATTCCCAATCAATCTTAGAAAATATTATTACTTTCTGTTGGGGTCCTGCCGGTAGTTCTAAAACTTTTTCAGCCTGCTATTCAGCTTTGAAGCTTTTAGCCAAAGGTCAGGTGAAGAAAATAATTCTAACAAAACCCATTCAGGAGTCTGGAGAAAAGTTAGGAAGCTTGCCTGGTGACGTAAATGAAAAGATTGCTCCTTTCATGGATTCTTTCGTTTCAACCATCGAAAAAATTATTCCAAAAGAAAAAGTTCTCCAGCTTTTAAGAGAGGGAATTATTGAATTCAGACCATTGGCTTATATGCGTGGATCGACATTTGATGACTGCATTATGATTTTAGATGAAGCCCAAAACTGTGACATGAAGCAGTTAATGCTTTACACTTCACGTCTTGGAAAAAATTCTAAAATGGTTATTGCAGGCGACGTGACTCAGCATGATATTTCTTATGAAAAAGTTGCACTCCCCGAATTTATCGATCTGGTTAAAGATATCGAAGGCGTATCGGAAGTGGTTTTCACTGACGCTGATATTGTAAGATCAGACATCCTCAAAGAGATAGTAAAGCGTTACGAAAATTGGAAATATAGAAATATGGCCAAAAGGTCTTAATCTATAGGTCTAAATGTAGCGTCTGGATCGTTTTTCAAAAGTAACGGAGATCCTTTAAGATTCTCACCAGCTTGTCTCAATATTCTCATTTGCTCAGCTAATAGATCTTTAGAAAGATCATTAATCTTCACTTCCTGGGTTTGTTTAGGAACTGTGTAGCCGTAGTCTGAGGAATTTACTACAAACGGATCCGGATCATCTTCTTTTTTAGCGGTATGATCAACGACCTCGATGAAAGCATTCTGGGTTATCTCATAGACGTTCCCGTTTGCATCCTCTACAGAATTTTCTAGAGTATAGAAACCAGGCTTGATAAACGTATAAATGAAATAAGGTACTTTTCTTACATCCAAAATCTTATCGCCAGATCTCGAGTCGAGCAATCTCCACGTATTCATATTCTTCCCGTAGATATCAGAAGGATAGTTTGTCATGAAGACCGTGCTCATGAGAGGGATTTTGAAATTAGATCCATTCATGTGCACATCGCACCAATTCCAGGATCCTTCGCCATATCTGGAATCAACGTTTCCGTAATTGATACCGATCGGGGGATTATACTGGGCGATTTTGAAAACAGAAGGTATTTTAGATACCGAAGAAGGCAAAGCAATTCCGGTTGCTCCAGTTGCTCCTGAATGAGTTATGCTATAGTAAAGATTAGAATCTGCATCGTAAGCCAGAGATAGTCCTGCAACCTCAATTTGGTTGGATGTTAAATCTAGAGTATCATTCAAAGTACCAGATAAAGATAATTTATAAGCTTTGTAATAGCCAGTTGTACCTGTCGATCCAAACTGTTTCATATTCAAAACGTATTCATCTCTCTCGGTGATGATAGACTCGTCTAAGAAAGCAAAAGAATCATTGATCGGATAAGAAAATTCTTTCTTAATCATTCCATTCGGAGTGAATCTTTGAACGTAGAATGAAGTGCCTCCAGTAACTGAATATGATCCTTGGTTTATTGAATAATTAGGATTCTGTTCAGTTATGGTAGCTACAGAATATAATCCTTCATGTGAGAAAGCAAAGACGCCATAATTCTCGTCATCGTAGAAACCTCTTTTAACAATCTGGATTCCTTTACTTGTCACTGTTCCATTTCTGTCAGTTACGAAGAAGAAAGGCTCGTGTCCAAGATTGTTAGCTGCAGTTGAACCAGTACTACCGAATGTGAAATTTTGGTTTGTAGATCCGGTTACCAGAATCGTGTTTGAAGATGAATCCTGAACTGACTGGTTGAAGTGTGTGTTACCAGTTCCTGCTGTTATGAAGCTATCATAGAGATTCAAATCTCTATCAAGCTGAATCATACTGCCAGATTGTAGATATCCTGATGAGTATGATGAAAATTCAAATGGGTTATTATTAGGAAGATCGTTAGTAAATTCCCACTGGTTTGCTAGAGTGCTATATCCTCCAGATACACCAAGAACCACATTGACCCATTTATTCCCTGCATCCAAATGAATGCTTTCGGTATTCAAATAGCCAAAGATTCCAGTTACACCAGTAGCATCAAAATCGCTTGCAGCAATCGGGAAGTATCTAAAGTTTTTTACTTTATAAGATCTTTCAAATCCACCGGTTACTCCAAAGTTGATGTCACCAAAGCTCATGCTAGATCCAAGATTGTGGTCAATCTCTAGAACGAATAATGACTCTGCATCATTTGAGATCAAGGAAGGGTCTGGAATAAATGGACCACTCACTGATGCGGTTGCTCCATTCAGAATCCAAGGGTACTCAAAGGTTGGACCAGTGATACCTGGGTAATATAAAGAAGACAATCCAATAGGTCCTCCGGTTGGACCGGTGATCCCTGTTGTTGTTAGAGATGCAGCGTTCGGATATACGTTATTATAAACAAATTTGCCAACTTCCAAATATCTGCGGAAAGTTCCAGCTACGAAGATTGATTCGTCGTTGAATCCAGAGGAAACCGAAAGTACCTTAGTTGAATATCCTCTAAAAGGAATAGCACCTAAAGGCTGTCCCGATTTTGAATAATAAGCCAAGAAACCAGCATTCAAATTAGACCCAGCCGGAACAGGTGATCCTGCGTTGGTTGGATTCGGGTTTGCGAATTGGACATAGTTTGATCCGTTCTTATATCCTAAATAAACGCCAGCTGCATTAGTATAACCACCAACTATTACATTACCATTATTGGTGGTAGATGTTGTGATGTATGCGGTTCCTCCTGTTGCACTAACGAGGAAAGAAGATCCGGTTAGACCTTCTGCAGTTTGGATCTGAGAGGATAAAGGAATTGGTCCAGCAGAATAAAAATTAGGATTTCCTACCTCACCAGTGATAATAGATTCTAAATCAGAGTTTACGAAAAGCAATCTAGGATCTGTCCCAGGATGCTGTCTCATCAAATAATCGAAGTCGTCCCCGCTCCACGATGGATAATCCCAAGTGTATTTGTTTGCTTTTGGTAATCTGAGTGAATCTGTGTTGGTATAGTCTACAAAATCCCATCCAGTTGCGCCCTCGTAATCCGATGTAGCTCTTACGTGTGGGATTACGTATGAGAACTGAACTAAATCATTATAACAAGATATCCAGAGATCGTTTGTGTAATTCCTGAAATTATCATTTTGTGTATTTTGGGATATCAGTTCAGCGGAGATGATGTTGTCGTTTGGTAAATCGCCCGTTGATACATCGAAATTGGTAAGAAATGATCCATTAAAATGGTAAAGTCCTGTTCCCTGCTTCAATTCCCCTTCCCCTGCTGAAAAGAATATATGACCATTGGGTCTAACAGTTATGGTAGTTATAAGATTAGACGAAAGATTGGTAAATGATGATGAGTTCCATGCTTGCCATTCGTTAAAATCATAGAAGCAAAATCCAGATTCTGTGCCTATCCACACATTACCATTTTCATCAAATTCGATTGCTCTAATTTGATTTCCTGGTAATCCAGAATTCTCAGTGGTAAGAACCTTAACGTGAGGTACGTAGATACTTTCCGAGTATAAATTTTCTGTCTGGTAATAAGAATCTTTAAGGATCCAGATACCGTTAGATGTTCCTATCCAATATTCATAAGAGAATCCATCTAAACCTCTTGGCTGAATAGTATAAACACGAGGAATAGTATTACCTTCTCCCAGAATATTTCTCCACTCCCTCGCCTCTGTGTTATAGATTAATAAATTACCCGCGGTGGCTCCAATAAATCCTGTTGTTCCGGTTACACCTATGCCATCATTCAAAGAATTGATGAAAGCTAGAACTTCTGATCCATAAGGGCTTGCCTCGATTACCGGACATTGATAGTATCCTCCGGTGAAGCCAAGTTCGGTGAATGTCCAGGATTCTGATTTTTCATTGTCCTGACCATATAATTTGGTGACCGCAACATCTGAAATGCATGGTCCATTAGCGCATCCAATCCATTTGCTCTGATCAGCATCAATGCTTAAGCACCGGGTATCTAGATAATATGGATCGTTGCTCGGAAGAGCAGAATTTTGATAGTTTAGGTATGTCCAATTATCTCCATCAAAATAAGAAATATCTTGTCCTACTGCCCAAACCCTATTCTTGTTGTCGAGCTTTATCTGTGTTATCTTTAAATCGTTAGCGGGCATTGCTGTATTTATTCATTATTATAAACTTCCACCATAATACCATCCTCCGCTGGGACCTGGGATGATACCAGGCATCGGGTTAAGCTGGGTCTGATCATCTACGCAACCAAGCCATGAAGCATACCTGAACCTTGCGTTAGATGGATTCAGCCAATCGCTTGGGAATGCAGCAGGTCCGGATAGTCCTACACCGGTTGAAGGTGCTACGACAACTGTCCATTGTACGAGTGATGAATTATCGGTGATCTCTATTCTAGTAACTGTTGCGTCAATTGATTCGATTAGAATACCGTGGTAATCAGATCTGTTATTGTATCCCGTTAATCCATAGACAAAATTTGTAGACACGAAATAAGGATTGTAATCTTCGCTTTCTTTAACCCTAATTGGAATTATACCACTACCGATGGGTGTGAAATAACTTGTTATCGACTGGTTTAACACCGATGCAATACCAAGATTTGGACCTACGTCCTGGGCTTTAAAAAATCCATATCCGTCATTACCGGACAATCCTGCAGACGCATCAAAATTGGTTTGAACCAGGTCAACACCATTGGACCAGTGTACAGTGATATAAATCTTAAAGTATTGGTCTCCGGCGGGGTTTGTTCTGGGAAGCATAAATCCTGAGCTAGGAATAGCAACTACCCCATAATTTGAAATCGTAAAGTTACCGTGCACGGACGACAAAATGTTCGTGTAAAGTAAAGGTGGGAATCCTCCTCCCGTTCCGCCAACAGACAAATAAGGTTCTTCAACGTCCCGAGAAAGCATTCTTACTTTTGCTGCCATATTCAGGAACTCATTCAGTAGAGCTAAAGGCCAAGCACGTCCGCCTGAAGAAACTGCGTTCCATTTGGTTCTAAGAAATGCACCACGGTCAGCGAACATTCCCCCTCTGTTACCAAGAACATAGTCTTTAAGCATATAGCGTCCAGCTGTGATCGGTGTATTAAGGGAAAATAAAGCTGTGGTGTATGCAGAAGAATCTACAATCACATATCCCGTTAATCCAAATGGATATGGAGACGTCGATTCAACATAGCCAAAGTGTCCGGTATATTGGGCAATCTCTTCGTTAGAATGGAAATAATTATTCGTTTGAAATCCGGTTCCTGGTACTGCCGGGCCCAAAGTTCTCATAGCAGTCAGATCCACGACAACAATAAATCCAGTTGAATTTCCTGTAAGACCGTAAGAGCCTAATGTAAATGGAGCGCCAGCGGTTGTTCCCAATGACGAGGTCATCACATAAGCGGTTGGACCGTAAACGGAAACCCATTCGTAGCTAAGATCAAATTCATCCTGACCAGCTCCTAATTTTTTAACAACCATATTTTGGGTCTTCGTTCCTATGTCGAAGTTCGTCGCTGCTGTCAGTTGAATCGGAATTGAAGCAGTAGCCCCGGGATCACCCAGATAAGTGCCTGTAGCGTCATACCAGTCTCCGTATTGATAGTTTGTTAGGTTCTGTACACCAACAATATTTGCAAAACCTGGTAATACCCATTCCCAATCGGTTGGAACCGGTGAGGATGTGTCGGTGATGGTGAACAATTCGTTCATTTCAACCGGTGATCCAGGAACTGTGAAATTGACTGTGAGTACGTTCTTATCTACACTAATTATCTGGTATTTAGTTAAAGTTCTTGAGGTACCGTAGGTATCAGTTACGGTTAAACTTGCATTATAATCGCCAATATTATTGTAGGTCACCACAGGGTAATGTGATGCTGAATTTCCTGGGGTTCCACCCGGAAACGTCCAGGAATAAGATGCGGTAGCTCCGACCGTAGAATCTGGATCGAAGTAAACCTGCTCTCCCTGTAAAATATTCAATATTGGATCTGGCATAATTATGGTCCTGTTGCGTAAGTGAAATCAACACAGAGTACTGGATTTGCTCCCAAAACTGATGGAGGAGCAGGGTAGGTACCTGTTGGTGATGATACATTCGTGATAACACGATTGCTAGGTCCGGTGATGGTCAAAAAGTCATCATATCCGGACGGGAAAACTCTATAGTAGAAATTGGTAATATGTGGATCGGTAGATGCGTTAAGTTGATCTGCCACCTGACCTAGCGTTAAATACCCGCTTGCCCCAGTAGCACCAAATCCAACGAAAGTAACTCCGTTAGCAAACGGAGTTGTTTGTTTTCCTGTATCAACTTTGATACTATCTCCAACCAAGGAAGAGTGGATTTCAAATCCTCCCAACCAAGTATTATTGTATTCAAAATCCCACCACGAATGAGCATATCCTGCGTCCCACGTAACCTCGTTGAAATTCTTCCAGACGAGATTTTGTGTTCCCCAATACTTCAAATTAGCATTTGGAAGTTCCTCCTGGCTTTCGTCCCATTGAACATACACGTTGTCGATGTTTTGTCCACCATTTAAAATTATATCTTGTGAAACTACCTGAATAGATCCGGTAGCAGTTATTGATAGCGGATATCCATTATAGATTGCACCAGAAGTAGATGGTGATGAAATTAGAATCGAGCAAGGATTTGCAGCTGGATTAAAAGTCGTAGCAAAGAAATCAGGCTGTGTGATGACTGAATTTATCTGGGTTACTATAGAATTTGCAGTCGATTGTAACGTAGATCCTCCAGCCGTAGCACCAATTACCCTACCATTCACAGATACCGATATAGTCCCTTCACCTACAACTTGCATGTTCGGGTAAAGAGATGTGTCGACAGTGATCTGCGAAAGGGTAACAAGGATTCCAGCTTGTGGTGAAAGTACTACTGGTATCTTGAATTGATTAGAAGCAAGTGTGCTATCGTAGATTATCTGCCACTTTCCGTTGACAACCTCGATAGAATTTTTGATGTAAACATAATCTCCATTGGAAAGTCCATGAGGTGTTGTTGTGGTTACTGTGCATAATCCAAACTGAGTCCCTGTTATTCTAGGACCGCCTATAGAAGTTACGGTTAATACGTTCTGTGAGATGCTGAATGAGCCAGTTGCACCGCGACCTCCTGATGTTATTTCAACATCTATTTCTTCTCCCTCTGAAGCATTGTTACCATAAAAGGCAAAGTCCAAAAGATCGGGTGGAAGTCTTTGCTCCAATTGTTTTTCGGTCATACCCTCGGCAGGATAAAGCCATTTAGACTCGTAAGTATCCCAATCCTTAATGGTGTAGTCCCAGGTATAAAATTCGTTTTCTCTGTATCTTGTCCAAGCCTGAAGATCGATTAGTTTGGGTGCAACCTGTAAGACTTGCTTTTCAATCTTTCTTAGGATTGAGTTGTTGGCATCATAAACGTTGCATTGCACGTCGTAGATGCCCGTATAAGGAACAAAGTGAGCAAGTCTATAGAAATCCATTATGTAACCTCGATATGAGAAATAGTAAGGACTTCCTGCACTGCTTGCGCTTTTTGTGATGATCCATTCAATCTCGTTACAGTTTCCGAAATTAATGTTATTCCAAGTTAAAATAGAATTGAAATTAGTTGGTGTCGAACCGGTAAGTCCTAAACTATATGGTGAATACAGAGATTTCCAATTTACGTCCATCTCGTCCCACATCCATTGATCAACGTCATATTCAAAAACTATGGGCATTCCGACAGGATTCACCCATCTTTCTCCTGTGTCTGGATTGATATAAGCCTCCGGATCCCATTTGGAATCCATAAACTCGACTATCTGTCCATTCTGTTTAAGAGTATAGAATTCAGAGATAGCCTGAATCATTGCCAGGTTCTGGTCTCCCGTGTACTGTTGTCCGCTGTCTAAAGGAAGGATGGTATTGCCAAGATCAGAAATTGAAGCGTTGACAATATTGATCTGTCCATTAAGTACAACCGAATTTACATCCAGGTAATAATAGAGTGAGTTTTGTTCCTGTGGGTTAACATTCAGAATAATTTGTCCTCCTGTTGCTCCGTTAGAAATGATCCCAAGCGGGTCAACCTGTGTAAGAGAAGACTCAGTAGTAATGTAAAGCCCATAACCAGTAAGATTGGTAAATTCATATTCTTTACCACGGGTCAATTCTATTGTTGGATTGTTACCAGAAAAGCCACTAAATTTTAAAGCCCCGCCAGCAGAAGTTCCACCGGTAGATCCGGCTAGTGTTACATCAAATCCTCCAGTAGCACCATAATTCATCGGGATCTGGATAGATGACGTTGAATATCGTACACCGAAATTTCGTAGATCTTCAAGATATCCGAAATCTGGATTAACTATGAAATCAACATCATTTCCTAGGTTGATCTCAAAGCGGTCCATGACATCGGACCAGCTTTTAGTGTTATAAACGTTAAAATAGATTCCCTCTCCGGTAATATCGATTATTCTCGCATTAATCGGGAGGTACTTGTTTTTTAGAATTTGCTTAAGAGAGAAAAGTTTAACTAAAACTTCCTCCTGTGAAAATAAGAAAGAGTCATCAACTATCGGATAGCCGAATTCGTTTTCTGTATTGGTTACCTTATTCAGGTCATAGTATAGTCCGAATAAGGCTGTTTTCTTATACGTTCCGCTGGGAACGATAGTATCCTCATTTGCTACATCTAATCGATAAACTCCATCCTGATCCGGGCCATATGTTTGAACCATCCTAAACTTCCCTGAATTAGGGCTGTTTATGATTTCATCAATCATGAAAGAATTAGAGTATGGAAGCTTTTTAAGAGAGTCTAGATATTTCTGATTTTCAAGTACTGATACCCCAGGAGTTGTATTGGTCTTGTAATCTATGTTCAGCCAATATTCTTTGATCCTTAAGTCCTGATATCCAAAAAATCTTAGAGCATTGATCAGACCTTTATACGATCCGAGATATGGGAATATCTGCTCACCAGCCACCATAAGCTCCTTACGCTTCACGTTTAGCTCAACGTAGTTAGGCAAGGGTTCTGATGGGTCATGGTCTCTGAAAACCATAGTTTCATCCGCTGTTAGGGTTCTTCCCAGATTCTCTAGCAGGGTGGAAAATCTTTCATCCTCGCTTTCAATCTGTCCGTAGAAATTTATCTCCGCAATTTTTAGAGGAGCTGCTCCGGTCAAACCAACTATTTGCTCGATGATAAGCTGTCTCTCATAAACGTCTGCAGCTACGTTTGATGAATTGATAGCTGCACTAATTGTGATAGGAGCTTCAAGATTATAAGAGGTAACTGCAAATCCATCCGCCAAAGAATCGGTAGACTCAACGGGAATGGTATAGATGAGGTTGGGGTAATTGCTGATACTAGGATCACCGCCGATTGTAGGGTCGCTTTCCGTGATCTGATACGTGAAAATAATGTCTGTTACATCGACATTACCGTACGAGCTATTATTCCAGCGTGTTCTCCATTGGACAGGCTCAGAAGTTCCGGTTAATCCAGAGTGTGGATATCCAAAGATAGTATTACCTGAAGTGTCTTTGAATTCCTGGATGATAAAGATCTGCTCGTTCTCGAATAGACCTGCGCTGACATTGTCAAAGTAAATAAATCCAGTATAATAACCACCTGGTGCATCACGATAAGCGGTTTTAACAGTTACCGTTCTATCGGAACTAACGATCAGGTTACCATTGTATCTGGTAAAATTAAGGGTAGAGTAGTTAGCCGATATAGAAATAGAATCAACATAGATTTCAATGCTTTGTCCGCCTTGAACTTCTAAAACCACGGTGATGCTTGATCCGAAATTTAGCCACTCTTCAATCCGCTGAGACCAGGCCAGCACACTATAGCTATTTCTATCGAAATGGTTAATTTCAAAATATCCTGACCCTAGGGTAGAAAGATTAATCTGCCCGGGTGAGGACGATGAAAGACTGGTGATAAAATAGGACGAGTTGTCTACACTAGGGAATGATCCGGTAGGCCCGACGTATTCGAAATTTAAAGGGCTCCCGCTCTTATCAAAAAATCTTAAGTTTAAATTGACTGAATTCGACATTAGAACACCCTTTTGTTATTTCTTGGTACTGTATAATTAAAATAGTTTTTTATTTCCTTTACGCTTTCAATCACACCGAAAATAACACGATTAAAAGTAGCTAAGATCGAGTCCTTGACAGGATCTCTGAAGAAAACATTTGACATGCTTCTTTTTAGAATGACCTCTTTATAGTCGAATCCAGAATAAACACGGTCGTTGATGCTATTTTTGATATCGGTTAAATTCTCGTCTGGGAAGAATGCGTAATAACGTCTTTCTTCCTGTGTCTGTGTTAGCTGCTTAGAAATAGTTCTATACGTAGTAATATCTGAGCATGGCGCATATTTATATTGGCCGGTACTGGAAACCAAAATAGTTCTTGCACCCGAACATCCCATGCTCTCCGACCTTGCCAATGCTACTGCTTCATCCGTGTACAGGTCCTCTTTATTAAAGGGCGAAGTTACAGATGACTGGAATTTAACACCAGTGGCATTGTAGGCTAATTCCGGATTGTCCGGAAGATATTGGCTATATTTGTTAACCATTGATACTGTCGATTAATGCTCTTCTTTGAGCTATGTTTCTTTCTGCGTTATAGTTCATGGGAACAACGCCACGAATAGTAATATTCAGAGCACTAGGTTTTCCTGGAACGATACCTTCTTCATATTGGGTACCGTATCTGTCTGTCCATCCTCCGCGGATTACTATAAGTTCGTTTCTGCCAATTATGATATTCCCAAATTGATCAATACCAACAAGTGAACTTGGGGTATTACCAGCATTTAAAGCTTTGATTGCGTTTGCCTCGTTTTGATCGCCTAGGAAGCTGAAATCTACCGAATCAACTCCATCGATTGCTTCTATTAAAGCAATCATGTCAGATTTAGGAACTCTATCTCTTCTTTTCAAATTTATGAAGTATTCTGAAATACCTTGTCTAATTTTTGACTCGATGATATCAGGGTCATAGCCTTCGAAAATATCTATAACTGCAATTCCAACGTATTTAGAGATTGATGGCTGAACGATTTTTACCACTGTGGTCGCTATCATTTGTCCAGATTCTTCTAATAAGTTTAGAATAGCTAAACGCTGTTCCTTTGTTAGAAGGAATTCGTTAAGACCTATATTGAAATAGTCTTCATTGCTTTCCAGAGTTAAAGTCACATCAGGAACCAGAAAAAGATAAACAACGTTATCGTCATCTAAATATTGATCATCAAAAGTTGTAAATGCCTGAACTTGAGAAAATATACCTAAACGTTGGAGGTAGATTTCGTAGTTAGCGGTATTGGCAAAAACAAAAGCTCTACTGGTTTGAGGTGCAACAAGTCTCACCAATTGTATTGGCTCAGGATCAGTTCCGAAGCTCGGATCGATCGTTGACTGGATTAGCAGATAGTTATTCAAATTAACCTCTCTGCCAAATAAATCGCTGCCTTGGCTAACGAAAGTATAGGTTAATGGTTTGTCTTTGGTTGAAGCTATATTCCCAGCGAATCCTGATGTCTGAATGAAATCTACACGAATCACAGATCCAGGAGGAGGCGTAGCTCCGAAGTTAACGTTACCGAAGTAAACATCGATGCCCTCTGAAATTCCGGTTTTCACTAGGTATCCCTTTCCATTCAAAGGTATGTCATAGAGTGAATCATATCTCTTCCACTGCTCATTGTTGACATAAACGTCGATGTTGAATTGGTCGACGTAAATTCCAGATCTGGAAGGAACGTTATAGCTTTGAAGTAAAGCACCATTTCCTGTAAAAGATGCAGAATCGGTTACCCCCTGTATTATGGTGCATCTCAACGATGTGTCAGCGGTTAAATTTATACGAGCATTCGGACCTGCTAGTCTCATTACGTATGTAAGTCCATTTTGCTCGTTTCTAATCCCAGTGTTATTTGTGATTAGAACCGCACCTCCACCAACATCTCCTTCTTTCCTATTCCATGAAATGGTTATTTCGCCCCTAGCAGCAGAAGCTCTTCCTGCATCATATCCAGCAATTCTTGCTAAAGATCTTATAGAATAGTCCCTAGTAGCTTGATTAATATTAAGTTCGGTGATTGAATCCTCGATAAAATACAAAATCAATTGTGAAAGATTCTGAATAACAAACAGGATTTGTCCCCAAGCGGATGCAACGGTGAAAATATTTCTTGTCTGGTTATAAGTCAGCTGCAAAAAATCGAATGATTGCCTGAGCAATCCGCCAATTAGGATATTATTTTTTCTAAAGATATTCATTACTTATGTGAATTTTAGTGAAACTACCGGACTTTCTCCCCCATTTACAGGAAGAAAAAAATCGAAATATGCAATATCCCTCTGTGTTCCCTGGTAGAATTCAATGTTATAGTATCCTCCAAGGTCAAAAAAGATCGGTACGTATGTGGTCAAGTGGAGATTTAGTTCGTTTCTAAGCCCATCTTCCGATAATTCAAGATCAAAAAGCATAGATTCTAAGTCCATACCAAATGATGCATCGCCCAAGACCTCACCTTTATTAGTGAGCAAACACATTTTTAACTGGCCGATACAAATTTCTACCGGATCAGTTACCTCTATAATATCTGATTTATACATGGGATCGTTAGGATCCCGGTTGTAAATTTCCCTCATGGCTACTTATATATCAGCCTATTGAGAGTGTGCAATTTTAGAAACATAAGCTATTTTATGGTTCTATTCCTTTTAGAATCATAAATCCGGAATTTAAAAGATAACCCAAGATTTATCTCTCTAGTATTCAATGTTGTCAAGTACACAGGGCATAAATATATGTTTCTATATTTATATGCCATAAACCTATTAATTTTTCAATTCCATTGCAGGAAATAGCTTGGTGTGTTCTCGTCATTTATCATCTGCATGACCTCTTGAACCTCTTCTTTACCCATACTAATTATACCTTGAGCATTAACTTTTACTCCGCCTGGAAGATTATAGTCAAACACCGAAAGCATGTTACCCAATGCTTCCTTGCTTTTTCCTATGCAGTATCTAACGAAAAGCTCGTCAGCATAAAGATCATCTTCGACGATTTTTACGAAACAAGAGATCGCTACATCAACACCGCCGGGATAATCACCATTAACTCCTGCACCATTAACCCCTCCGGTATTAACCCGGTTTGGATCTCTTCCCAGAATTGTTAGTTTTTTGGTGTTCTTGTTCCAGTTATAAGCGAATGTTTCAAGCAAATATGCTTTAGCCAAATCAAAATATGAATACATAACGGTACGGTAAACGAGGTTATCACCAACAAACGGTGATAAAAGCAATTCCGATCCTAAAAGTTTGGAATCGCCAAAATCTCGGTCAGGGTTTCCAGAAATCCCGCTACCATTGGTCTCTCTAACATCAAATATCGAAACTATATTGTCAGGAAGCTTAATCTGACGGGTAGCTCTAAAATTTGCATTTGCAAAAATAGATCTACCTAAAACTATGATTCTTTTCTCAACCGAGTACTGGTAATTGTCATAGAAATAATCCCGAGCCCTTTTGATTATTCTCTGGATTTCGGTTTGATTCAAATTGTACGGAAGAGAGCAAGAGTAAGACAAAGCGTCTTCAATTTCTCGGATTAATTCTAATTCTGTCATGTTAATAATTTAGATCTTTGAACTTCTGTATCTTTACAGGCTTAAGATTGTCGTCGCCAAACGATTTACTGGAAATGAATTGTCTGCTCTCGTCTTTCGTCTTAACAATTTTAGTTTTAGAACTGATTTCAGAGTATTCTGTAACGTTACCATTTCTTAAAACGCCGCCAACTAATTTACCTCCGATCTTTTTACCTTTGCTATCAACGTAACAATCGATACAGGTATTTGAGAATTCTATTGATGTGTCCTTAATTTTACTTTTCTCTACACGGTTGTTATTGAAAAGCTGACTTTCATTCAATTCTGAATTATTGATTTCAGAATAGAAAATCCTGCAATTATTGATGCTGCATCTTTTGAGCTTGCATTCCACTAGGTCAACATCAGAAATGATCATTCCATCCTTGAACTCACCCTCTTTAATCTGGAATTTTCCTATTGAAGTATCGTAATTGAAATATCCTCTCCTAAGTCCACCTTCCACGATCAAATCGAAAATTTTATCGCGGATCGTACTCCAAAGAGATTTGATGTTTTCGTCCCAGCCTTTCAGATCTACCATTATATGGATATCCGGATAGTTCATAAAGAATTGGTCGGGATTCGAAAAGCTTCTCACCACTTTCTTGTATTGGTTCATGATATTTTGAAGAACCTCAACATCTCTTTTTGTGTAGTTGGAATCACCTGCAAGAATTTTATATAGGTGCAAAACGATGTAATCAATAACCTTGACGATCGATGATCCTTTTTTCTCGTAATCTCTTCCGCCTAGATATCTAAATTCCAAATACCCATCTTTCAGCTTAGTGAAATTTACCCCGTAGTATTTTTCATTGGGCAACCTAAACATTGTAGGATCTATGCTTTGAATATTGTCGAGGATCATATACCTGTTTCTAGGCACGATCTTCTTGATGCTCTTAGCATAAACATTTCCGAATCTAGATCCGAACTTGTCATAGATAAGTCCTTCATCTAAAGACAAAACAAATTTGAGTTTGTCGACATGCTGGAGTGGTGTTCTAACATCCTTTCTCATCTCATCGTACGAAACGTTGAATTGGAAAGCACAGCGATCATTTGTGTAGCCATATTCTTTGATGATGGCCAGAATTTTATAAAGGACAGGAATAGCTTCTTGATAAGGCATAGGTCCAGTGATCAGTTCAACCATATCTGAACCGCCTGAATAATCAGCCTCTAACTTGAAGGTATTCCTGTCTACTGGAAGATCGGAATGATATTTCTCAGAAACTTGTACTTTTTTTCCTAATTCTTTCGATATGATTTCAGCTAACCTGCCTTTCATCATAGGTGAAAAGAATTCGAATTCGAACCCAATATTTGCCGAACTTAAAGCGTGAGCATCGTCGAAATAGTTTCCATTTTCCATTATAATGGTTCTGCGAATAGTTTTCCAGCAATCAAATCTACTTCGTAGATTTTAACCAGTAAGTCATCACCGGTTTTCTTGCTCTTCATGTCTTTACTGTATTTATCTTGAGGAACTAAAGCAAATGATCCAATTTCAGTAATTTCTACCAAACAACCGTTTCTTCTCTTGTGCTTAATCTTAGCATTGAAAATTTTCTCCTGTCCTGATTCGATTTCACTAGCGATCTCAGACAATCTAATATTTTTTTCCAATGGCTCGTTAAAAGAAAGGGTTAAACGATTCTTATCTTTAATTTCCTTGATATAGAATTCAACTGTGTCGCCAGGTTGGAATTTTTCGATTTGCTGATCGTCTTCAAACTCTGTTTTATGAAGAAGACCTGTATAGATGTCTTCCCACTCAACGAATACTCCGAATTCAGAGGTTCCTGTAACCTGACCACTGTACTTTTTGGTAAGATCAAGATCTTGAATTTTAGAATCAATGATTCTGTTCAAATACTTCTTATATGAAACGACAAACATATCTTTCGCTTCAACATATCCTTCCATCATTACATGGATTTCTTTTCCGATGTAAGAATTGAAGTCAGTAATCTTATTGGCAGCTGCCAAAGAACCTGGCAAGAAGCATTTAATTCCAGATAGATCAACAATGTAACCTCCCTTATTGATAGATTCAATCTTAACACGATAAGCTGAACTTTGCTCTTTGATTTGTGAAAAGAGTTCGTGCTTCAAATTGCCTATGAGATTATCGATGACAGATCCATAGTAATTACCATTCACATTGCGAACGGTAGCCTGAATATTTTGTCCAATCCTGAAATCTAGACCACCGATTTCCAATCTTGCAGCATCTTTCTGCTCCTTAACTAAATCAATAAAAATTGATTGTCCAGTTCCTGTTTGTGCAATCACAAACTTTTGATTGATGCTAACTACCTGGCACTCGTAAGTTTCACCATCTGAAAGATCCTTCGCCAGAGAAATGGTTGAATTTTCTGGACTGAAATTTCCAAGATAAACGGATAGTAAAGATTTTGCGTAAGCTTCATGGGAATAAACTTTTATCCCCTTAGGTGTGTAGATTCCAGTGTTTCTTGTGTAACGGCCTGTTGAATTCCAATCGAATTCTGTTAAATTTGCGTTTTCAATTTCGTTCATTTTATTAGGATTGTACCTGCCCTTATATATCAACGGACAAAGCTAATCCTAAAATATCCCCGGAACCACAGCAACTATCGGAGAAGCCGGTGTTGCACCGGAGTAAATGAACTTCAGAGTGAGAAGATGCTTGGCCAAAACCACAGCCAATGCTTTCGAAATTGCAGTGGCCGAAAGTATCCCTGTCGGGTCATCTTTAAATTTTGAATCTAGACCCAAATTGAAAGATCTTCTTATACCATCTGCTAGAACAGAGGGATTACCAGGATATAGAATAGTATATGTTCCTGGTGTGTTTAGAGTTGCAGGAGGAATTGGCGGGAGCGATGAAAACACGATAGGACCGGAAGTAATCCAAAAAGCGATTACGGCAGCTGCCAGATCATCATAAGGATCTTTTTCTTTCTTCTCGTCCTGTTTAGCCTTCCTATTCTCCTCAGCAGCGGATTCTTCGAAATATCGTTTTTGAAGTTCAGCATAAACGACTTTTTCCTTATTAAATAATTCCTCTCTGAATTTCTGTCCTCTTATTCCAAAACCTCTATTCTTCAAGACCTCTTCCAATTTTGCTGGATCAGTTTCTAAAACAAATTCGGAACCTCCCTCTTTTAACTCATAGAACCTGAATTTAACCTGCTGGCTTGATTTCAGATAATCCTTAAATTCCTGTTCCTGCTCTTCGGAAAGAGATGATCCGGAAGGTATATCCTCTTCTGGGGCAGGCTTGAAATTTGGATCCTGCGATTTTTCTTCAGCTGTGGGTGAAGTTGATTTGCTCAATTTTTCGAAAACCGCACCAAAAGCAACCTTCAGTGCTTCCTCACCAGGTGCTGAGCTAAATAAATTTCCGGTTGGCGTCTGAGAAGTTTTGAGAGAATTAATGTAGATCGTGGCTATTTTACTTCCAGTCTCTTGAGCTCCGCTACTTTTCTTAGATGAGAGAAATTGGCTTAACTCCGTGATAAAATTTGCCCAGATTACTGCCATTTTAAAGGGTTTTAGAAACCTGACTGAGCAAGACGTCAGTCATAGGAACAGTTGGTGGTGCGGAAGGACCTGCTGGTGTAGCATGAACATGTGAATTGAAGAATGTTAGGAAGGAATCTCCCTTCACCAAAGCTTCAATAGCATTTTTCCCCAATTCGATATTTGAAGAATCAACAATTACTTTATCCCCGTCCATCACTATTTCATTTTGCTTTATCTTGATCACAACCTTTAAATCCTGCCCGTCGTATGACAGGTGGAATTTGGATTCACCGAGTTCGATAAGCAATCCATTATCTGTCTGGTAAATTAATTTAAGAGGACCAGGAACTGCTTCGGTGTCGTAAATAATAGAATGAGCTCCAAAATAAGATTCGCCATTTTCACTCTTCATGAATGCTTCAACTAAAGTAGGGTCGGTATCCCAGGTCGAAGTGAAATAAGGAACATACCAGTTACCATCGTCGAACTGAACACTCACAAGAGATCCTATTTTAGGGATTGATATCATCCCTCCTCCATCCTTGGAACCAAAGCTTACCACTGAACTCTGATTTGCCCAAGGTAAATCTTCGTCAGGTATATCGTCAAAAACCCCTCTTACCCGAATTCTTGCTCTTCCTGTTCGTGTTGGATCGTTGTTATCAACGACTATACCAAGTAGGACGGTGTCAAATGCCATTAATCTTCGTCAATTCCGTTTATGTCTCCGAGACTGAAATTATATCCGTCAGCCGGCTTAAGGTTCCCTAAAGATTGGGTATCAGGTTGGAAGTCTTCGGCTAATTTCGAATAAACCATACCAAGGTTTTTTGAATTGTAGTCAGGAGGCTGCGGACCATAAAGATTTCCCGCAGGGGTATCAAATCGGCTGTTGGATTCAGCCTCTCTGTAAACTCTCTCCTTTATACCAGAAGATTGCAAAGGTGATTCCTCATAGATTGCACCAAATTGTGGTGATCTCAGATTCTGATCCTGCGCAGGATAAACCTTTCCGCCATCGAAATCGTAATTTCTATCAGGTACACCTAGATCGCTTCCCGGTGATTTTTGGTATACATCGGTGTTATCTAATGTGTATCTTCTGTCAGGTACCCCTAGATCTGATCCGGGTACTCTCGTATAAACATCCCCTTCTGGCTGGCTATAAACTCTATCAGGAACTCCTAAGCTTTCACCAGGATTGGTTGGATAAAAATCGCCCTCTGGTTCTGGGTATATGCGGTCAGGAACACCTAAACTGCTTCCAGGAGAATCGGGATAAAAATCATCAAGAGGAGATGGATAAATCCTTTGTGGGCCGCCAAGATCTGATCCGGGTACATTAGCGTAAACGTCAGCTTCCACGGATGGATAAGATCTTTGAGGTACCCCCAGGTCGCCACCAGGAACATTTGGATAGGCATCTCCTTTAGGTTGCTGATATATGCGGTTGGGTACGCCTAGATCATTCCCAGGAACTCCTGAATAACTATCACCTTCTGGATTCGCATATGCTCTTTGAGGCGGACCTCCTAGTCCAGAAGTCTGGGGATTTGGTAATTTAGATTCATTTCTTATTAATCCGCGAAGGTCCAATCCATTGTTGAACTGCTGAGCGAGATCTGTGATGTTATCAAAACTTGGGTTTGATAAGGCAGCTCCTGGGGCAAAACTGTAAACGTTACCCAAAAGGAACCTATCAACACCACCTAAGATATTTGATAGTCGGCTAACCTGGGTGTTGACAAAATTATTTATTGAATTACCAACAAAATTGGTTAAAGCATTTTGTCCCTGTATTAAAAGTCCATCCAGGAAAGAACCCTCTTTATTAAGAGCGTCAGTCTCTCTATTTACTTTTTTGACACTAGAAGAAGCAAGTTCGAAGTTGTCCGCAACAATCAAGAAATTTCCGTCATCCCTAATGTTCGGAGCCTGAATTTTAGTTCTTATTTTTCCAACATGAACGATAAAGGATGCTGTTTCCGGGGTGGCTTGTCCAGAACCATTATCCATTGTATTTTTTATCGGAGTTGTTGAATCAAAATCAAATTCACATTGTCCGCATTCAAAAATTATGTATGGGGTAACGCCGGATTGTTCAGTTTGATTACCGAAGTTAGACAATGCCTGGAAATCACTCTGAAGACCACTTTTATTAAGTATTCCAGAAACTAAAGAATTCTGGGCAGCGTTCGGTGTGCTTCCTTCACCAAGCGAGTTTCCGGGATTCATCCCGTTTGTCAATAAATTGGTGGTAGCTCCTAAAGCTTGTACTGAAGCTGATAGCGCACTGAGTCTACTAGTTTTATTAAGGTTTCGGATTTCCGAAACATAGATAAACATTTTGAATTTTCTTAGGTTGCGTGGTACCACCTCTCTCATATAATCGAAGTCGAAGGTAGACTGCCTGTATAATTCAGCAAGTGTAGAAACCCTAAGATTTAAAGATTCCAAACACGAAAAAGTTAGAAACTTGCCAGAAGTTCTGTGTGAATTGAATCCAATCTCCGCATTTGCTGCACCATTATAGCCGGTTTTAGCAACACTTGCTAATTTATCAAGTCCTTGAATACTCTGGAAAAACCAAGGTGATTCGTTATTGATTTGTTTGAGAAGATTTTTAAATTGATTTAGGGCATCAGCTCTTTTTCCACCCTGTCCGTTGTTATATCCATCCTCTCTTTGTACAAGATAAGATTGGGCAGAATGAAAATCTATATTATTTCCTCTGAAATTATATTCATTTAATCCAAATGGATTCGTACCGGCCATACTTCCATTCGCAGAGGTTCCGTATGCGCTATCCTTAAATAAAGGGCTAGGGGGTAACCCGTCATCTGCTCCAATCGGAAGAGCTCCTTCGAAATCAAATATAATTTTGAATCCAAGATAGGTTGGATCCTCGTATCCTCCCTGCGGTGTATTTTTGAACCCGCTTAGAAAATTCAACCTATTTTGTGATGTTGCCATAGCTGATATTATTAATATTCAATAGGAGAAACCTTGGGAAGAGACCCTGCAGTATTGAGATCCCAAACCCTTTTACATAGATTCAGAATTTGTCTCAATCCCTGTCCAGGCGTGAAAACAACTTCGTAACCCATAAGGACATAATTTCCGCTAAGAAACACATCTATTATCGGGGTTTGCTGAGTCGTTTTCTGTCCTCCCTTTGCTTTTCCTGTATTTTCTCTTTTAAGGCCATCCTCGAAAGTGTATATTTCTACCGGAATGACCTGCCCTTTATATATTGACGGTAGATAACCGGACAGTTCTACCCTGAGTATGAACTTAGTCGCATCCAATAGATTCATAGGATTCTGCACCTGTGCATGAAAAAAATTGGCATGTGTACTTCCGACCGGACCCTTATTCAAAACACCGAGCCATCTTTTTCTAATCTCGTCCTTGTAGATATTCTCCGCTCCCCTTCCCTTCTGCAATTGCTGGCCGTCTTCTACGTTATGGATAGTGGTGGATTCAATCTGGTATTCAATAAATCTTTCGTCGATATTTTCTACGTCTTCCTCATTCTGATCATAATAGATTATGTCTTGGATATAACCTGTTAGATTGGTATGCTGGCCAGCGTTTGATATGAGAGTATATGTTCTGATCTTGAAAGGAAAATCATCAAATCCAGGGGAATTCGTAAGCAGTAATGAATATTCTTGTGCATTGGATGAAACGCCAGGGGATTGAGTTTCTGGAAGAGATTTGTTCTGCCCTGCTACAACCATGATTGTGTCAACCACCGTATCAATCTTATTAAAAGAAGGGGCAAGATTTACAAAATTCAAATTATAATATGGGTCAATCCAATAGTCGAAAAAAGATTCATCATCTTTATAAGCATGGCGGATCACACTATTTAGAAACTCCCAACGTGAAATATTTGGTGCAATCCACGTCATCGAGTCTGTCATTTCAGTATCATTGGTAGAAAATCCGAGTTCTAATTCTTGTGACACCTCAAAAATAGTGTTATATGAAGTATGAGCTGGGAATGACTTACAGAGCGTAGAGTAAAATCTGGGTATTCTCGTTTCACCCATAATAGAAAATGTCATTTCCAGACCTTCCTGAAATCGAGGATCATTACCCTTTGGACGGCTAGAACTCTTAACAGTTAAAACGTTGAAATCCATCCTGATCGGTTTGTAAATGTTGCCAGGGGAGGAAAGAAAAACCGAAACTATATCACCGTCCTTTGGATAAGCCATTCCAAGGAAAAGTGAAGTTGTCATTTTATATTCGAGCCTAACAACAGGTATTCTCTCGTTAAGATCCAATTGAAAATAAGTCAATCCGGGATTTAAAGGAAGACCGTTTATGACTACCCATGGTGCAAATATACCAATTGAATTTGAGTCAGTATTTTTGAGTCCCCTATCGAGAACCTCCTGCCCAGCACTTCTATTCGAAATTATTATTTCGTCGAGTTTGATCGTAGGATTTGCAAAGGATGAAATCTTATAGTCAGCCATTTATTAGATCAATGCTTGTTGGTTAGCCCCACCACCAGAATCTCTTCCGAGGAATATTGCACCGCTTTCTACAGTTACTGGGGTTTGTCCAGGCTGAAGTACATTCGGAGGCAAAGCCATTGCAGTGGGAGATTTTGATTTATTCTGTGTTTCAATAAAAGCTTTTCTAGAGGTTGAAACCTCGAAAACTTTATTTTGTTGGATCTTTCTAAAGTTGTTAGCGTTATTTGGGATATCTTTTTTGTTTTGGTCCCGCTCATTTTTCTTTTGAAAAGAGTAATCGATATCACCAGCATTTGGTACAAGAAGTAAAAATCTTGTGTCAATAGCAAATGGGTTTGAAATTGAATTTACCTTTAGAAGTGATCCAAGCTTAGAAATATCCCCCATGGTATCTCTGGCGATCAGATCTGGTCTCATTCTATAATCATCAGGTACCAAATAGGTGTCTGTAAAACGAAGTGTAACGTTCTCGAACGTCATCGAACCGATAGTGAGATCATAAATACCATCAGCCTCCCTCTGCTCTCCCTGATTAGGGTTGAAAATTCTTTTTCCCTTCTGTAAAGTATCAATTCGTAGCATATCTGTTTATTTAATTTCCGGAAGTGTTTGTCTGATAATCCGTGCGTCCAGTTAGTGAATTTATCTGGCCCTTCCTGTCTATTGGTGATCCACCCTCTGTTGTCGTAATAGAACCTGCAGAAACATTCTGTGATTGAGTTCTAACAGTAGCCTGATAAAGTCTTCCGTCACCTCTATTGAAGATTGATTCTATTTCACCTCTTTCTCTAGGTCTGGCATGCTTCATCGTGAATTTAGCATTGATCTCTGTTGGGAAATCGTCCGGACCGAGAGTATCGCCAAATGTTATTTCGACCCCTGTGCAAATAAGATTTCCTATCATTGCTATTGGGTTCATGGGGTTTCCTATTGTCAAATGCCATTCACCGATCGGTGCACCTGTCAATAACGATTGTGGTAATTGCACCTTAGATGCAAAATTGTTACCCTGGTCATAGTTGACTATAGAAAATGCTCCTCGTTCCGCCACTCCGCCACCCAACCCGTTATTATCGGTTTTGAGTTTTGCTATTAGCTGTGAAATTTTCTCTTTGTTATTTTCTAAACTTACCTTCAGATCTCCAGCAGCTGTTCCAGTTACGGATTCGTTGAAATTCTTAATAAATTTATCAAAGAAAGCTTTTGGATTTCTATAAAATTCCTCTAATCCGGCATCTCCACCAGGGAATCCAACAGCAGGGAATTCTGAATTATATCTCGTAAATGGGGTAATGAAATTTCCATAGTTAGTACCCATTGAAAGAATATTACCCATGATATCAAGAAGTGCAGCTTTAGTATTAACATTCCCAACAGAGGTTAATTCATAGGAAACATTAATATTTAAACCCTCCCAGGTGAAATCTAGTCCAGTGTCCCTAACATACGTACTTGTTACTACATCCAATGGAGTAAAAATATTAAATCCAGACAGCGGTCCAGGTTCCGACTGAGAACCAACCAGCTTATTCAGTAATTGGTAATTTATTCTGGGCGCAATAGTTTCTTTGAAAGCTTGATCCGTGCTCGAGCCCAAAATAACGTCTAAAAGATCCAGAATCGGAGTTTGAGCAGGGTCATAAGTTGGGACTACCTTTTGAACTGCGTCGGTAAAAGCCTGTATCTGAACAAGATCTTGGAAAAATCCTTTGCTAAAAGCATTTTGCTCAACCGTTGTGTTTTGAGTTTTTGGTGTAAACTTCAGGCCGGTAGAGAATTTTAATAAATCGCTCAGCTTATTTCCAGTGTTACCTCCAACCCAAGTCACTATCTGGGAAACTGGAACTCCCGTTCCCTGCTCATAAAGCTTGGGATTATCTTTGACAAATCTCGGGAGACTTAAATTGTCATTCATCGGAGTTGGATATCTCCTCAGAGTGACCATGTAATTATTAGGAATCATGCCATAATATTTACAGTAAAGAAAGTCTTTCCAATAATACGGAGCTGATCTCCCGCCTATAATTGAGTTATTAATTCCCCTTCCAGTAGGATTGCCTCCAACAGATCTCTGAATTAACTGATCAGCTTGCCTTACTAAACTTGCTGCCGTTGGATTTCTTGATTCTAGAGAAGAGATTTTCTTATTGTTATCAGCACTTTCTGAATTACTATAGGTATTTTGAATTACCTGATTGTTACCCCTGCTGCCGTCAAAAGCATAAAATAAAAATGCACCAGTCGCAATAGGTGAATCTATTTTTGCCCCGTCGTAGAATAAAGACTTCGGGTTGTATTTCTTGAATGGGTTATCCGCTCCCAGATTCGAAGCGGCATCGATAAGAGTTTTGGTTGATTTTGTCTTTAGCTCAGATTCAGTCCCCTGCGATTGAATGATTCCATTCTGCTGGGTTGCTGTATAATTACCTGACGAAGCTGGTGTAATTTTTCCGGTAGCCATTCAATATGATTGATTTACTCGAGTAAATCTATCTCATAATCAATTTCTACGAAACCATCCAGAAAGAATTGTAGTCCTTCCATGAATCCGTCACTCATTTCTTTATTGATCACAAGTATATCTTTACTCTTCGTATTATATATTCCTTGTTGGATTTTCTTCATTACAGAAAAATTGATCACGAATTCACTTTCAGGAGTTAAATCACAAACGCTATAACCCAGATCTCGAATGATCTTCGAGATGTCTACAATGTACAGTTCTCGGCTACCAAGCCTTTTTTTAGCTTCTTTCAGATTCTGTTCTGTTACAAAAAACGTCAATCTTACGGAATTAGTTAGCATTTATTGAGGTTGATCTTCACCATTTTCCATTTGATTTAGGAAATCAAATGATGAAACGTCGAGTCTGAACTCTTCTTCTTTGTGCGATTCTTTCCTTGCATTTATTTCGCTCATGAGTCTTTCCCTCTCTCTGATCTCTTCCTGCTTCTTCAGATCCCATCGTTGGTCCTCTAAATGCCTTTGGTGTATCATGCTTCCAGCCTGGTTAGATCTACCAAGTCGTTCAGCAAAATTCTTGAATGAGTTATCTTGCGATAGGAATCCCATTTTTTTTGCTGCTTGTCTTCTTTCTTTTCGTGATAAACTCATGACTATGCGGTTTTGTCTTCTTTATTAGTGGATATCAATTCCCATCACGTATTTAAATAGCTTGATGAAAAGTCCAGGGATAAAAATATCTTTCACCTTAACAACATCATTAGCCGGGATTAGGATGAACTCCTGCTGTGCCTCTGATTCGGATCCATCTCCTGTTGCTTCACCTCTTTTAACACCAGTTACGTCTACAGCGAAGCATGGCTGTTCGTGATCCACCAGTTTGGATGAAAAGACATTGCCCATGTAAAACCAGCGATCAGAATCGGTTACGTCATATCCGGATTCCTCCTTCAATTCTCTCATGGCTGTAGTTAAATAATCTCCGTCCGAAGGATCTTTCGTTCCTGTGATTAACGAAATAGTCTGCCCGCCCTCTCTAAATGGGTTGGGCTCTTTGATAACTCCGATCATCAGCGGAAGTCCTTTATCATCTCTAACGAATGGCATGATAACAACATTGTCAAATAGAACTTGAATTCCTTCTTTTCCATCTCTTTCGACCACATTGAAGCCACGATATTTTCCTAAAATATTCTCCATTTTATTCGGTTTCTGTTAAGGGTTTTTTGAATTTAGCAGGCAATGTATTTTTTTCTACTATTACCTTATTGTAATAATTCTTCTTGATAGAATCAGCAAGACTTTTCTTGATATCGTCAATCTCGATACCATTAATTATGAAATCAATAACATCGTCCTCCGCACCTTCGAATGAATCTATTAAAACGTTATAAAGATCGCGGGAAGGAAGATTAATCTTCAACTTGATGTTGACATCAACCAGGTTTTTCTTTTGCTTAGCAAGAAGCTTGTAAATGGGTGAGTCGGAATTTATGTTATTCTGATCTGCATATGAAATCGATTGGACAGAAGTTTCTACCCTTGATTTATTTTGCTGACTTGGTATCGGTAGTGGCTGTGTAAGCTGAGGAGCCTGATTTTGAGCTGACTCGAAGATAACATCAGATGGAGCTTTAGGGAACATCGCCATATATTCGTCCATGAGATCGACGTTTATCCGATTTCCGCCTTGGAAAACAATAAATTTAGGACCATTTGGGTCATTGGCAGATACTTTGACGAACCTTTCTGTGTTACCGGTATTATCGCCCTTGATCCAAGTAAAATCAAATGCAGAAAATTTTTCGTGCAATTCTTCGGGACTTAATTCGCTATAATTACTCATTTTTGAAATTGGTTTCTTAATTTCACTTTTAAACAGTCTTTTCAATTTTCCGAACATATGAATATCCGTGATTAAAATTGTTCATAATCCATTCCGTTTAACATATCGATCCAACCCTGTAGATCTTTCAGAAGTATCCAAGAGCTCTTTCCTTTAGCTTTTTTCCTTGTATCATACTTGAAATACTCTACTGTTTCGGAAAGAAATTCTTCTTCCTTACCTAGCCTATGGAATTCATGGACGGTAAAGCCTTTTTTGGCTTTAAACCTAATGGTTTCGTCTATTTTTAGAATCTCGTTATCCATAGATGAACAGTTATAGACTCGAGAAGGAAAATTAGTTTCGACTTAATTAGCTGCTTTCGTTACGTCTTCAGCTAGGTCGGAATCAAATTTGTACCAAGTCCCTTTGCTTTTTCTCAAGAAAGCCTTAATTCTGGATGTTCCCCAGACAATTGCACCTGCTGGATCTCCCATTTGTCTGATCCATGGTCTAACAGACTGCGGAGCATTTCTAAAAGCTTGCATCCCTCTAGAATGTACTTTCTTCAGGATTCTCTTAAGAGTTGATACTGGTACGGTCTTACCGCGAACGACCTTTTTCGAATAGTCTTCAGCATACTTTTGGATGGTTGCGTCCAGATTTGATGCCGCCTCATCTAAAGATTCAACGTCTTCTAACGACTCATCCATTTCCATCCAGTACCCAAATTCATCAAGTGATAATATATTGTTCTCCTTCAGCTCCTTATTAAAGAATGTTGAATACTTGTCCAATATCTTCTTCACACAGTTGGTCACGCTCATATCTGGATAGCAATCTTCTATGATATCCAATATTTTCTTTTTAACAGAGGAAACCTCTTTTTGTGTTTCTTTCTGGCTTTTTTCGTAATCCTTACTTAGTGCACGGACCAAAGTGGTAAAAACCTCTTTCTGGTAGGTGCTCAAATCGAGATCTTCGTAAGCGTATTTGGATTTGCCCTTGTGGGATCCGCCTGGTAGGCTTTTAATTCCGTACATATTATTTATAATGTTGGTATATTTCAGATTTTGCTTTCTTGTAAAGCTCGTCAGCAGTTTTTTCTCCTATGTATTTAGAGACAAGATTTTTGAATCTATAAATCTCTTCGTCTTTTTGATCGAGATTTGATCTATGGAAATTTGGTAAATTAACAAGTTTTTTCAGAGATGCGAGTTGCTCCTCGTAATACGATCTGATATTCCCAATCGATTCATCATCCTGAGTTTTGCCCAAAGCAGCAGTGATTAATGAGCTAATCAAATTTTGGCGATCAGAGATCTTCTTGACATCATTAATCTCGTAATTCATGTCATCAATTCTGAAACCCCATTTTAACTTCGGCTTGATGCAAATACTGATTGCAGGGTATTTTTCATTAGGTGCAGAAAAAATATCTAACTTTTTCATGAGCCTATTTTCTTCGTCGTAGTCAACCTCAGCCTCCATTCCGTTATCCAATCCAATTAGGTGGATTCCGTTTTCTAATTTCTGGTGAGAATTAGTTTTCAGTGAATTCAGTCCGCAAAGATCTAAAAATAGCAAAACCTCGTCGGTTGGATTAAAATCATCCTCTTCTTCGGTGTCATCTAGAATCTCTTTCAGATCTAAAATGTTTTCCCTATTAGCTTCATTTCTCATCCATGTACTCCATGGATTCATTTTCAGCATTTGTAAATTTCCCGGGTTGTCTGTGGCTATTTCGTAAGAAGACCGTGCTATTGGGAAATCGAGAACCATCTCTCCCTTTTTATTCCAGCAATTCAAATGATCTTTCTCACCCGAAGTGACCAGGTGTAAGCAAGGGAAAAAGTCTGGCTGCTCCTCTCCGGTTAAACAAGGCAGGAGGATTTCTTCGTCTTCCCAGCTGAAGCCTTCATTTATTCTATATTGATCGTATCTGAGTAAATTCATTTTAGTCCTTACCAAATGTGATTTCGATATAAAATTTTCCAGAATCGTTTGCCTTTTTCATATCGATCGTAATCGATGATGGATATGTCGGTATTAGATAATCTCCCTTGGTGATCTTGATCTGATCTTCGGGTATGTTAACACCGGGTTTAAGCTCGATCTCTTCAATAATTGATTCATTGGGATAATCATCCATTTCGAATCTTATCTCCATCTCAGAGATAGAAAAATCGATATCATAGATACCGTTTTTATCAATTTTTACACTAGATTTATAAGTGACATTAACCGAAGCAGTGTCGAGATTTTTTAATTCCTCTGGAGGATTCACCACGGTGGTATCAGTAAAGTCCAACTCGTATCTGAATTCATAATCTTCTCTCGAGCCCGAGCTACTGGAGAAATTATTGAAATCATATATTCTTGCCATATATCTTATTTTTTTCTATATATCCGAGTATCGTTGCCTATGAATAATTTCCATAAATATATAGTATGATTTACTACTGGGGTTTAAAAATAATTTGTCTGAGTAAATGAAAAGATTAAGCCCGTATTGGTTTCTACAGGAACCGCTCGATCCGGAACATAAGTATTATGTGCTGATGGATTTTCTTCAAGAGTTAAGAATAGAACTGAATGAAAGAAGTACAAGAAAAAGTGCGAGAGAGATTTTTCTCCGCCTTGATGACTTGAAAAATTTCAGGACGAACAGAAGCTTATCTCCTGAAAGGATTGAAAAAATAACTAAAAAAGAAGAAAACACAAAAACAAAATTTTTTGAGCAAGAGGATTTAGATCAAAAATTGGCTTTGGTAGATCGTATCGTAGCTGATTCTGAAGATATTTTGTATGGATTCGGAGAAGAAATGCTTAATATCTTGAAAAATTTAGAAAAGTTAGTAGAAGTGAAGGAATTTGTCCCAGCAGTAGATCAAAAAAATTCAGGTAATTCATTTTCTCTTCTATTGATCAGATCTAAGAAAACAAATCGTATCCACGCTTACCTCATGAAAGAAAGCATAATCAACCAGGATGGTCATTCACTGTCAGGTGTAATCATGAAGAAGGTACAGATGGAATATGATTATAAATTCTCTTCGGATTATGAATTTATAATCCACGAGGTCCTAGACAGGATCAAATCAAAATTATATACGCCAAGAGTCTTTATCGCCGAGATTGATGCAGATATAGATTCCAACGAAGAATTAGTTAAAATAGCAAAGGAAAAAGCAATAAACCTATTCTAAAAAAAATCCCCTCTTTCGAGGGGATTTTTTATTTGTATTCTGGTTTAAGGTTTGTTGGTTCGGAAGCAACCTGTCTCTTTGGCTTTCTGGGATCATGTCCCCATATAAGCATGGATTTCATCCAATCGGTGTATTCACCATTTTTTTCAAAATGCGGGTCTCTCGTAGTGGGCTTCATCCCACTCATTCTTGAGTTAAAAGAAACTTGTCTTCTAGCCCACTCCCAATCGTTAGGACTCCAATTATCCAAAGCAGATCTCCAACTTCCACCGTTAGGTATCATTCTAACTAAAGCACGGGCTGAATCTCTTCCAGTCTTAATCCCGCCTTCTTTCTTTGCCTCTTTTCTGGATAGTCCAGCTTCCTTGCCCTGATCTGAATTTAGGAATTTCTCAATTTCATTTGCAGACATATTGATCCATGATCTCCACTGAGACCAAATTCTAAAACTTGGGTTTGATTTAGGATCAGACTTACTTTCGTTAATTGAAAAGTCTGAAAAGGATCTTAGATTCTGCATGATTATGATTATTCGAAATCGTTGAAACTAGAGATGCGAGATTCTTTCACAGATTCGCTGGTATCCATATTGAACACAGATCCATTGATTCCAATATCACCACCGATACCGTTAACGTACTGACGATCTCCATGAGAATTGTAACCTGGTACATCAATGCCAGAGGTATTATTGAATGCTGCATTTGCATATCCAACATAATCGTACTGTGGCTGACGCTGGATGCGGTGCAAGCCTGTTCTATCGCTCGAATCTGGTTGATTTTCTGGAGCTAATGGCTTGTACTTATCATCGTGCACTTTTCCGAGGAACTGTTTGAAATCTAGAACCTCTCTTTTAGAAACATCTGTTATATTCATTGTTTTTCTTATTTATTAAAATTAAATCCTGTCATCATCGAATTTACCAGGGATTCAGCTTCCTTCTTTGAAGGTTTTTCGTTAGGTTTTTTGGTCTTAACGAATTCTTCAATTTCGCTTCTGATTCCTGAATCGGTAGAACTAAATGGTTTAGCTGCCGTGGATTCGCCTCCAATCAGAGGAGAGATTAAAGATACAACCGACTCAGCAAATTTCTTTTGGAATCCTGGGTCTGTGAAGTATTCCTCCATTGCTTCTTTGATTGTTCCGTATAGAAATCCAGTTGTGTCAAGACCCCAGCTTTCTGCCATTCCGTTTAATCCTTCGGATAAAAGAAAACCTTGGAAAGATTTAGCGAGTTTTGGTGCCCAATAATTGGCATCTTTTCTTCCAGCAACGATATCGTAGTAATCTGCAATTTCAATTTCTTCAACAACTTCTTGTACGATTCTGCTAAACTTGCTTTTTTCTTTAATACCAAGTTTATCAAGAAGAAAAGCTGTAACTTTTTGCTTGAGCTGACGCTGAAGAGCATCACCTCCGATGTCAACCAGACCAGAGAAGAAATCTACTAGGTCGTTTTCGTTGGTTGAATGATCTTCGGGACTGAAATTCTCGAGGGTCAGAATATATTTTGGATTCAATTCCATACAGGGATTATTTTACCCTATATATCCCTGCGGTCAATGAAATCGCCTACAACTTTGTATCTATACTGGATTGCATCCTGCTTGATTTGCGGATTTTTCAAAGCCTCTTTCTTCCTTTCCACTATTTCAGCTGGAAGAATTGGACCGAATGTGTCTTTTAGTATCTTTTTATTCTTCCTCCATTCAAAAGGAAGATTCAATGCAAATCTGATTATTTCGTGGTCGAGGAATGGATTTCTGAGCTCTATTGTGTGAGCCATAGACATCTTATCCAATCTAGGAAGATGATAGTAACTTAGCTCATCAAAAATATCCGATGACTGGGAATCGTATTCATCAATCCTTCGATATCCTCCAAATAATTCATCAGAACCATCGCCGGAAATTACTACCCGGAAATTACTGTTCTTTTTAATTGCATCAAATAGGTAAAATTGAGGGATTACAGAACCAAGATCTATAGGCGATTCATTCCATTTATCATAAATGAAACGATGATCGTCTTCCATAGAATAGGTAAGATAAAAAGGATTGGCGTCGAATTTTTCAGCCAGCAGCTTGACATACTCGGTCTCTCCGTTTTCAATACTGAACCACTGGCTATTAATATTCTGGTGGTGCATGATTCCAGCAATAATAGCAGAATCCAATCCTCCACTAACCAACAGAGAGGTTGGATACTTAGAAACTAATGCTCTTCTAGAAACGCTTCTGAACATAGCAGTCCAAAGCCATTCCATGTGAGCTTCGTAATCAGATCCGGCTAAATCAGAAATCGGGTGATTGAAGTTGTAGTATTTGCTGAACGTGGTAACAAAGTCGGCTGCTGCAAGGTTCCAATGATAGATGGTGTTCGGCTTGAGTCGTTCAACATTTTCCCAAGTTGTGTTGCTATCCGTATTATAGCCGAATTTTAGAACGGTGCTGATGAAGTGTTGATTCAGTTTAGAATCTGCTGTTCTAACACCTTTTATCTCAGAGGAAAGTTCTCCTTGTTTGTTCCTGTATAATTGTTTCTTCCCGAGAGGATCTGTGAAAGCAATAATATCTTTAGTGTTTGTATCAATTATTGCTATAGACCAGAATCCGTCCCATGTCAGGATATGAGGTAAAAAATTGGCGGTAAATAGTTGGATATTATCACCCCTCCATCCTCTGAAGAGATCAACCAAATATTCTGTGTCTGATGAATAAAGGCTCGTATCATAGTTAAAAATTTCTCCATTAAAAAGTAAATAAACATTTTCTTGTATTTCGATTGGCTGCTGCCAAGAGTCTCCGTCATAGGTTTGGATAGGTAGTCGGTGATGGGTTAGATAAACCCCGTTGCTTTCGATGGTTAGATGCTCAGTCCCTCTGTGAGAGATTGACATTATTCTTTTCTCAGAATTATCTAAACTAATTAATATTCCACACATTTTTGATTTCCTCCAATCTTGATTTTACCTGCTCGTCAAAAGTATTTTCGATCTCTTTAATATCTATATGTGCACTATCCCCTTTCAGTTTCCCTAAAAATGAATTAAAAAGCAAATGTTCTTTCTCCCTCTCCTGCTCTCTTCTGTCCCAGAAATCTTTATTGCGGGATGTCTGATCCGGGTTTTTACCTTTTACCCAAAGGATCTTAACATTATCGAATAGTCCATCCTTGATTACGAGATTGAGTTCCTCCAGAGCTCTCTGTTCCGAAATTCTTCCGGAGAGAACTGCCCAGACAAAAACCGTGATGATTCCTCTGTCGCATATCATTTCTTCGATAAACCCTTTCTTATTCAGATCTAACAGCATGATCTCTTTACCCAATGCAAAATCATGGGTTTCTTTCTTTTCATCATTGTAACCGAGATCACCAAACCATCGGGTGAACGGAAATTTATAATCTTTGGATTCTTTGAAAAAAGAGGTGATGAATGTTTTACCTGAATTTCTAGCTCCTTCTATTAAATAAATCATGAGTCTATTATATCTTATGTTGATTTTGATGTTCCAAATATAACATCTATCAGCGACAATAAAAAAGGAGGCTAATGGCTAGCCTCCTCTTCGTTTTTTTGATATTAATTAGATAATATCTATGATGATACACTTGTTGCCAGTTACCTTTTGAGGAATGTCCTCAGATTCTACAGCATTAATTCTTTTACAGTGGGTATTAACCTTATTCAACACCCTAGAAGAATTCACTAGATTTCTTAAGAAGATGTTAGAAGTGCGGGTTTTGAACTTACCGCTATCTTGGGTTTTTACTGCTCCTTTATAGTTATCAGGATCAACACCATGTAAGAAGTGCAAAGATGGGTGTATTTTCTTCATACCTGGGAGATTGCCAGATATTTTTGAAAGATCGAAGATATTCTCCGGCTTTGCGTTTGGTGTGTTTGGATTGAAAAGATCAACTCCATTATCTGATGTGAAATACATCATAGGATCGTTAGAATTTTCTTTCAAGAGATACAGATTGCTATTTTCCATTACCTCGGGTGTCAAAACTTTGTCCAGAACGTATTTGTAAGCAGGTACAAAATTTTCACCATCATGGGTAACGCACGGAGCAATCATACAGATCGCATTATTTAAGAAGGCAACGTCTCTATTCTGGTAATCGTCATTGGTCATGCACTCATCGACAATCTTTTTGATAGATTTAGTGATTGGACCTTTCAGATCATCGTATCCAACGAATGGGATCTCGTCGTTCTTCTTCAATTTCATTACCCCGTCGTAAGCAGTAAAAATAGGAGTGTCCTCATCTTCATTTAATTCGTTGGCCATGTTCTCGAGTACCTCTGAAAGTTTATTGGCGTAAACCTTTCTAGATTTTGCATCTACTCCACCGAATGTTTCGAACGAAGACATATAATTTCTCATGAAATCTACACTGTCTTCCTCATTCATTGATTCAATTCCGCGTACATCAGCCCATTTGAGATAGTTCTTTGGAATTTTCAAACTGGTGTCAGGATTGGTCATATCGTAAATCCCGCCATCGTAGTAAAAAAACTTATCTTCTCCGGGTTCTCCCTCGTCTGCAGCTTTTTTCCAAGCTTGCAAGAAATCCTCGGTGTATGATGATTTCAATTGACCATCCCCGTTGCGATGGAAATCCTCAGACTCAACCTGCATCTTCCATTTCTTTCTCAATACTTTGGAAAGAGCTTCGCTTACACTATTTGAACTTTTATCTTCCTCTGAAGGAGTCTCGTTCGATGTTTCACCCGCTCCCAAGAATGACTTGAGATCATCAGATAGATTAGATCTATTGAGACTGATTTTGTTCTCCAAGATCAGAGAATTATACTCCGCTATGTTATAAATTTTGCTCATATTACTTTTTCTTATCTTTAATAATATCGAGAATGATACGATCCATTTTGGTTCTATGATCATCTTCAATCCAATCAGAATTCTTCAGAGCTGTATACAAAGCCGCATCAACTTCTCCTGTTGGGTTATTATTTCCGGTTTGCTTCTGGATCACCTGGATCACCACCTTAAGATTTTTACCGAAAGTAGATTTTTTATCCTTACTGATTAGTTCTTCAAATTCTGGTACCGAAGACAATGCATCTCTAAGTAATGAGATTACCTCATAACCTTTGAAGCGTGGTTTTTCGTCTGAATCGCCGGACTTCAATGGAAAGATAGCAGATATGGTCGATTCTTCGTTATCAGATTTTTTATCGTCCATTTCCTGCTTCACACTTTCTTCCGAAGCAATACATCTATTGTAGATTTCTGTTCCTTTCTTCAATCCTGAAATTACGTCTCCGTATTTTTCGTAAGCTTCATCGTCCTCGATTCCGCTTTTAACTTTGTCGAAAGAATCAACAATACTCTGATTGAAGCTCTTAGTGTGCTTGTCTATCTCCTTCTTTAACGTATCAAGAAGTACATAGTCCTTCTCGGCAATACCAGGTCTTTCAGAAAGACTCTTGATCTTCTGATCGAAAGCTGTGAAAATGTTTTTCCAGTTTTTATGGTATCCCTTGCTTCCTTCCTTCCCTTCAGATTTGACAAGCAGATCATTAATTCTATTTTTCAGATCCTGCGTTTTCATTGCAAAACCGAAAGATTCATTTAATTTCTTTTCCTCGTCATTGATTTCACCGATGGTATGAAGAATAGCTTTCAAACAATCCTTTAATTCCTTAACGATCGTTTTGGTGTTATTGTTGTCGATCTCTGTAGATCTTAAAAGAGCATCAGAGAATTTTTGCATGCTGTCAACAGACAGTCTACGTGGTTCGGAATACATCGGGGTAACCAAGTCGTTATCTTCTGCAAGCTCGATGGCTTGAGAAAGCATAGACTTCAGATTTTTCGATGTTGTAATGCTTTCAAATTTTTTCGTTACGACTTCAGTGTTTTTGTCTCTCTTCGGAGCGTATGCATAAATGCAATTATACAATCCATCGCAAAACATCTTAACACCATTAGAGAGTAAAGCATCCGTTTTCTGACTTTCGAAAACAGAACCGCTCTTCATGAATTGAGCTGCAACTGGGTTTATTTCAAAATAATTCTTCATCTTATGTAGTTGTAGTTGGTAATGCCATCAAACGGGCAAGTTCTTTTAACTTAGCAGCTATCTGGGTTAGAACGGTCGATTCAACATTATACGCATTGATCTGAGCTGTTCTTCTGGCTGCGTCATTCGCAGCATTCTTAACCGCATCTTTAGCTGTGGCAATCTGATCTCTCAATTTGGAGATGTCTACCTCTAAAGTTTTGATTTCGGTTTCGTTTGAAGCCTCATTCAAAAATTGATTATATCTTTTAATCATATCGCTGAGCTATTGTTATTTTAGATCGCAGATCAGAAATTTTATCACGGTACTTTTTTGTGATTTTTCTAAATTCCTCTTCTGTGAATTCTTTAGCTTTTTTATTATCGGAGATCTTTTGTGATTTTTTGTAAATCTCATCTCTTTCAAGATCAGAAGCAAGAAGTGTCTCGTTTCTTTCTTTTTTTAGATCCCTAAGGATTTCTCTAATCTTAGACTGAGGAAATTTCTTGATTGCGTCAGGAAAATCACTCAAACGCATGTCGATCAGTTCTCTTGTCTTGATATCTTCTTCCTTAACAGTCTTTTCTGAACTTTTCTTTCCGTCAGTGTCAATTTGGCTGAAGTAATTCTTGAATGTTCTTTCTGCACTGCGTGCATTGCGAGCTGCATTCTCGTATCTGGATTTCAATCCTTGCGTATACGTTTTGCTCGATACCTTTTTACCATAATCGAAAAGTTTTTTAGCTATCTTTGATTCAATTCCAGCTTTTTTAACTTCCCAATACGCTGAGATTTTAGGATCGCTACCGGCGATCTCCTGAGCTTTTTTATTGATAAAATTGATCTCACGATCTCTTTTAACCTCCAGAGTCTTCAACAATTTTTCTTTGTTTGAAATCTGTCGTGTATAAGCTCTTTTTTCACCCGGAGTTAAATCGGGCTCGGTTTCTTTTAATTGAAGCTCGTCAATATCCGTTACGATATCATTCCATTCTTTAGCATAGCTCATTTCTTCCTCCTCGTATTCAGATGCGAGAGAATCAAGTTTGCTTTTTTGACCTCCGAATAGTCTCTTCACCGAATTGTATAAATCCGATAGAACCGATTCGTTCAGGTTATAATCTGAGAAACTTACTAAATTTTTCATGCTGTCTTTATTGGCTTGCTTACTTTCATGACAGGAACTTTAGGCTTAGGATTTTGCTGTTTTGCAGCAAGATCTTTTAAATCTTGGGTTTCGTCTTTCAATTCCTCTTTTTTGTCTTCTAAGTTACTGAGTAATTGTTTCAGTTCTGCCTCGCTTGCCTTACCTTCTTTTTTTGCTTTCTTATATTCATAATCAGCCAGATTAACTTCTGCTTGCGAGATTACTGAATCTGAATATTCTTGCCTTCTTTTATTATTCCCAATGATTTCTCCGAGAAGTTTCATTCCTCTTTCAATCTCAAGATTGGTCCTTTTTTCGAAAGCCTCGAATTCATTTTGCTTTGCGTCTCTCTGCTTGCGTACCGATCTGACCATTTCAGGGCTAGCACCGCTGCTTCTGAGTTCTTTAACCTTATCCTGAATCTTATCAAACTCCTTGATCATATTATACTCCTGATCTATTAGTTTTGCTTTCAACTGATAAATCTTATCAACCGTCTGATCGATCATCGAAACTTTAGAAAGAGATCCAAAGAGTGCTTTTGATAGGTTGTTTAGAATTTGGTCACCACCACGAACAAACGAAGATTCGTTAATTGATTCCGAAATGAATTCGGAAAATTCAGCAAGAACAGGTGAATCTTGGCTGAAACCCTCCAATAATTCTTTATTGTCAAGGTATTCGCGGTACTCCAATATTTTCTTCATACAAATAGATTATTTATCGATCTTATATATCCACACAGAAAGATGAAAAGAAACCCCGAGCGGAAAGACCACAAAAAAACCCGAGTTTCCCCGGGTTTTTTTGTTGCTTATATTCTAGCTAGATTAGTTAATACCACCAGCAGGGATGTTAACGTTGAAGCAGAAATACATGGTCTCAGGCAAGTGTCCAGCTTCTACCAAAGCATAGCGAGACTTAACTGCGATTTTAGGAGACATAGTACCTTCTGAGATAGTCTGAATTGACTCAGCCATCATGTAAGGCATGAATTTCAAACCTGGTTCGTCATCACCACCTTTACGTCCAACCAATACGCGAGTATCGTTGAAAGCCATGTTCTGGTCAACATATACAGTCATACCAGCCAATGAACCTACAGGATACAAAGTACCGTTGTTTTGAGTCAAGGTGTTAGTGAAAGGAGCGAAAGTGAACTGGCTGATATCTTGCAAAGCACTAGCGATGTTAGCGTTAGTAACGATGAAGTTAGCAGGTCCACGACGTCCGCGGTTTGCTACGACGTTGGCAGCAGCCAAAATACGTGAGAACAAACGACGCTGAAGAGTAGACAAGTTCTCGTAAGTTCCTGAAGAAGGACCAGCTACTCCAGTCATAGTCAAAGCAGCATCTGCTTTACCTACGTATGAAGGAATAGTGTAAGAACCTGCAGTACCACCGATAACCAAGTTCAAGTTCATGTTTTGACCTTCGGTAGCGTTGAACTGGAAGCAGTTAGACCAACCTAAGGCAAATGCACGAGCCAAGATGTGCTTGTTGATGGCTTGAGATACTTCGTTAACCAAAGCGTTCTCGATCATGCTGATCACGTCGATACCGAATTGCTTATTCAAATCTTGAATTTGCTCAGTAGTTACAGATGCAGCAACTTGGAAAGTGTCAGCTTCAACGAATTTGGTGAAGGTGTTCAAACCAAGTGAATTGTAGTAGGTAGATTCTGCAGTACCTCTCAACATTGGGTTGTAGGTCTTAGTACCATCTACGTAAGGACCTTGCCAGTTTTGGTTGTTGTTGAAACCAGCACCAGAGAAACCTTGAATGTGATCTTCCAAAGTTTTAACCAATTGTGCAGTTCCAGCAGCAGTACCACCACCAGTTGTAGTGTCGATTGAAGTACCAACTTTAGTACCTGAAGCAACTGTAGAAGCAACTGTTTCACCTGTTGTCATGTCGGTAATACGGAAGATAGCGAAGCCATCGATACGTGAGTAACCAACGAAAGCAGTAGTGATGTAAGCAGCAGCTGAAGTAGCTGAAGTCAAGTAGTAAGTAGTACCAACGGTCAAAGAAGAAGCGCCAGAAGACAATTCAACTTTAATCATTGAAGGAGCAGCAGCCAAAGCTTCAGCAGAAGTTGAAGATGCGCTGATTTGGCTAGGGTTCAATTTACCACCAGCGTAAACATAATCCAAGTAAGACAATACGCCAGTAGGTCCTGACATAGGAATTACAGGAACGATGTCAAAACCAACGGTTTTAGCAGCAACCTGAATAGCCAAAGGCAATAAGCTAGGGAATTTGTCACCAGATCCAAAGTTTGCACTGTTGTAGAAACCAGCGTTAGCGTTTGAACCGCTGAAGCTGCTCATACCAGGGTACAAAGGAGGAGCAACAGGACCCATACCGTTCAATACACCCAAAGTGTTGTATGCACCGGCAGATTCGTTTAATGAGTGGTAGTGGCAGTATTTAGCCAACCATTCTTTTTTCTCGGGAGAGCTGATACCGGTTTTTGATTCCAAAATAGGCGCCCAGGTATCATAAATCTCAGATTCGTTAATGAGTTTCATTTTTTTGTTTTGTTTTTTTTATTTGAAGCGTTTCTCCAACTCTTTACTTAAGAAATCCAAGTAACCATTACCGTAGATTTCTTTTGAATTTGCAGCAGTTGGGATTTCTGCGTTCTCATTCAACTTCTGTAAACCGATAGGTTCAACACCCAATTGACGTGTAGACCAGAAATTTCTGATCTGGTAGTCGGTGTCAAGTTTACGAAGAGCAGCCTGTGCTTTGATTGAGTGCTGTTGAGACTCATTCAAACCTTCCCATGCGGGACGGAATTCTTCAGGCATTTCGTCAATAAATTTGAAACCTGATTTAGGGGTTTCGCCTTCGTTCACATCAGCATCTTGAGATTCGTTGATAGCCTTCTGTGTTGTGGCCTTGGAAACTTTTTGTTCAGCTTCCTTTATTAAACTTTCAGTCTTCTGTGTATTAACTGATTCAATAAGTTTGTCAATTTTAGTTCCTAAATCTGCATAATCACCAGCAAATCCAGACTCATTCAAATCTGATGCAGAAGCTAATTCGGCTTCAGATTTAGCCTGCTCATTCAAAGCAGGAGCTGTTTCTTTGGTGTCTACAGACTCAGCGATGTACTCGGTGTAACGGATTGAAGAATCCAATTTCTCTGCGATGTACTCAGAGTATGCAAGACCTTTGTTAACATTCTCTGCAACGTATTCTGAATAAGAGATACCTTTTTCGAGGTTTTCTGCAATGTACTCAGAGTAAGAGATACCTTGATTGATCTTTTCAGAAAGATGCTCAGAGTAAGCAATGTTATTTTCTACGTTTTCTGCAATGTACTCAGAATAAGAAATATTCTTATCCAAATTTTCTGCAATGTACTCAGAGTAAGAAATGTTAGTATCTAATTTCTCAGCCAAATACTTGCTGTATTCGATGTTCTTGTCTACGCTTTCAGCAACATATTCGCTGTAGCCGATCGTCTTATCAAGATTCTCAGCCAAGTACTTAGAATAACTAATGCTCTCATCTAAACTCTTAGCCAAATACTTTGAGTAAGAAATTGAATCATCCAAATTCTTAGCAACGTATTCTCCGTAACGGATCGAATTTTCTAAATTCTCTCCCAAGTAGGCGCAATACTTTTCTAATTTAGCGATTCTTGCGTCTGCTTCAGAACCTGATTCTGATTCAGAAACTTCGAGTGTAGCAGAAACATCAGCTGCAGATTTCAATGAATTGATCTCTTCCTTCATTGCTTTCATCTGCTCTTTCAAATACACTGAGTATTTGTTAAGCTCGTCTGCAGTAACGAATTCTTTGTTATTATCCATTTGTGCTTGTTTTATTTTGTCTATACCGATTAATTTTTCGAACTCTTCGTTGTTCGATACGCTATATATCTGAGTCAAGGAATCATTTTTTAATCCTAAGCTCTCATTTATTAACGAAAGCGATGCTACAACGCTATTTTTTTTGTAATTTTTGAATTCTTCGAAGCTGAAATCTACGCTTTCATTAACTCTATAGAGTTGTGCATTCTTGAAACCAGGATCAGCAACTAGATCATAAGTGAAAATTTTCTTGATCTGAACCTTCTTGTCTGGACCAACATTACCAGCTGCTCTTGAAGAAATTGAAATAGGAATTCCTGCTTCAACTAAACTTTTAGCAATTTTACCAGCTGGGGTATCCAACAATTTTACTTTGATCTTCAAGCATCTCTTGCTTTTATCGTAATCAAGCTCTTGGATCAAGTGAGAAATGTTTTTCAAAGAAACATCAAATTTCTCAGGATGGTCAAGTTCACCAACCAATCTATTCTGAGCGATTTTTTCTTTAAGGTATTCCAAATGTGGAAGGTATTCGGTTTCGTCGTAGATTCGTCCGTTGTTGTTTTCTTCGCCGAAAACAGCAGCAACACCTTCTAGAACTACCTCATCATCCTTGGTTTTCGCTTCTAAGACAGCTTCCTGTCTCTCGAGGATGAAAACCAAATTTTCGTTTAAGTCCTGATTTTTCACTTATACAGTTTATTTTTGTTCTTTTATATATCTTTCACGTGAAAGAAAAATTATCTTACCCTAACCTTGTTCTTCATTCTGTTGAAGATACTGGTAGCTAGGTAGTATAATTCACCATCTTTTGGCGTGAATGTTTTCTTTGCTCCGTTGGGAATGAATCCACCGAAAGATTTTTTCTCTCTCATCTTAATGGATCTTTCCTCGCCTTTTAAAGGATCTCCTTTAACCTTGATCACATCAACTTCTTCCCATTTGTCGATGCCCAATTGTTTGCGTTCATCCTCGGTGGTCAATTCTTTCAAAAGATTAAACCCTCCGACTGCTGTATCCTTCATTTTCTGGATATCGTCTTTGATTTTCAGCTTTACCTGATCATCAGCTACTTCTATGTAAGAAGAAGCTATTTCCTCATCAGGCTCAGTTGTGTAATCTAACGCTGCATCATCCTCGCCTGCCGCTTCGATTGGTTCAATCGATAGCCATTCGCTTTCGTGTCTACCGATTACAGGAGCAAATCCTTTACGGGTATCCTCCATGTCATATTCATCCGAAGCAACGTCGATTGGGTCTCCTTCCTGTGCGCCCCATACTTCAGGTGTTGCATCTACGACAAAGTAATCAAATTTTGGAGGAGCAGTAGAAGAATTCCTATCTGCATTCTCTATCGAGTTAACTCTATAAATTGCAACATTCACAGAGTTGAAATCAATTTCTTCCCCTGCCTCTTCAGCATCAGCTTCAACTATTAGTTCTGCTGATTCGTAAATTCTCATGAATGAACTGAAATTTAGAACGCGGCTTTCGCTCGGCTGTGATACTTCTTCCGGCTTAGGTAATTCTGGAGATTTTTGCGGTTCACTCTGTGCGGGCTTATCGGCTGGAGCTTGCTGAGGTGTTTCTTCGGTGCTCGCTGACTTAACAGGAGCTACTTCAGGTTCCTCGTCAATTTCTTTCTCCGTTCCCTTTTCAACCATCTTATTCAATCCCGATTCTGGATTAGAAAGATTCACAAAGCTTGAATCAACCAATTCTCCGGAAACATTGACTCTAGAAGCGCCTTGCTGAAAATTGAATTCAAAGTTATCTGGAGCACTTGGGTCTAATTCAACCAATTGTGGAGAAGCTGTATCGTATGCGTCCATGAAAGTTGCCCATGGACAGATTCCGTGGAAATACATTGCTTCAGCGTGTTCTGAAGCATTTTGAATGCCTACTATTCTGAACTGTAGATCGTCATTGTCTGTAAACCCGTGTTCGAATTTAGAAGATTTCTCAAATACGATAAATGTGATATCATTCTTGGCAAGAGCTTCCGACATACCTTTTGATCCGACATTGAGTAGAATAAACAGAGATGAATTTGAAAAATCGCCAATCTTGGCAATATCCATAGTTGTTCTGGTGTCGTCTGCTGTGAATGGTAGGAATCCTTCCCATCCACTACTCAATTTTCCTTCCTGTGTCCAGCAGATAGTTATGATTTCTCCAGCTGGGATTTTTCCAGGCTCAAAAGAATCATGAGCTATCGCTGATCCATCAAAGTCTGCAAATCTTGGTGCTTGATTGTCGCTGAACCAGTTATATGTTTGTTGTGCAACATCACCTATTGCTAGGATCCATCCAACCACTGGTATTGCCTCGACTGCAGTTTTTGGTAATGCCTTAGAAGCGGTTTTTAAGAAACCCCTTCCAAAAGCTTTAATGCTGTTCATAACCGCGGTTGGGCGGGTCTTAGCTGCATTTCTTGAAAATTTATATCCTTGCTTAGCCCATTTGAATCCCTTACCCAATCCCTGAGTAACGCCAGCCAGTAATTTACCGGTGTTCTTCAAACCTCTAAATGCCCATTTTCCACCTTTGGTTAAAATGGATTTAGCATTAGCTAATGATTTAGCTGCTCTTCTTTTGCCAGCAAAATTTTTGACACTTGAAGAAAGACCAACCAATCTGAATAATCCTCCAGCTGCTTTCAATGCGACAAAACCAGAAAGACCCATTAGGGCATACGGTAAGGCTTTACCAAAGAAATCTGCTGACTTTTCGAATATCTCCTTGAATGTACTTTTGTCATCAAGAGTTTTATTGAGTGGCTGGATTTCAGTTAAATCGTAAATAGCAAATTGACCTCCCGTAGAATACTTCTTCTTGATCTTATAAGCCATTTCAGATTCAGTTGAATCAGTTCCTCCCTCATCAGAGAATGAAAGAAACCAAGCATTATCCTCTCCGGTCTGAACGTTTTCGAATTCAATCTGCCCGTCGATTTTTCCGGATTTCTCTAAATTATCTTTTGCTTTGAGAAATTTAAGGTATGCCTCTCCCATTTGTGGATCGCCCTCCTCATCCTCGTTTAACAGATCAAAGTCTGCTGCAAAATCTTCAAAAGTCTTGAGTCTTTTTATTTCGCTATGGTGAGGATAATCAAAAAGATCTTTCAAATATCCATGATCTTCCGATTCAGCCTGCCAAGTTCTAGGATTGGATTTCAACCAATTCTGCCAGTCTGAGGTCTTTGCCCACCACTGGAAATCATTTAATTCGACAAATTCCCCGCCTTCAATCGCACTGATAGGGACTTGAATCATTGGCATCGTTTGGCCAGCGCCTAAACTGCCTTTATTAGGTAGAAGTAATATCATTATTCAGAGTAAATTTTGTCGTAAGCCAAACTGATCGTATCGATCAATTTTTCTATATATCCCTTATTACGAAGCTTCTTGAAAGCAAGATTACCTACGGAGAACTCACCTTCCTCGCTCAATCCTTCCTTTCTCATCTTCATGATTTTATCCTTTAGCTTATTAGCTCGGCTGAAAAGAAGTTTGGCCTGGTCGGCGGGTAATTTATCTTTGGCAAGTTTAGATTCTAACTTATCGATGTCCGAAGCAATACCTTCATACTTGGTTTGAACGTCTGCAGGATCAACTGTTGGCGGATCGAATTGTGGCTTTACTATCCACTCATCGTCCATTAACGAGTAAAGGCCAGATGCTGTATGAGGTTCATCCTCATCTTGCATGTATGTTTCTACCTCGTGACCTCTCAATTTGACATCGTGGCGGAGATTCCAAATAAATCTGATTCCGTCAATCGCAGATTTCAAAACCTTTTTAGGTGCATCGATCTTATCGAAATCAACCAAAATATGGACGTCGAGGTCCGAATAATCTGTATAGTTATAATTTGACAGGGAGCCTGTCAATTGAATATCTACGATTTTGGGCTTGCCGATCGTATCTTCAAATTTGGAATAGAAATCATCCGCTATTTTTAATAGCTTTTTTCTGATATTCTTATCGAATACCCAATCGATAGAACCATCCTTGTTAGTTTTTTTAGTCCAAAACTTAGGATTTAGTTCATCGTGATAAAATTCAGAAACTTTTTTCTCGTTAATATATTGGTGGAAACGGTACAGCACAGCTCAGTTTTTTTTTCTACTTTATATATCGTAGAAAAAAAAGATCAGTCTGCTATACGTTGTAAAATTGAGCCTAGTGCTTCGACGTCTCTTTCGCAATATGAGACAATCTCTTCGATTCTTCCGTCATGGAAAGATTCGCTAACCATAGAACCGTCCATCCCTCCCTTGGGTGACTTGATCCCTAATGAATGACACAGAAGATCTAAACTCAGGGATTTTTGCTGGACCCAGCTTCCAAAAGAAAGTAGTTCGGCGGTATCAACAAAAGAAAGTTCCCATGGTTTTTTATTACCGACTTTAATGATATCAGGAGGATTTATCCCGTTGTAAAGCATCCTCTTTCCTATCCATGGTATGTCGAAATTCTTTATGTTGTGTCCACAAAGAAGGAAATTCATGACCATGGCATTCTGTAGGATTTTTTTAACCTTCTCTAGTATATCCAATTCGGAACCACTGAAACTCATGATCCTTGCATCTTCCGATTCATCCTTGAAACTTCCAAATGTCACACAAACTATCTTTCCAAATTCAGGCTCTAATTGGGCTTTAGCTTTATATGTTTGATCTGGGGTTGAATCTTTGAACTCGAAATAGCTCCCAGAATAGTAGACGTGTCGTTTAACCCAAAGATCGGCTAACTTCTGATCTGCTTCTCGCAATTCTTCAAGCGTGGGATACTGAGAGGCAGTTTCAATATCTAAAAGGAGATATTTTGTTATGTTTTTCTTCTTTATCATATTATTTCCATTTGGGATGGTACCAGAATCTTCTACCACCGTTATCAATTAAGTTTTCAAATCCAGGATTCTTGTATGCTTTCATCCACTGATTCCATTCCTGTACAACGGAATCCCTGGTAACTCCTAAAGGGTTGTTCCAAGAATATATTTGGCCTCCGCCTAAGAAGTATGCTTCAATGGGTAGGCGAGCTGCTATTTCACAGAATCTTTCAAAATCGTATCTGACCACATCCTTCGCTGCCCAGAATGGGTTGATGTCCAGTCTTTCGCAAAGCTCAGCACGCAGGTAATTGCCATACCCATTTATCCACTTTTGGTTCATTAAAAATTCGTAGAATGGTTTAGCCAAATCCTTATGATGAATGTTTTCCATTATGTTTCTGCTCCAAGCTTCAAATTCTATTGTAAGATCAGGGCTTCTATCTGGATTCCAATCCCCGATCTTCCATCTTCCAAACCGGCGGATATCTACGAATTGGAGTTCCCTTTCACCATCTGATGTCAGAAATGAAAAATGTGTGTGCTTAGGACGTTCTTGTACCTCACCGAAAGAAAAGTGCCCGCCCATTCCTAGGGTGAACATCACAGAAAAGGGGTGGGATTCTTGAGGAGTGATAGAGAGCTTTAACTCTTTGCCTCTCGATTCAGCTCTGATTTTAAATTCCTCGTCTGGTAAGAGAACATTGGTTAGATCTAAATCGGCTAACTTGTGGACAGGGTTTTTCCAGGTCCCGATGAAGCTCATCTCCTCGGTAACTGATTGGTTGATGAAATCTCCGGTTAATCGTACTTCCGCTAATTCTGGCATTTCCCAAAATTACATCAATTAACCCGTTAATAAAAAAGTTCTAATCCTCTTTAGGAATGACAATGGGCGGAAGTGATTTCCAGTTGGCCCTATAGACGTTGCATGCCTTCGCTCCTTCCTGTGTTTGGATTAAGCAATCAAACTCTACGTTGAAAGAAGGTATTCTATGCTCTAAGATACTCTTGATCTGAATTGGGGACTTATATTTGGTAGAAATCTCTTGAGGCTCGGCATGAACAAAAAGTGGCTTTCTACCTTCTTTCCAGGTCGAATAGCTCAACATGAAAGCTTCTCTCGAAGACAATCCACCGTTATGTGATAGGTGGGATAACGTCCTGAATGCTATCGGTATTTTGTTACTGAAGAAAATCCCTGCAAGGATATCGGTAACGGAAAATAAGCTGGGCTCCTCATCGTTAATTATAGCTAAACGTTGAAAAGCAGACTCCGATATTTTTTTGATCTCGTTATTGAATAAATTGATGGAATTCCTTCTGTTACCGTATGCGCTACCAACGCGAATCAAAATGTCCCCCTGCTGTGGAGAAAAAATATCCATCAATAAACCAAGTGAATTTATAATATCCACACATGCTTCCCTCTTGGCTTCTAAATTGTGTACTAGCAAATAAGTCTTGGTCAGAGAAAAAACTAAACGTATCTGATGGTATGAAATCAGATTGGTGATTGTCTGAATTCTATGCTTGACCATAGCGTCTTTGGAATCCAGTAAATCCTCAAGTAGAGAATCCAGTTCCTGTATATTGGAAATATTGACAGATACAATCTTTACATCGTTAGAAACGGATTCGAGTATTTGCATCTCTATCAGTTCTAGAAAATCAGCGGGATGCTCTATTTTCCATCCTTGAGCATCAGTATCGGCGTTTAACCACCCGATCCTTGGCTGCGAATAATTGATTTTTGGCTGCATCAATTATTAAAGAGAAAGATTGGAAGAAAGTTCCTATGGAGATATCCTTTCGATTCCCAGTTCGGGATCGTTGAATACTGTCGGGAGGTTGTAGATAGATCCAGGTAGATTCGCAATGCTATATTTATTGAGAATCTCCTTGTGACCCTTATCACCCTGGTCAATGAACTGGATGGTTTCAGGATTCAACTCAACCACTTTATGATCTTCGTGTCCAATAGATTGAACCATAACATCGTAACGATATGTTTTGCTATCCGGTGCAAGATAGGACTTAACAATCATGCCCGCTACTTTATCTTTTTTGTCAACAGGAATTCCTATGACTAGATCACCAACTTGATATTGTGCTCCCTGAATAATTCTAGGAACATTGGGATCTGGACCAACAGATACTGACAAATCATGAAAAGGTTTGTAGGAAACCCTGAATACACCATTAGCACCGCCGTATCCTGGTGAATCACCAAATACTCCTGGGTCAAAAAACTCGTCGAGATGCTTAATGTGTTTCATCTAGACTATTTATCTTCTTTATTTTTGTTTTTTGTTTTGTGTGATATCACAGCTTTCAATTTGTTGGCCAATTCATAATCCTCCTTTTTGATTGCTTCTTCTAGCATGTTGTCTAGTGAAGTTGTAGAAGGTATATGTGTTGTCTCCTCAATCGCCTGCATATTTTCAATTACTGAGATTATCTGAGGTGCTAAAATCACCTGCAGCTTAGTGGGAAACCATGGTTCAAATTCAATTTCCTCGTCTTGCTCGTCAAATTCTTCATTTTCTTCATCGAGAAATTCTATCATACCTTCCTCGTCGCTATTATACCAATTAATTATCCATAG